CGTTTGTTATGTTATACTCTTCGCTCTCCTCGTTATGTGGAAGTGAAATTGCAGTAAGAGGAGGATTAAAAGGACTTCCGCTGATATTAAAATCGGAAGGAAGTTTAGAATATCCCCTAACCTTGTAATAAAATTTAGATATTCCAGGATCTTTAGAAGCATTGAGCTGTTCTGCTGCTTCGTAAAGATCTAGATAATTTACACTAGGATCGGGAGAAGATCTATTACCAAGTACTATTCCTTGGGTATTTTTTCCTACTTTTAATTGATCCCCACTTTGAAGATTATAAAGATTAAATCCACCAAGCCAATCGAAATGATAATCATACATACCCCAGGTTTGACCGTAAAGATTATCCCACTCTAAAAGATCAAACTGATCCCAATCCATTTTTTTAGTTCCATAATATCTTATGTTGTCAACCGGTATTTCTCCGCTGAAAGAATAATCTACGTAATCGCTATATGGATTAACACCCCCGATTAAAACAGCATTTGAAGATTGAGAAATAGAATATCCGTCATAAAGATAAATTTCTCCATTTCCGATAAAATCTAAAGTTGTACCGTTTAAGGTTGCACCTGAATCTAAAGGTGCTTCGAATGTTAATTCAAACCAATCCTGTACCAAAGGTGATGTTACAGTCGTTGATTGAATGTCTTTAATTTTAAACTTAGGTAGCTTATTTGAATTATTTACTGCTCCTCTGAAATTATTTAATGTTGTAGATAGATCGTTGTAAAATTCAACTCTGGCTAAATTTTTTCCGTTATAGCTGATCTTTAAAGATCCCTCTTTAACTACTGAAAATTTAGTAGGATCGACGCTTGAATCCAATATTATAGGAAGTGTAAATCCGGTAGAAGTAACATTAAAAATTTTATAAGAACCTGAAAGATTTCCTGATCCATTATTATGATCATCGAATAATGTTACGTATTCGCCATTAGCTAAATTATGTGGAAGATAGCTAGGATTTATAGTTACCAATACAGGGCCTTTACCACTAGTTCCGTAAGTGGAAGTAAATGCACTACAAACCATTCTCTTAAGGCCAACTTTTATAGTTGTTTCTGCTTGAGTCTCGGGGAATTTTTTGAGCACTCTGCATTCTTGACCTTCATTATACTGATTACCATAATTAGAATAATTCAGAACATCCGAAGATGCAGCAGGTTGATATAACGGTCTTTCGACAGGAAAAACCCAAGAAGCCTGATAGTTGTCCCAATGAGACGTTGAATTCTCCCAGGTATAAACTTCTGCCTCCCTAAATCTAGCAACATTTGTTAATTCTATCTCTCTATTCTTAACCTCTATGCTTTCGTTATAGTAAGCTGTACAAATATCATTGAAGCCGTTCCATACTCTGCATTTAACGGAGTATATTCCTGCATACGGTAATACTATTGGTAATTTGTAATAGTCGCTTATACGGCCTCTAAATTCGAAATTAAAGGGGATATAATCTTTCTTAGTGACTGTCCATTCTATTTCATAGAATCCACCAAATCTAATATTGTCCCAAGAATAATACCCGTCAGAATTGAACGAATAATCGTAATACTCTAGATTAAGATTTTTTTCAAATATATTTACAACTTCAACCTCCCAAAGATCTATAACCCCTTCTTTTTTACTCCAAAGTAATTTTAAAACTGCATCACCAGTTGTGATATTATAAGAATTAACCTGGCAAAGAAATTGATAATCAGGATCTAAAGAAGACGTGAATTTAACCTGTACCTTTCCATTGGATGGATTTAATATATCTAATCCAGCAGGAAGCGTGACATCGAATAAATTACCAAAGATAGTTCCTAAATCAAATCTAAGACTAAAAGAAGAAGCCACAAAATTATCACCGGTATAATTTTGTATATCCGAGGTAGATGCAGTTTGTGTTGGGTATGTCGAAATGTTTCTATCAAGATTTTCCCATCTACTGTTTACTTCGTCCCAAGAAAGATTAAATGATGTTATTTCTAAGACTGTTGGGAATCCAGCAGGAACTTCGTTCTTCTTCCCATCAACGTGTCTAAAATATCCTCCGTTTTTGGTATCTCCGTCACCCAACTTATAAACACCAACGTTCTGTGTGTTTCTCTCGACGTAGAATGCTTTAATAGCATCTGCTAATTTTTTGGAATCACTTCCTTTTAGCTGAGGATTAAGAGCACTTGGCATTACTGTATTTCCGTATGTACTAAACTGAAAAGTAAGGGGATCCGGGCCTACATAAGGAACATAAGGTAATTCGTTAGTTAATCTGTTCTGAAAAGGTCTTAGATCTTCAATATACCCATAATTGGGGGTAAACTCAACAGATATGTCTAATCCTTGATTTAGCTCGTCTATCTTTAAATTATCAACCCATCCTCTTGTTTTGTAAATACTAAAATAAACACCTTCTCCCGTTATATCAATTATTCTAGCATTAAGCGGAAGAAAATCTTTTTTAAGCTTTTCTCTTAATGCAAACAATTTCATCAAAACTTCTTCAGGCGAAAATACAAAAGCATCTTTAACTATAGGATAATCAAATTCGTCATACGTATCAGGAACTACTTCGTTTATATCATAAAATAAACCAAATAAAGCAGTTTTTTTATAAGTAGAAGAAGGATAAATCTGTTCTAACTGTGATTTTAATCCATATGTTCCGTCTGCTCTTTTTCCGTAGACTTCGACCTGTTTATACTTTCCAGAATTCTCGTCATCTAAAAGATTTGATATTAAGGTTGTTTGATCTTTTGGAGCAGAATTTAATTTTGAAATAAATTTAGAATTCTCTTTAATGGCAGATACCTGTGTATCAGATTTTTTAACATTTAACCAATACTCTTTAATTCTAAGATCATAATAACCAAAAAATCTTATAGCATTGACTAAGCCTTTATAAGAACCTAAGTAGGGATATATTTCATGTCCTTCAAGAAGAAGTTCTTTTCTTTTTAGGTTTAAAATCTGTTTATCCGTTAAGGGTTCTTCCGGGTCACTATCTCTAAGAATGAAAGCATCCTCAGAATTTAATCTTCTGCCAAAGTTACTAAGTAGTGTTTGGTATCTTTCATCTTCACCTACTGTTTCGCCGTGAATTTCTATTCTAGCTATTATTTTAGGATATCCTAGAGAAAGATCCTCTATAACTAAGGTTCTTCCAAATATTCCTTCCTCTGGAGAGATTAATGCAATATTAACATAAATACTAGACGATTCAATATCGTCAGTTACCCTCTGTCCATTTACTATGTTTTCATTAGGATCAAATCCTATTTTAAAATAAGATTTCTCTAGTTTATTAAGAACCGGATTATCTAGATCAGGATCCTCTATTAATTCGTATTGATAGATGTAGCTAGAAACATCATTTCTTTCCTCAACTGGGTAAACGAAAATAGTAGTATCTGGTATTGTTACGTTACAAACCTTGTTTAAATAAATCTTATCGGTTTCAACCTTAATTATTCTACAATCTTTAGGTATACCATCACCCAGTATGTGAAGATAATCATTATTTGTTTTTAAAGAAGTTAAATCTGCAGTTGTAGTTATATAATCATTTCCAGCAGTAATAGATCCTTTAAAAGAATTAAAGGCATCAAAATCTAAAATATTTCTAGTTGTTTCAAAAGAAGATCTCCAAACATTAAAAACTAAAGGAACATTAGAATCATTGTAAGCAGAAGGATTTTCTAATTCTATTTTATTGTTTGTAGTATCAATCGAAACTATTTTATTTCCATTAGGAAATTGGGATGTAAATAAACTACTTCCAACGAATTCTAAAAGTGGCGATACGTCTGTCTTTACTATATTAGAACCAGCTACAAATTGTCCATAAATTCCAGATGCAGATGTTGCTGCAGCAGTATCTGGAGTGATGTGTGGATATCCGTAAACCGTTTCGCCATTGCCATTCTTAAATGTTTCTAAAATAAAAAAGTGCTCTATCTCAAAAAGATCAGTAGAAACTTTAGGAAGCATAAGTCTTGCCTCCCAAAAATCACCATTCCAGATAAGATTTGTTTGATGTCCTGATTTATTAAAGAATAAAAGATTTTTATAATTCATTATCTAACATACTTATTATTCTTAGGAACTCTGTAATTAACAAAATTCTTAATCCATTTGGTAGATTCTATCATTCTAAAAACTACCTTCTCTATAGATGCAAGTATACTAGTTCTATTAGTGTCTCCAGCTAAAGTTATACTAGATAGTGTTTTATTAAATATTTGACCCTCGTAATCAAAACCAACGTTTGTTCTATTATCGTTTGTTGATTCAATATAATCATGATAACTTTTTCTTTCAGTAGTAAACATCGTATTAATTAGTTGTATTAATTATAGCCTTTTTGCTCTTCATATTAATTTCAGTATTGTACGTAATAGGAATCGTTTTTCTGATATCAATATTAACAGAAGAAAGTTTATTTAAATCCGCTCCTCTGTCATAGTACAAACCAGCTCTATCATTCCATCCGCCGCCAATAATAACTATTTCATCTTTATCAAAAATAATATCACCAAATTCATCTAAACCTAAAACTATAGATTTTTTAGGATCTGTATCAGGAAGCGTTTCTACGCTCTTAGCATAGATCTCATTCTTTTCTGAGATGAAGAATACAGTAACGGAATCAACGCCAGAAATAGACTCTACAATAGCAATTAAATCAGATCTAGGTATTCTATCTCTTCTTCTGATGCTTAAGAAATAAGAACTTAAAGAATCAACAATTTGTCCTTTGACAGTATCGGGATCATATCCTTCAAAGATACTAATTAAAACATTAACAACGTACCTAGATATTGTAGGATCTATAATCTTAACTTCTGTCGTAACTATCTTTTGCCCGCTTTCTTCCACAACTTGTAAAAGTCTAGTTTTTTCTGTATCGCTAAGAATGAACGATGTTTCTTTTATATCAAAATACGTCTCACTAGTCTTAAGCGTTTTATTAATATCCGGAACTAATAAAACATATATTATATTATCATCGTCCAAATACTGATCATCAAAAGTTGAAAATGCTTCTATAATAGAAAAAGTACCAAACTTCTCAAAGAACGTTATGTAATTTTCAGCATTAGCAAGAACATATGATCTTGATGTTTTGGGTGCAAGTATTCTGGTTAATTCGATAGATTCTTTATCGGTACCTAACTGAGGAGCTGTAATACAACTTATTTTAAGAAATTCGTTTAAGGACACACTATTCCCAAAAGAATCAGTAGCTTGATCGTTAAATTCAAATGTTATCTTGTTTGGTTCAATTGCATTTATATTTCCATTTGATCCAACAGTCTCTAAATATTGAACTTGTATAGTAGATCCTAAAGCTGGTGTTTTTCCAAAATTTACCGTTCCAAAAATAACATCAATACCGTTGGATATTCCGGTTTTAACTAAGCATCCTTTGTAATCGTATGGAATATCATAAAGTGAATCATAAACCTTCCATTCCTCACTATCAACAAATACTTTAACCTCAAAATTATCAATTGCTGAAGTTACTCTATCTGATATGTTATAGCTTTGTAAAAGATTACCATTACCTGTGAAAGAAGATGTTTTTATTGTCCCTTCCATAATCTCACATGTAACATAAGAAGAATTATTTAAATTAATTCTCGTATAATCTTGCTTGGTGTTTAGAACATAATTTGTACCCCCATTAGAAAACATCAATTTAGCATATTTAGGAATTAGAATAGCTGATCCCCCAACTGAGGAAGAATCTGTTCCGTTCCATGTTATTTTAACTTGACCTCTAGCAGCAGTACTTCTTGAAGCATTATGACCGGTTAGTGCTGCTAATCCATAAACAGAGCTTTCTCTGGTTGCACTTTGTATGTTTAATTCAGTAATTGAATCCTCTATAAAGAATAGAATTAATTGGCTTAAGTTTTGAAGAACAAACAGAATCTGTCCCCATGCTGATGCAACTGTAAAAAGTTGATTAGCCTGGTTATATCTTTTTTGTATGAGCTCAAGAGTGTCCTGCAATAGGTCCTGTATCTTAGCCCGATTTTTTTTAAATAAATCCATGTTTTAAATTACCTTTATTCCTAATATTGGGTCACCCTTAATAGCAAATTCAATCACGCAACTATCTCTAGTTTCCCCTTTAAAAAATCCAAGTTGAAAGTCTACAGCCAGTATTCCCCTAGCAAATGGACAATAAGTATATAATTGTAGATTTATTGCCTCCTGTAGTTCCCCCTGAGACACCTCAAAATCGAATATAAGAGATTCTAGGTCTATTCCAAAGAAAGGATCCCCAAGAACAGTTCCTGGCTTAGTAAGCATAATTTGCTTAATCATGCCTATAGCAGACTCCACAATATCATCTGTTTCTAGCTTATCCGCTTCGTAAAGTGGATCATCAGGATTTCTAGGATATATGTCAACTATTTTGATCATTATCCCTATATATTTGAAAAAATAAGAGGAAGGTAATTAAAAGGGGATTAATTCCACTGTAAGAAATAACTAGGTGTATTTTCAGATTTAATCATATCCATAACCTCGGTTCTCTCTGCTTGTCCAATTGATTGGATAGCAGCAGCATTGATAGTAACGCCTCCTGGTAATTGATAACCAAATGTCCCTAAAAGTCTTCCTATATTGATCTTAGCTTCTGCTAAAACATATCTAACGAACAGTTCATCGGAATAAAGGTTCTCATCAGGGATAGCAACGCAAACTCTTAACCCAACATCCACACCACCAACTGTTAATCCTGCTGCTGTTGTTCTATTTGGGTCTCTGCCTAAGATGGTTAATCTTTTAGTGTTTTTATTGAAATTAAAAGCAAAAGTAGTTAAAAGAAATGCCTTAGCTAAATCAAAGAATGAGTATAGGACTGTTCTATAAACAAGGTTGTCACCAACAAAAGGGCTAAGCATAAGTTCAGACCCTAAAAGTTTACTGTCTCCAAAGTCTTTATCGGGAGTACCTGTTAAACCAGCTCCACCAACTTCTCTAACATCATAAACACTTATGATACAATCTGGTAGTTGAACTTGTCTGGTTTGAAGAAATGCAGGATGTGAAAAAAGTTGAGCACCTAAAATCATAATTCGATCCTCAACAGCATATTGATAATTATCATAAAAATAAGCTTTAGCTCTTTTTATTATCCTTTTTATTTCTTGATCGTTTAAGGCATACGGTAAAGCACAGGAATGAGAAATATCATCTTTAACTTCTTGTATTAGAGCTTCTTCTGTTGTAGTTGCCATCTTTAATTTTTATTTTTAAAAAGCTTATTAACTAAGAATGATGGTTTAGAATTATTTAAATCATCAAACCCGGTTAATGCTCCTTTAGAATCGTTATAGTTCCTATCAGCGAATATGTTGCCTCTAAGCATTTTTTCTCCTTTACCTTTTCCTTTACTTTTTCCATCAGCAGCATTGGATATTATCTCTGTAGTATCTGAAATATAAGCAAGAGAGGTGATATATCCAGATCTAATAACGCCACCAGTAACTTCACAGCTTATTTCTTTGTCCCTAGAATCTATGTACGAATTTATGACTGTATTACTTGGACCAAGTGTACAGTCTATGATTTTAGAGTCTTTAATATTATTATGCATAACGGCCTCGCAATCTTCAAATTGGCAATTTTTAAATTGGCTACCAAATAATCTGCAATTAGCTATATTACCTTCTATTTCACATTCTATTAGATCTAAATCTTTTAGCATGCTTGCAACCTGGGTCTTACCGTCTTTTAATTGGTATCTAGAAATCTGGGTATCGTAATTCAAGAATCCTTCAGTTATACCATTTTCAACTATTAAAGAATACAGCAAATGCCTCATCTCGTTGAAGTATGTTTTAATTATTTGAAGATCTTCCCTTAAATCAACAGTAACGTGCAAATCTTTATAGTTCATCATAAATGATTCTGCATCAATAAATGTCTCAGTCTCTTTGTAGATCTTTGAAATTAATTCGCTCAGTATTTCTGTTTCTTTTTGATTTAAAGTATCGTTATCTAAAATGGAGGAGAAAGTATGTGTTATGACATAATCTATAACTTCTTTTATCTCAGTGTACTTCTTTTGATAATCCGTACCACCCATGTATCTAACCTCCATGTATCCATCTTCAAGCTTTGTTAGATTAATGCCCATGTTTTTTTCTGTATAAACAGTATAGGCATTTCTATCCCCAAGAATATTTCTATTTCTACGAATGAATTTATTTGCTGGAATAATTCTCTTAATAGATTTTGCATATAAAGATCCCCTTCTTTCTGGGAATCTTTTCCAAATATATTCTTCGTCAAATCCTAAAACGAATTTCAAAGGATTTAAATTGCCAAACTCAATAAGTGTTGGATATTTGTTTCTATCAAAACTTAAACCAAATTGAAGAGCGCATCTTTCACTAGTGTATCCATTATCGTCTATCCATTTAAGGATTCTGATTAAAACCGGAATGGCCTCAAAATAATCCATCGGACCAGTTATAAGCTCGACCATCTTAAGTCCGCCTGAAAAATCTGGTTCTAACTTAAAAATATCACGAGTTGGGGAAAATTTAGAGTGGTATTTTCTAAAGACTTTTACCTGTTTCCCTAAATCTTCCCCAATTTTTTCAGCTATCTCATCTCTAGAAAAGGATGACATAAACTCGAATTCAAATCCGATTTTAGCTGCGTAATAAAAATTTTGATCAAGTATTTTCAATTTTTTGCTTTAAATAGAGTTTAGAACTCTGTAGCTCGACGTCCAAGACTGTGCAATCTAGTTCTTCACCGACTTCATAATCTTTTGGATTCTTAGCTAAATAGTCCCTTTCGACCAGTCCTGTGATGTTATTCTCGAGTTTTACGAAGACTCCAAAATTCTTCACTTTAGTGACTGACCCTCTATATATTTTATTTTCTCTATCTTCCGATAAAGATACGTCCCTAAGTTCTTGTAAATCCTTATCTTTTCCTTCCGGCGGGTTTAATTTCAAAACTATTCTACTAGGATTTCTGAAATCAGAAACAAAGAATGAGATAGATTGACCCGGATTTAAATCCATTTTGATACCAGCATTCTGGAATTCTTCTGCCGGGATTAATCCAGTATAGTACTCGTCCCACTCAACAAATACACCAGCAGGTGAAGTACCTGTAGCAGTACCTGTATATTTTTGGGTCAATGATAATTCTTCAACCTTAGCATTAATAACGTTCTTAAGGTATTTCTTAAAGGAAACAACAAAAATGTCTCTCTTTTCATCATACGTCTCAATCATTACATTCAAAGTTTTGCCTACAAAAGAAGAAAAATCTATAATTCTATTAGCAGCTGCCAATGATCCAGGAAGGAAACATTTAATACCGGAAAGATTCACCATAAATCCGCCAGGACATGTTGAATCAATTCTAACAGTATATGCACTGTTTTCGTCTTTGATTGCTTTAAGAAGTTCGGTTTTTAATGAATTCTCATAGCCGGAAGCTAACGATCCATTATAAGATCCGCTCTTATCTTTAAAAATAACAACATCTAAATTATATCCCTCAACTACTTCTAATTCAGGAAATCCTAATCTTTTAATTGCTTTCTTTTCTTTTGTTAAATCAATAGCAACAGATTGACCTAATGATGTTTCTCCGATTGCTTGATCTCCTCTAATTTGCGTAATAGTGACGTTTAGCACCTGATTCTCTTCTAATTCTTTGGAAGAAAATCTTGACATATCTTCTCCAAAGTTTTTGGTAAAGTTTCCTTCGTAGAGGTTATCCATGAAGGCTCTTTCCTCAGGAGAGTATACGTCTCTTGTGTACTGTCTTTGCCTAGCCATTTTTTTTTTGTTTTTTGTTGGTTAATTTATTTTTATTTTAGTACCAAATCCTAAATTAATTTCAAGATCAGGGAGGGGATAAAATAATTTACCCGCACCCAGAAAAAATTTGAATCCTCCAGAAATATCTGCTGCTGATCTTAAGAATTCATCAAGAAAAACAACAAAGAAAGGATTCTTTAAAGACATTCTATCCCATCTAGGAATATCATCTCGATTATAAAGAGGATTTATAATATCCAGAACATTCCTTCCCATCATTGCTGCTACTGGCCAAGGTATATTATAAATCAGTGAATTTTGTATCTCTTGGATTGGTTTTATAATCGAGGAAGGTATAGGAACTTTTGGAACCATTTTATATTTGGTCCAAAGGAGAGTAAATGCTATATCAGAAAAAGGGTGAACTGGCATAAAGCTCATAGTAAGTTCAGTAAAATCTTGGGGTCTAGCAGTTAGTGGTATACTTGGAATATTTTCTATTGCAGGGATTTTAGCATTTTTAGTAAAATTTGTTGCAATATTTTTACTCATCGATTTAATGTCATCTGCAGTAAGATCTTGAAAAGAATCAAGCCCACCCGGTAGAATTTTATTAACATCAATAGAATCTACAATAGGATTCATTCCTTCGACTAAAAAATTGCTAATAACTTTGCCTGGTATAGGTATCTGTGGAATCCCGCCAATTCCAAGGGGCATTCCAGGATTGCCACTCTTTTTGGGCGGGAAAGCTGGTATTTCTAAAGAAGAAGAAAATCCTTTTAGATCCTTTGCTATACCAGCAGCACTTGCAGGATTAGGAATACTAAATTTTTTAAGATCTACAGGAAAGCTTGAAAGAGATTTATTCATAGTATTTTTTACTATGAGCTTAAGATCCTTCTGTCTTAATATTTTATTTTCACCAATAGCAGTATTCTTAATTAAATTAGAAAGATCTTTAGAATTTAAACTAATGCTTTTAGTTAAATGCGACTTTAAAGAATCAACAACCGGATTTGGTATTTCTTTCAAAGATCCCACTTCCGCTATGGATTCCCCACCAATTTTAGGTATTGGATTTAGATTTGGTTTAAATGACAACAAAGACTTAGAACTTAAAGGAGAGTCTTTTGAATTAAGATAATTTCCAACAGTTTTAGAAACAAGGCTGTTCATCTTTTGAAGATCTTTTTCATTTTTTGAAATGTCAGAAAGTTTATTATCAAACGATGCAACTATTTTTGAATCAGCAGATAATCTTTTATTCTTATCAGAAAAAATTGGATCTTCTGGTATTTTTATGCCATCTATTTTACTTAGTATTCTAGAATGCAAATTTATAACAGGCACTTCTGGAATTGTTCCTAATTTCTTCTTAGTATTAATGTCTTGAATTGCTTTAATTGGAGATGGGATTTCTGCTATTAAATTTTTAGAATTCTTAGGAAATACCATATCAGGAAGATCTATAGAATTTTTTAAATGTTCTTTTATTGTTTCTTTTATTGCGGACTCCTTTAAATCATTAAAACTTTTAGAAACAGAATCTAATTGCTTTTTCTTTTCATTGTAAGCTTCGGACCCTTCTATTGCCCTGTTTCTTTTTAATTCAAGTGCTTGTGATTCTAAATCTTTTTTCTTTTTAGCTATAGCATCTTGCACTTTTTGTATTTTAGAAAAATCAACATTCTTTTGGACATTTGTTAATTGTTTTTCAACATTGGAAAGAACCTCCTGTAGTAATCTTGCTGGGGAATCTATGTTACCTCCGCCGATTGTTCCAAAAGAAAAAAGGTAATTAGGAATACCTGATGATAAGAATTTTTTATAATTTTCAAGCGGATCTGGAATAGTAGGATCAGATTTTCTAGGAACAAATCTGAATCCTCTCATCCCTAAAAGAAATATAGATGTTCCTGTTAAAAAATCATGAAAGAAAACTAAAGGACTAGGCATGAAGCCACCGATGAAAGGAATGAATATAACCATCAGTCCTATTGGTAGAGGTATGACAACAGGATCTACTTTAGTCCACACCATCGGCATAGGAATTCTGATAAAAGGTAATCCATCGAGGGGATTAACTATTGGGGGTGGTAACGGAATGAACGAAGGAGGAAGATAACCGACTGGCCAGTATTTCATACCAAGATTGGGCAAAAATAGAGCTGGATTTTCTATAGGGGGAACACCATTTAGCATAGGTAATAGCCCAACATTATTAGCTTTTTTTGAAAACTCTTTCCAGTAACATTTAGTATAAAACGTGGGGCAATCAACAGATCCATGATTTGCACATGGGCCTCTACCCCCGTCAAGTAGTGATCCAGCAGATCCACAGCAATCAGACGGACATTGAACCTTAACACCTGGATTATCCGGGCCACATTTAATAGATGCTGCTCTTGCTGAAAGAGAATCGCTAGAGTTTTTCTGTTCTAAAACCTGAATGGATTCTCCAACTGACATCAGTAAATCTTTTATTTGATTTACTCTTTGATCTACACCATCAGATATCTCTTTTAATCCTTTTGATGTATCACCAAGTCCACTTCCTAGAACTATATAATAATCTGTTAAATTATCTATGAAAGAATCTGATATCTTTTTAATTTCATTTATTTTAGAATCGACATCTTTCTTTTTTTCCGTATATTTTTTATTCCATGCTGTTTTATAATCACCCCAGAAACTACTAAATTCTTTATTAGGATGTCCTTCTTTGTCTGTGCTAATAGGTTTAAGCTCTTCAGTCTTTCTAGCATCATTATCTCCCCTTTCTGCAGGGGTAAAGAATAACCAAGGACTTGCAGAGGACTCTAACAGATTTGAATATAAAAATCCATGATCATCCTCTATAGATTTTAATATTGCATCTTTTGGCTTATTTGAATTTTGAACGTCACTAACAAAAGAGAAAAAATCAGTTTTAGTTTTAGGATTTTCATCTTTTATAGTGATAAAATTTTTATAAGATTTTAAAAAAAGAGTACTTCCTGATCCTAAAATTCCATCCTTAGAAAATTCCATCCCCAATTGAACTTTAGTTATATCAACACTTTGATATGTATCAGATAAAAGTTCGCTGGTTGAATCTGATTTTATTGTTTCATATTGAATGGTCTTACCGAGACCTATAGAATATGATATTGAAAAATTAATACCAATATATCCTGATAAAGAAACATCACTGCCATTAAATCTTGTAGAAAAGGACTTTAAAGAATTAACAAAAGATAAACTTTTGGCTTTTATAGTTAAAGAATTCCAGAGTTTAGCATCTATCTTTTTTTTGTTTTTTATCTTCTGGTCGTAAGCAGAGGATAATCCATTATAAAAATTTTGAATTATCGTATAGTGATATAGTAATTCTTCTAATTCTTTTTCAGCTTTTTCGTTTCTAGATTTAAGTTCGTTGTTACTCCTAATATCTTTAAATATTCCTTTAGCTTGAGCAAGGGTTTGGTTTATACACTTAGTAGTATCTTCTATATTAACTTCAGGTGCAACCGGTGCTTCAGGTGTTTCTGGCTCAGGATCGCATATATTCTGAATAAATGATTTAAGGTCTTCTTCGGTGAATAAAGGTTCACCAGTTTCTGGATTTATAGGTATACTTGGTTCACAAAAAACCTCATCAACGATATCATCAAGATTGTTTAAATTCTTATTCTCTGCATCTCTATCTAATAGGTCTTGCAACGACTGAAGCATTGCATTTTCATCTATTGTCGCTTGTTTACATTTTCCTAATGAAGGTGTTAGTCTATCTTTAATCTTATCTATGATAGATTTTAAATCCAATTTAGAAGGGGCAACGTGAAAGAATAACGGTATCCCTTTATTTGTTATAACGTGAATTTCAAATTTAAAAGGACCGATATTAAAAATCCTAACTTTTCTATTAGAACCAGAAAATTTAATTCCTATTCCATCTAAATCTAAATTATCAGAAACCATTTCTTTTGCAGAATTAAGTTCTGTTTCTAAGCCCTTTTTAATCAGAAAATTATCAAATGCTCTATTGGTTGTAAAATCTGGTGTTTCTGTTATTTTATTAAGATATCCCTGTCTTCCCAATATTATCCAAAACATTCTATTAGCCAATTCCTCACCAGAGTATGAACAAAGAAGATCGTTTATGTCATCATCATTTAATATCAAAGGAACGGGTTTAATTGAATCCTCTAGTTCTTTACCATTTGCTATAATTTCTTCGTCGCTAGGAATAGGATCAGACGTTCCTTGTAGCATACCAGCAGCATCTTGTGGTGACATTTTACCGCTTTTAATCTGATCTAATATGTCCTGGAGTTTATCCGATTTTACTTCCATCTAAATTTAATTGCTCTTTGTTACTTTAACTACGTCTGATGTTGATAGCTGCTCATAGCTTTCAGCTAAACTTGACATACAACCGGGGGTTGAAGGGAGTTTAGCATCTATCGCAGAAGCCATCTGTTTTAAAAACATCCAAAGGGGTTCGGCTAAAACTGCAGAGTATACCGGGGAGTGCCCAAGTTTAGTTACCTTGCCATCTACCCAAACCTCATTACTGCTTTGTTTAATTCTAGTTGTTGCAGTGCTTTCAATTTCAGAATTTGCAAATTCTGTTATCTTACCTCCTCTAAATTCTAAAGTACAGGATTGACCAGCATGTGTAATAGTTATTGAATTGTCATTAGATATGACAACAGACGAATCTTTTAAATCTATTGTTAATCCCTTTGCAACTGTATAGAATATTTTAAGATTTTCTATCCCGTCATAAATTAAAGAATGAGCTCCCTCGTATGAATTTTTTAATTCGTCTATTAAATCCTGAGAAAGTTCTTGGACAGCTTTGTATTCTGGTGCATAGTAGTTTCCGTTATTAAATTGAACGTGAACTATAGCACCGTTTTTAGGAATGCTTACTCTCCCGGATCCACCATAATCTCCAAAAGAAATATCAAATCTTTGAAAAGCCCATGGTAAATCCTCATCAGCAACCTCATCAAAAACACCAAATACTCTTACTCTGCATCTAGCTCTGAATTCTGGATCTTTATTATCAACCACAACACCTAAAAAATGTTGTGCTCTTTCTATATTAGATTCCTGTAAATTATTTAAAGACATACAAAAAGGTTTTATGTCTTATCTATCCGTGTTTTTAAAACCCTTATTTATAGACGTTTTCGTCTATAGTTGGATATGTTCTTTTAGGAAGTCCGGAATCTGATCCTGGATTATTAGGATAAAGGTCTTCGGCTGTTATTGGACCAAGTGGTGAAGCTGCCGGGTATAAATTTTCATTTAAACTTGCTATCGTTTGTGGGTCTGATTTATACACATCATCCTTTACAGAATTGTATTTTCTATCAGGAACACCGCCGTCTAATCCAGGAACATTTGGGTATAAATCTTGCTTAATAGTATTATAAGATCTTTTTGGAAGCCCACCATCGGTTCCCGGATTGTTTGGATATAAATCTTCTTCAAGTTTTGGTGTATTGTACAGATAATCGGGAACACCAAGTTTACTATTATTCAAATCCCCACCAACCTCTCTGTACTCATCATCTTTTAATGTTGGGTATAATCTATTAGGTAATCCGCTGTCTATTCCTGGGTTTGTTGGATACTTATCCTCTACGTTAAAAGGATTAGGAGCTTGTCCTGGTGGATAAACATTTCCACCTGGGGAAGATGGTATTGCAGGAACGCCAGGATAAACATCTTCTTTGATATCAGGATATTGCCTTTGACCCGGTCCGCCAAGTCCTTTGGATTGGGGTCTGTAATCACCAAATGGTGTTTTTGTTTCCTTTATACCGTTGACTAAATCTTGAGCAGAATTAAGGGATCTTACAGCGTCAGTTATATTGAAGCCATAAGCATTTCCTAATAGTGTAGAAGTAACTAAAGGAGATATTTGCTGCTGAACTACTGAAGCAACCGAATTGTTAACGAAGTTATTTGCTAATCTTTTAAAAAGATCCGGATTGTTAGAAAGGTTAACGTTATCTAAAAGTATCTTAGAACCAACCATGTTCCAACTGTCCTGGATTAAAACAGGTGCAAATATTGATTGATTTTTAATTAGATCAGAAAGAATATTGTATTGAAGTTTATATTCTTTAGCATTACCAACGTGAACCTTAAATTGGCTTTTTACTGCTTCTGTGTTTCTTTCGTTAGAAAGGTTATTGAACGGATAAGATTCATCAAAATCAAATTCACAAAGATCTAATTGATATATTAAAATATATGGTTGAAGCTTCTGAGTTGATTTAACAAAGCTATCAAGATTATCAGAAGGATTTCCTGGGGGTGTAACTTTATTTTTAGTTAGGCCAAATCCGTCTGCAAGATTTTTAATATTCTCAACAGTTCCACCGATTCCTGATACATTAAAAGGATTTAAAACATCAGCAAGATTTCTTTCAAGATCTATTTGTCTAATTTCTGTCACTATGACGTACATTCTGAATTTTCTCAGATTGGCAGGAAGTAATTCTCTATGATATTGATAATCATAAGTTGCCTTTCTGTAAAGTTCAGCCATTGCGTTCATTCTTAGATCAATCGAATCTAAGCAATCAAAAGTTAAAACACCAGATCTTTGCTGTTTGTATCCGCCTCCGGTTCCACCAACTTGTCTAGGTGGAGTGACCTTTAGAATTTCACTAAGCCCTGATATTGATTTAATAAACCAAGGACTTTTTTCATTAACACTATTTAGTATGTTTCTAAATCCAACAAGTGCATCTGCACGGTGCGAGATATTATTATCAGGATTTAAAGATGCGTTGTCTTTAGGTATTGCTTTACCGTTTATGTCGGTTATAACACCAGCTTCTCCATTTTCTGATGCAGTTCTTCTTTCTCTTAAATATCCTTCGGCTGTCATGTAGTGCATTACCCCAGTATAATTAGGAAATTGATACATTTGCTCTCTTGATCCGTGGAAGAAGTTTTTAGATCCATCTAATTTCATTCCTCTTGGGAAAGCACTAGGTGTATCAATACCTCCTCCGTTTCCGGTTCCTTTAGAAAGTAATGGACTTATTGGAAGATAAGTCTCTGGATCAACAAGTCCACCAACACCAAAATCGAACATAATTCTAAATCCTGTGTAAGTAGGATCTTCTTTTTGTCCAGATGTTGTTGTTTTTAGACCTTTTAAGAAATTAGTTCTTTGCTTATCAACACCACCATTCAGTATCTGACTTTTATCAGTAACACTGCTTACATTATCTTTTATGCCACTAAAAAAATCAGCCATTTCTATTTAGATACTTTTGGTTCTGGGTCAGATCCTCTTCCTGAGTTTAACGCCCATTCTCTCTTCCCGAGAATGAAAGATTGTCTGATGTTCCCATCTATATACTCAATATATGATCCCATGACCATATAAATGCCGCTTAAAAATTTATTCCTTACTTTTTTACCTACTTCGTATGCTCCTGGGTCCATTTGAGATAGTTCTTTGGATTCCTGAGATGCAACAGCTGCTGCTGTGGGAGCAGCATGTACTATTTGTGTAGGTACATTTTGACCTCTATAAACCCAAGGAATATAAGAATACATCTGTGTTTCTAAATACACTTTAAAATTTTCGTACTTATTAATCCTGTTTTGAATTTTAGCTTGATATAAATTTTTATGTTGATTCTCACCATAAATTGTTCCTAACCAGGTCTTCTTTGTTTCTTTCTTATAAACTTCTTCATTAACTCTTCCCTTGAAAAGAATGCTATCTGGACCTAATTTTTTTTGTGTAACATATTCTGTACTATAGGTGACAAATTTATTTACGGGTCTATCACTAACTAATTTTGTATCATAAAATTCAAGATCTCTAGAATATCCAAAATTATTTACTATGTAGCCTGAATTATTTTTAACAGAGTAAGCATTAACAAAAAAGGGATAATTATTATAAAAAGTGTCGTTTGTAAAAAACAAAGGCATTTCTATTTCTCCGGGTTCTGTTGTACTATCAATACCTCCTATAAGTCCTCTTTCAATACCTATTGAAGCTAGAACGTTTTCATTGTTTTGGCTCTCTTCAAGGATTTGTTTTTTAAGATTTACAAAATTCAGAATATAATATTGATCTATCCACCAGTCAAAAAATTCTTCTTCCCCGTTCCACGATGATGAGCAAACATCTTCTATGAATTTATAGTATGTCATATTAGGACAAACCCAATTCATCTTATCATCAGTACTCTTTTCGTTAGAAGCAAAGCCTAGATCAAGGTCCTTTGCAATTTCTCTTAAAACCTCAAATGAAGATTTATTATTAAAAGATTTAGAAACGTGCTGAAATAAACCGGGGATTCGCATCTGAGCTTTTATAGTGAAAGATGCACCAGTATTATTTGCTCTTTGTAGCTTTTGGGAATCACCACTGCTTGTGTTAAGGAAATTATTCATTACTTCCGTAACTAATAAGTCCATTCTTATAGGTTTATAAACTTTAGAATTAGATTTTAAATAGAGGCAAACAAGATCACCGTCTTTAGGATAGGATGTATAAAGAAAAAGTTCATTTTCAGTAGTAAATCTAAAAATAAGTTCGGGTATTTTTCCAGACAGATCTAATTTAAAAAAATCGAGTTGCTTAACTATATAAGCATTAATTTTAATTAAAGGAAGGGCGTATCCAATGTCTAATTCATCTCTCCCTCCTGCTGCAATGACTGAATACGGATCGTCAGATTTTATTGGATCAACTATAGAAAGCTCATCCAATACTATTTTCTCTTTATCTAGTTGTAAAATTGTTTTTTTAACGTCGATCATGATTCAAATATTTGTCTTTGAGCAAATCTAGATTTAATAGTTGCAACAGATTTATTTTGTTGTATTTTTGTTCGACAAACTCCTATGTCAGATCCGAAGATTAATTTACCATCTACAACTTTGAATTGTTCTTCCCCTTGTTTCGTAACATTTGGAGGGAGCTGAGCTTCTGTGCTCATATTAACAGCATTAAGATATTCTTTTCTGCTATTGGATACTTGAGATATTCTATCTTGTAATTGCTTCCTGAAAGAATTTCTAATCTCCATATTCATAGGTTTATCAATTGGTTTAGAAAGATCATCTATTGTTTTTCTGTCTGGAATTAATAAAAGCTCATTAACATTAAGAGAAAATGGATTCGAAATAGAATTTAATTTTAGTAGAATTCCTACTTTATTATGGGATCCACAATACATCTGTGCTGCAAGATCAGGACGCATTATCATTTCTTCTGTGCTTACTACAAATTTAGAATAATTAGGAGTTATCGTATTGTTCAAAGAGGGAGAAACCAAATCCATAATCGATTCTCCATTAATAACCTTTTCCTGTTTATTCTCTAAAATATCTATACTTAGCATGATTAAAAATTATTTGTATGTTGCACTATTTTGAGCTGTCTTTGAAAGCCCTTTACCTGTAACATCTTTTGTTATTGCATCGCTACCACTAACCGCTCCAGTAAATACATTTCTAGCTTGATCTGTTCTGTTAATTTTACCAAGATATAATCTACCGTTACCCCTGTTAAAGATGCTTTCAAAGTCTCCTTTATGCCTTTGTCTTGCTGGTTTCATAGTGTATTTAGCAGTCATTTCTGTTGGAAAATCGTCTGGACCTAATACATCATTGAATTTAATACTTACCCCAGTACAGATCAAATTACCTATCATAGCGATTGGATTAAGTGGATTACCAACAACAACGTGCCATTCCCCGGTAGGATACCCAGATAACATAACAGGTTCGTAATAAAGATCCTGAAGAAGTCCAGATGTCATAGCTGCGCTTATTGTTTTATATAGCTTACCATCTTTGTTTATAGGAACACCTTTTGCTAATCCTGATAACTCATCCTTCGTTTTCTGAACATCACCTTTTAAACTTTCTATTTTAGCTTTCATTTCTTCGCTAAATTTTATTTTTAAAAGATCATTGATAAATCCAACTGGATCTAAAATACTTTTTACGTATTGATCAGCTCCTCCCGGAAATCCTAAGCCTTGCTTTTGACTGCCAACTATTAATTGGGGTGAAAGAAAAGTACCATAGTCTGTTCCAATGCTTAGAAGATTTGCAAATAAATCTATAAAAAGCATTCTACTATTAACCATACCAACACTAGTTAGACTGTATTTAAAAGTCAAGCTAAATTCAGCACTACCTCCACTAAACCCTTGGTTTCTTACCTGCATTTCGCTAACAGTATTCACATCAACAAAAAGTCTATTGCTTAACGGACCACCTGCTGCAGTCATCTTGTCAAAAAGATTCCTATTAAGTCTAAGTCTAACATTATCAGGATCTGTGTATATTCCAGCCAGATTGCTTATACCTGTTAAATCCTTACTTAATTCCGGCCCAATCATTACTTCTAAAAACTTAGCATAGTTTGTTCCCATAATACCCGGATCGTTTCCTTTGGCTTCTAATTTCTTATCTTGCTGAACAGATCTCCAGTTAAGTCCGTTAGTCACACCAAGTATTGATGTTAAATCATTATCAGTTCCAGTTCCAAAGTATGTAACAGCTTGAGCAACGGGTAATGCTGCACCGTCCTGTATCATTTGCTGTCTAGTTATAGGGCTTGCTAAATCTTTTTCAAATGGTTGTAAATTACCCCCGGAGCTCTTAACTTCTATTCTTGGTCCTCTGGTAGGAACCCTCAAGTTATCCATCACTGGCGTTGGAAATCTTCTAAGAGTGATCATTCTATTATTCGGTATAACCCCATAGTCTTTACAGAATATAAAATCTTTAACGTTATATGGCTGTGAGACGTAAGTACTATCAGGCTTTAAATATGCACCAGATTCTGTTGTTTCTTTTATGATAGAATGAGCGGTTGGATTTCTAGCAACATCGGGGGTTACTATTTGATTATGCTCGTATTTTTCAGATAAATGATAAGTGAATTTCTCCTTTCCATCAAGAGATTTAGTGCTGTCACTTATGACATAATAATTAAAAAGGCCACTTCTTCCATCTTGCGAGTGCTGAGCTTCATAAAATAAAGAACCGGGTAATCTTGAAACAGCGCTGCTATAGTCCTCAAAAACACCATATTCTAGATCAGAGCTCATTTTATAAATGTTATGCTCTGCCATGTATGATTTATCAAATTCTACCCCAGCAAACAACTTATCAGTTGTGGTCTGAACAGCAGGGGTGGTTTGATTCGGTGTTCCGGTTGTACTTACTACGCCTTCTTTTGTAGACATTGGACTTTAATTATTCAATTATATATTCCAAACTGTCAAGGGCGGTAAAACTAGATGCTATAGATTTCTATTTGAACAGGTGTAATCTTAAATTCGCTCATCATTTCTTTGAACGATCTGATCGAATTTCTGCTAGGTTCTTTAATTGTAATGTAAACCTGGTCTATTTTAGAGGACTTAAATGATTCTATTTTCTTAATAATCATTTGATTTAGGATCCAATACTGGATATCACTAAGCTCCTTACCCTGCCCAAAATTCTCATTGATTATTTTGGTTACGTCTATATAGGACACTTTTTCGTTATCAGGAAGCGATTTTTTAATCTCTCTATAAGAAAGCGACGTTAAATGTATTTTAAGGGAATTTTTTTTAGTCTTGATTTTCTCCACCTATTGGTTGTATATTTTCTTCTTCAACAGTTACTGCTGTTTCAGTTGATGCCTCCGGCGTTTCTTCAAGTTTTTCTTCAATTGTTTCTTCTAATGGTTGATTTAAAAAAGCAGGAACAAGTTCTTCTTCAAATTGCCCTGGATTAAGTCTTGCATTTTCTTGATTCTGTAAATGGTATAAATGAATTTGTTTTCCTAATTCTTGTGCTCTTGCTATTCTCTCTGAATATTCTTTTAGTGATTCTTTTTTCTTAGTTAGGCCAAATTGTCTGGCAAGAGCTCTTCTTTCTCTTCTGGATGGAAAGTTATTCATAAATGGGGGTTTGTTTTTAGATTAATTTATTTTGGAATAATTTTAAAAATAAACAAGAGATTAATGCATCATCGTTGTTTATTGCATCGTTTATTGGGTAAAGTTTAAATTTACTGTCTTTTTCTTCCTCCGATCCATCTCCTAGTTTACGATCTCTGTCTAATCCTGTCACGTCTACACCGAATGCTGGGTTGCCATTATAGATCAATTTTGAAGTTTGAATGTTTCCTAAAAAATCCCATTTATCTGTATCGTTAACTTCATAACCAGATTCTTCAAATAATTCTCTTTTAGCAGTTGCTAGTATATCAACGTCTTTATCTTCAGGGGATCCCGTAATAACTGTAATAGTCATTTTTTCTTCCTTGGTAGCAGAAGGTTCTGAAATTAAACCTAATTCTTTAGGTGATCCAGAGCTGTCTGTAGTGTAGGGAAGAATAAGAACCGAAGGATTTTTTTGTTTGATACCAATCCTGTCCTTAATTTCTATAACCTCTTCGTAATTATTCTGAAAAAGAATCTTGGGATCTGACATTTTTTGGTGGTGTAGTATTTTTTTGCTTTTTATATATATCCTTTATAGATTCCCTCAGGGATTGGCGGACTACCTCTATATCTAGGTCTTTTGTAACATATTCTAGAATGTCTTTTTCAGCATCATCAAAAGAACTCATTAAAACATCCCATAAGCTTTTAGGTGGTAGGTTTATGCTCAATTTCAAATCAACATCCACCCAATTAACCTTTTGCTTAGCAAGAAGGGAAAAGATTGGGCTTTCTTCGTTTATTACTGTTTGGATCGGTCTAGTATCTCTTGGCATTACTCCTCTTGATGCTTCTTCTGTTACAGGGTGTTGTATAGTAGCTTGATTGATGCGATCTTCAAATCCCCTTTCTACCCTAATCATATATTCATCTAAAAGATCTAAGGATATTCTACTCTTATCAGTGAATACCATAAATTTTTTATTGCCTTCCTCTATTAGGTCAGCATAGTGCTGAACTAAAGAAAGATTATCTCCTTTGATCCATTGATAGGAAAAGTTACTATATTCTTCTTTTAGTTCTGATAAATCTTTATCTGTCATGATATGGAATATTTTTTTTAAGCTTTTAAACATTCTTTAAATGGAGTTTTGCTTTCATGCAATTGATTATAGATCGTGGGAAAATAATTATTTCGAGAATATATAAAAGAATATGAAGCTACCTAAAAAATACCTGACAAAAAACCCTAATGTCATGAAAAGGGAAATTAAAAAACATGGGGATAAAGAGGATAATGATTCTTCTGCATATGGTCCATGGGATGCTGATTATAAATCAAGAAAAGCGGGAAAAGGTAAACCAGTAGAAACAAAACCAAGCAAATACACATCTAAATACAAGAAGATGTATGGTGAAAGTTTAGAAATACCAGATTTTAAAGGATTTATGGAAGCTATAGAAATAGCAGCATGGGAAGTTTACGACGAGCTTAAAGAATCAGAGGATATCAATGAGGGTGTTGATTCCCCATCCAGCCCCGTGAATAAAGCACTTAAGAATAAATCAGATAAGACCAGATTTCCATTAGGTATACTTAAACAGGTTTGGAAAAGAGGATACGCTGCCTGGAAAAACGGTCATATTCCAGGAACAACCCCACAGCAATGGGCAATGGCTAGAGTTAATTCATTTGTAACTGGTGGTAAGACGACTAAAATGGGAGATAAAGCTTTATACCAAAGGGGCAAGGCTAATAAGAAAAAGAAAAAAAAATAATATTATATGTTAAAATTTATTAAACTATTTGAAGAGTTTTCAAAAATGCAGTTTCCTGAATTCTCTATGCCAAATTCTTATGAATTACCTAAAGGGCTTTCTGAAAAAGGCATCTATGTTCTTCAATTAAACGAGGTACCTGATAATGATTGGTATATTCTAGCGGATTATGAAACGATTAAAAAAATATACAAAGCGTTGAATATTTATTTAATAGCAGAAGAAATAGAAGGGTATTATGATATTTTTTATGGAAACAACACGAGGGAAGAGGTTATTAGTAGAAAACAAAAGATAGAAAGAAGCTTTGAGATAAGAATAGTAGCAGAAGCATATAAAGACGGAGGTCCTTACTGGGTATATTTTGGAAAGCAAGAGGACTGGAGCTTAGCACAATTAAAGGACATAGCAGCAAGCTGCCAGGTTTGCGGAATTGAGCCAAGAAAGGATTCCCTGGTTCCGGGGGATTCAAAGAAGAATGATTCAGGAGAACAAAGGTTAATAATTTTTGATCAAAATAGGGAACTGAACTTAACTCCTTTATACTTTGATAGTAAAACCAAGTGGGATCAATTTTACGGAAAGAAGGATGAAAATAATTTGGACATGGCTTTTTATGTTAAATTTGAAAAACCTTCCCTTTTTATGGATAACGTACACCCCGGGGATACGGCCCAGTATGACTACAGATTCCTGGATAAATTTTTGGTTAATCCGTCAGCTCTTATTAATCTTCTGAAAAGAGGATATGAATATCTAGACACTGTGGCGGAGGAGATAAAAGACCGAAATAATAGAGAGGATTTTATTTCTTCTGTGATGTCAGCACTCGTAGATGTGGGTGTTTCTGCGAACGTACTCAGTTTTATATCTTCCAAATTACAGGCAAAAGAAGATTACGAATCGGGTGAATTAGTAAATTATTATAGAATTCCTGTCACAAGCAAGGTAAGACGGATGTTAGACTGGAGCGGTAAGAATTTTTCAAAAGAATATGATGCACATCAAGGATCATTCCATTTGGGGGTTATTGATGATCGAAAAATATTAGATTATATTATAAGTAATCTTCCAGAAAAATCTAGCGATATAATAGATCTCATTAATTCCAAACCAGACTCATATTTTAATGCCCTTGGAAATTATTATGCTGAAGCTAAGTTAAATGGTGAGGAAACTGTTTCAGGGCAGAGAATGAAAGAGATCTTGAATTATAATGTATATCTAATAGATTATAAAAATATAGAGAATGCTACATTTAAGAAAGTAGAGAATATGGACTTTAGTGATTTTAACGATCAAACAAATTGTATTTTTGAGGTAGGAATATTAGATGATATTTCATACGATTACATTAAGACAATAGATCCACTAGATCTTTACATCTCTATATTTTATGGATTTAAAAAATAAAAGGAGTAATGGAAAAATACGGATATAAAAACATCAGCACAAGAAGCGAATTTGAACAAGCTTCAGCAAAAGACGGTAGTCATTCTTTTTCTTATAACTCTGGAGATCATGTAGGTAATTACGGATTTATTAATTGGGGCGATCAGAATCAATGGGGATCACCGGGTCAATCTAAATATTCGGTTAAGACTGTAGATCAATTACTAAATGCGGGTAAAACTGTTTCAGAAACTTCTAAATAAAATCTCTAATTCTTTGATCTAATATTACGTCTGCTTCTTCAACGTTTTGCATTCTTCCATGAAAACCAAAACATGTTCCGAGTGTGTGAAATTCATCAATCTTATTTTCAACACCAAAGATTTTAGCAAGTTCTAATGGAGCTATTTTTAATCCAGATACTAATAATTCTTTTCTGTTATTTACTACTAGGAGATAATCCTCATTCCCACCTGGGTACCACTCAAGTGTTTTTCCAAATTCAAGAAGTTTTTTACTTCGAAGAGAAATGCCGCCACTACCCACTTCCGCATTAGGGATTCCGAGCGGAGGTTCAGGCCAAGGACATCCAATGTAGTCATAATTAAAAAATTCATCTGTCCAAAATTCAGGATTTAAAGGATATCCATCATCTTGGAATGTTAAGCAAAAATCAGTATTAATGTAATTAGGAAGGTTATAAATTATGAATTTATTATATTCTTCATAGGATACAGGATCTATTTTTATATGTTTAATTCCTTCTATTCCAGGATCAAAAGGACTTACAAATATAATTTCTGCAAATTCAAATCTTTCTTTAAGATATTTAAAGATTTTTTTATATCTATTAGGAATATAATAATCCTTAATTTTTTCTTCAGGTCTACCCTCCATACAAAAAGCAGTCACATTAGGAAGTTTTAATTTTTTAATTTCCAGCAATGGATCGTAATTAAGATTATTAATCTTCTCCTTAATGAAAGATTCTGCTATTTCTAATAATCCATAATTTCTGCCATGAAATCCAAAGCATCTATACAGATTATGAGCTTCGTCAATAGGTTGTTCAACTGCAAATATTCTTGCAACATCTAACGGAGCTATTTTAATTCCAGCATCTATAGTTTTTTTCCTTCTACTTCTTAGAACAAAGCTGTCCTCGTTTTCACCGTTATGATAAGGCAGGGTTGAACAGTATTTTAAATATTTTTTACTTCTTAAAGAGAATCCCCCGCCTCCAACCTTTTCTATATTACCGCCTGCAAATAAACTATCAGGCCAAGGTGTTCCTATGTAATCATAATTAAAGAAACGATCGTCCCATAAATCTGGATTGACTATAAATCCATCATCTTGAAATATTAGGCAGTAATCTGTATCAATGTAATTATGTAATTGATATAAACAAAATTTACTATACTCTTTATGAGTCATAGTATTATGAGAAATGAACTTAACCCCCGGTGCTTCAAATTTAAAATTACCAATAATCTTAATATCACCAAAATCTATGAATTTTTGCATGAAAGATACTATTAACTTATATCTCTCCCTAGCGCCTAATTGTATATCAAGATGATCATCAGGTCGTGCGTCTATGCATATTGCGGTAACTCTTCTAAGATCTAGCTTTTTCATTTACTTAAGAGATTCTGCTATCATCTCATCAAATATATCTGATAGAGATAATTTTGGTTCCCAATGTAACACCTCTTTTGCTTTAGAAGCATCACCTTGTAGGAGTTCAACTTCAGCTGGTCTATAATATTTAGGATCTATTCCTATAATAATTCTACCTGTAGATTTATCTATACCTATTTCTCTTTCGCCTCCGCCTTTCCAATCAAGATCAATTCCTAGTTTATCACAAACTATATTAACCATCTCTTTAATAGAATAGGTCTTGCCTGTAGCTAGCACAAAATCTTCTGGAGATTCTAGTTGTAACATCCTCCACATGCCTTCTACGTATTCTTTTGCATGCCCTATATCTCTTCTAGCTGAAAGATTACCCAATGTTAGTATATCGACCTTTCCTTTCTTGATCTGACAAAGCGAATCAATAATTTTCTTCTCAACAAAATTTTCACCTCTGCGGGGAGATGTGTGATTGAAAAGAATTCCGTTGCATGCAAATAAATTATAGGATTCTCTATAGTTCTTAACAATCCAATATCCGTATAATTTAGCAACACCATAAGGGGATCTAGGATAAAATGGGGTTGTTTCTCTCTGAGGTGTTTCCTGAACTTTTCCATAAAGTTCAGAGGTAGAAGCTTGGTATAATTTAGAATTTGGAGAATGTGTTCTGATTGCTTCTAAAACATTTAAAGTTCCCATCGCATCTACTTGCCCTGTATAATTAGGAATGTCAAAAGAGATTTTAACATGGCTCTGTGCACCTAGATTGTAAATCTCATCAGGTTTTAATTCTGAAATTATATGAGACACGTTTCCCGAATCTGTTAAATCCATATAATGTCTTTTAAAATTAGGATGTTCCCTGAAATGCTCTATCCTTCCAGAATTAAAAGATGATGATCTTCTGATTGTACCATGCACATCATATCCTTTATCTAGAAGTAATTCAGCTAAATAAGATCCATCTTGTCCATTTACCCCTGTTATTAAAGCTCTTTTCATTTTCTAATTTTATCTTTATTATCCCAATACCATTTTACTGTTTCAGCTATTCCTGTTTCCAAAGAAAAATTAGGTTTCCATCCCATTGAATTAATCTTGGAATTATCCATTACTTTTCTAGGTGTTCCGTCCAATCCTTCCGTGTCAAATAGAATTTCTCCTCTATAATCAATCACGTGTGCAATAATACCAGCTAGATCTTTTATTGTCACTTCCGATCCGCTTCCTAAATTAATTAATCCATATTCTAATTTATTGTTTTCTAATATATGAATAATACCATCAGCAAGATCATCAATATAAAGAAACTCTCTTAAAGGTTTTCCTGTTCCTAATAATTTAAGGGTCGGTTCATTATTATCTCTAGCAGTCTCTATTTTTCTAATCATTCCAGGAATAACATGTGATGCTTCAATATCAAAGTTATCTCCAGGTCCATACAGATTACAAGGCATAACAGAGAAGTAATTCTTTCCGTATTGTTCTCTAATAGAATCGCACATTTGAATTCCAGCAATTTTTGCTAGAGCATAGGATTTATTAGTTTTCTCTAAAGGACCAGTTAATAGGTATTCCTCCTTAATCGGTTGTGGGCATTCTCTTGGATAAATGCACGAAGAACCAAGAAACAAAAAATTGCTAACATCGCTTTCAAAAGCTGACATGATTACATTATTCTGGATAGTCAGATTTTCATAAAGAAATTCTGTTGGATATTTAGAATTTGCTACAATACCTCCAACCCTTGCTGCTGCAAGAATTGCATACTCAACTCTGTTTTCAAAAAACCAATCAAGTACTTTCTCCCTATTAAATAGATCTAATTCTTTCCTAGTAGGTGCATAGACATGATATTTTTCCTGATCTATCTTTTTTAAGATATTAGAACCAGCTAATCCAGTTGATCCGAATATTGCAATTTTCTTTTTCATCTAATTTATATTTTAATACTCCATCATTTCTCTGCCGCTTTTTGGCCAGCCTTCACCGTGATGAACATCCTTTAAATCCATTGGTAAGAATTTATCAGCAAGATCTTTGCGGCAATAGAATAAGTTTAATCCGCCAGTATTTGCTACAAGAATGTAACCTTTTTCATCGGCAAGCTTGTTAAAAGCACCAGCAGTTGCGCCGTAGTAATCATCATAATTAAATCTATGATTTGGATCATAAGCTATAGTTAAGCTTTGTTCTGGACTATAATGTGGATTATATTCGGCAATAACAAATTTTGGATTGTAATTTTTTAAGGATTTCCAGATCCATAAATCATTACCATCAACATCTATAGAAAGAACGTCGAAATCTTTAGGTATTTCTGTTTGTGATAAAAGATCGTCTAACGATTCTCCTGGTTCACAGCTAACATAAGATTGGATAGGGACAACATCAGTCCTATCAATAAAACCATTTTTTAGATTATCAAAAGATTCTTGATCTCCCTCTATTAAAACACCAGACCATCCTTTATCTCTTAAATTTCTGGTATTAGATATCCAGTAACCATCACCGGCACCAAATTCACAGTACCATCCCCTTTCAATTCCTAGCTCTTGAAATGCTTTCTCTATTATTCCATCTTCGCCAGATTGGCTATGGATCTTTTTTGAATATTCGTTTAGATTTATCATAATTATTATTTTTTAGGGTATATGAAAATACATCCTCTCATTGCTCCTGTAGCTATGGAATTGTATTCTTTAGTGTATTGATCTTCTCCGTAAATTGATTCTATTCTTTCTTTGATCCAATCCCAATCATAGGTTATACCTTGATCAGGATACACATCGTATCCAAATTCAGGATGATCCGGAACCATAAAATCGTGAATTGCAAGGATTGGTTTTTTTCCTGATTTTTTAATTGCATCAAGTTCATCTAATACGGGATTAGTATACCAATGGGCATCAAGAAATATGATTGTTTTATCTTCTTCGATAGATTCTAAAACTTCTTCTAAGAATACTGGACTATCTTTTAGATTCATTTTGATATTTGGAATACTTCCAATCTTTTCAAAAGCTATCTCATAATGTTCCGGTTTTACTTCTACTGTATGGACAGTATCAAAATTATCAGAAAACCATTTAGTGGTAGTGCCGTGATAAGTACCTGTTTCGATAACAGTATTTAAATTAAAATTTGTTTTTATTTCTAAAAACTTTTCAGACATGTAATCGTCTTGGTTGAAAGCTCCGTTAGCAAAAATCATTTTATTTTTTTTATATTTAATTTATTCTTCAGTATTAATAAAAAGATAAGGTTCTGAAATTCTATCCTCATCATTATATGTTCTATACTCTGATGTGTGATAATGGTACGACTTTATCGTTTTTGATGGATTCCTAACAAGGTGTCCAGCCTTTTGCAGTTCAAAAGCTATCTTGTTATCACACCCGGGTATTCCTAATTTTATATCATAATCGCCAGGTATAATAGAATTTTTAAAAACCCAGGTATCCTGGCTATCCCATGTATCGTGATGAATGGGTTCTAACCCTGGTTTAAATTCCCATCTTGAAAGAGCAAATGCTTCTGTCGGTCTGAGTCTGGAATTCATCATCAAAACGTCTTCTGCTTTATAAAAAATATCACTATTTGATATTATCATTATTCCCTTATTCCTTCCAAGATGCTCTATTGCTATATCAAAAAGATTTTGATATGTTGGAATTTTTTCAATCCATTTAATTCTTATTTTCTTCCCAGCTGGTATTAATTCCCGGGGGGTTCCATTTTTTATAACAAGAATGATTTTGTCTATTTCACAGTTTTTAAGATTCTGTTTAACACAATACCTTAACTCCTGATATCTTTCTGGATTATTCGGAATATAGAATTGGGTAACTAATATAATCTTATCTCTTTTCATTTATAATTTTTTTATCTCTGTGTAGATATAATCGTCTCCAGATTTTAATCTTTTGACTCTTTCTAGATTATCTTTAATATAATCTAATTTTGAGAGATATAAATCTTCGTCTAAATTTTCTATCGATGACAGATCCTCATAGAAGATAATTCCACCAGGATTGAAGTCTTCAACCACCTTTCTAGTTCCCCAGTAAACTGGAATTGTTCCGGTTGCAAAGCAATCTGTTATTTTTTCTGTGTAGTATTTGTCACAGATTACATTCTCAAAAACAACAGAGAACATGTAATCTTTTAAAGCAGGAAGTTTAGATCTCCACCAATCGCCAGTTGGTCCAGACCCCTCTCCTATTCTAAGAGATCCGTGTGCACCACCGAATAAGTCTATTTTATTTCTTAATTCTTTAGCAACGTCAAGTCTTAATTGGTGTCCGGTTGTTCTAGTTTTAGGAGAACATATCATAGAGCATAGCTTAGACTTAGTATATAAATTCATCTCTTCCCTCTTAGTCCAAGGCAGATTAGATCCTGGTGGAGCATAGATAAAAAATGGATCGCTCAATAGGCTCTCCTCACAAGTGAAGATCCTAGCATATCTGTCCTTATAATTAGGAAGATTTCTTTTAATAGATTCATGAACGTCTGGAATTATAGCAGGAGACTCACAAAGCCAGCCAAACTTTAGGTCATGTTTAGGGGTTTGTAAACCATCTATTACCTTTCCGTCTATATAAACATGGATATCAGAATCCTCTGATGTCCAAGAGAATAAATCGGGCTTAAGATTAGAGCATGAAGAATATTCAGCAGGAAATGGCATTCCTATTCCTTTAATTAAATCCATGAATTTGAGATTGTTTTTATTTGAATCTTTCCTAAACCATTTCCGGTAAAAGTTAAAGAGTGTAATGGATTTCTCATCATGCTTATTTCGTCCCATATTTTAAGGTCCCATTTAGGTTGGATATCTTCTATATTGGAAACACTTAGAATAATTTCCCCGTAATCTGCTTTGATGTCTAAGAAATCGTCGCTAAAATAAATATTGCCTCCGCTTTCTATTTCTAGTTGTTTAAATCTAATATTCCCCGTATGAGAAGAAGCATCATTTAGAAAATAAAATTCTAATCTATTATAATTCGAAAAATTATCTAAAAAGTTTAAAGCGCAAGAAAATACATTTTTCTTTGTATCGTTAAATAGGACTTTGATTTTCTTTACCCCTGCAGTGTATCCATATCTAGTAGCATCATCAACATGAACCTTTTGATGAATTTCATTCTTACCCTCAACCCTAGAATTTCCGTTGACGATATATTTACCATTGACAAAATCATTCCAATTATCAGAAAGTAAGAAAACACTATATTGTCCATTTAAAACTGGTAAAACATAATGTTTAAGAGCGTCATGATCTAATTCATTAATACCTCTAACATAAGCTGCTCTTGTATGAACTACCCATTCTCTAAGAATTTTAAATGACCCTGGGGTATAGTTAAAATAAACGGGAGATGCCTTTATACCCTCCATATCCCCGCTATGTGTAGCAAGTCCTATATCTTCTTTGATATTATTAAATTGGCTAAAAGGAAGTTTAAAATCTGTATCGCAATCCATCCATATTAATGGTGCTCTGTATTCCTTAATTTTTTTTAGAATAAACTCGGGCTTCATTAAGCAATTAGCGCCATAGTTGGATCTTGATTCTAACTCTGAAATGTCATAGGTTACCCCAAATCTTTTACATTTATCTGCGAGAGAAAGAGCAAAGTTTTTATAATAATCGTTCTTCATGAAATCAGCATAAAAGCTAATTATTCTGATTTTCATTTTTTCAAAAATGACGGGGGCTTCATTAATTTTTTGACTTTTTACTGCAGGTTGTTCTTTATGTTGGCTATTAATGATCCTTCTTATCCTTTCAAAAGACATAACGATTTCTCTCTTTATTTTATATATCACTCTTTCTAGATGCTTGGAAATGCTCTATTACAGGGATTAATTCTGGATATAGATTCTTGGTATGATCAAAAACGAAAGTATATTCCGGGGGAAGATTTTGATATTTAAGTCCAGGTACTAGACTGACCGCTTTTTGCATATTTGCTTGTTCCCAAGTTTCAGGTTTATATCTCTGAGCGGGTGTTTGATCGTTTAACTTTATCCATTGATTAACAAAGGCTTTGGTCGTAGGGTTGTTCTTTAAAAAGATAGTTCCACTTAAAGCCTCATTAGATCTCCATTTGAAATTCTCTGTTCGGTACCCTAAATCACAATCTAGGGTTTCTGCAAGATCTGGGTATGATCTAAAGACTGCATCAACATCAATATACAAGAGATTCTTTTCAAATTTTTCTAAGCACTCCTTAATAAAATTTGCTTTATAGTGGGTGTTCTTTTCCCAAGATCCCAGATTTGGGATTGCTTTTAAAAAATGGGGGATATTAAAAGTCTCACAAGATTTTCTAAGATTTTCCGAGAGGCTTTCGTAATGGTTTCCTAAGGTGTAATAGGCTATGACTAGATAATTAGGCCTCATAAGATATAGTATAGATATTCATACCCCGGGATGTTATAGGATAACAATTTTAGTAGCCTTTTTAAGTTTTGTTTCAATAAATCAGAAATATTTTTTTTATCACAGGAATCGCTCCGGTTTTGGGTTATATATTATAGTTAAAGAGTATGAAAAATTTACAACCATACTGGTTCTTACAGAATCCAATTGATGCTGAGCATAAGTATTATGTTCTAATGGACTTCTTGCAATCGGTTGAAAGAGACTTAGACGAAAAGAAATATTCAGATCAGATCCAAAGAATAACCCGGGTTTATTCGGATTTGAAAACATTTCAAAAATCACACAAGTTAAACGATAAGACACTTAAACTAATGACCCAAGAGGAGCTTGATCGAATGAAAGAACTTGTGAGAGATATCAAAGATAACGAAGAGGTAGAAGAAATATTAATAAAGAGTATAGAGACCTTAGATTCTTTTATAGATAAGATCCATCCATACATCAAAGAGATTGAAAAATCCCTAACATTTAAAATACACAACGAAGATACTTTTTCTAAAGATCGGGGTTATATGATTATTAGAAATAATAAGAATAAGAAGATGAAAATTTATTCTTGGATGTTTTCTATTATCAAAGTCGATGATATCGATCAAGTTGGATTACTCTTAAGCGAATTAATGGATCCCTTGCCCAATTACACTAAATCGGATAAAAAAATATACGATTTCTTTTCTAAGGAAATTAATAATTTTTCCCCACATAATGATTGTTTTATTATAGTGGATTTAGAAAAAGGAAAAAGCGAAGATGAAATATCTTTCGATTTAATAAAAGAAAGATCGATTGAATTTATAGTAAATAACTATAGATTATATCTTTCACTGTTATAGTTCTCTTTTTGAGAATCTGTCGCACTTAGCAACAACACTGTCAAAATCTTCTTGTTTAATCCCTGCAGTTGCTGGATTAAAATCCTCGAAGTCTATGTATTTCTCGTCAATCTCCGGATACTCGTTAACAAATGCTATTTTAATCATTCCTTCGTATGGTGAATAATAAAGGTCGCAAATAGTATTGCTATATTTCACTCCGTTATAACAAAGCATATAACCATCGGGAAGAATAATAGGTCTATAGTTAGATCTTGCGTCTAAATACTTTTCAACCTTAGGAATTAGTTTATCTATTGCTTCCTGCGAGGATGTCCTTAATGTGTTGATTCTAAATGCTCCGGATGATCTAAAAATTACATCCATTAGCTCCCTTCTTTCGATAGTGTTTAATTCCTTGTAGATCATTTCAAGGTCTTCACAGAAATCATTCTTGGTATATCCTAATCGGTGGTCATACACCTTAGAATATTTAAACGGCGGAGTTTCCGCACCCCTTTCGTGAGATCCTGCAGACGTGCTTTCAAATAGCCCTTTATATGTTTTTAGATGTTTCAACGTGTATTTGATCTATATATCCAAGGGTTTGTTTTAATAAAAGGATATATAAGACAAATAAATTGCTGTCGATGAAAGTTGTTAAATATTCAGAATTTAAACTGAAAGAATCTAAGGTTAATGAGGCTAAATATCTTATTATGGCTGAAAACCTTGATGCTCATCACCAAGACATGATCGCAAAAGGATTAAGTGAGTCTGAGATTAACGAAGGACTTGGTGATCTTTTAAGCTCTTTGGGTGGTGGTTTTACTGATAGATTAAAGAACTATGCAGCTGGTTGGTTACTTAAAAAGCTAGGATTACCTGCAGATAACATGTTTCTTTCAGAATGGGCAAAGAACATCGTGGAGAATATCTCATTCATGCACATTGGTAATTATTTTGGTAAAGGTTCTTGTAGATACTGGGCAGATGCTATAGGTAAAGGACTACTAGAGACGTTAGAAGAAAAAACCTTAGGACTTATTCTTTCTAAAGCTATCGGTATAGATGTTAACTTTAATAGCGGTTTAGGCGGTACGTTGATGGGTTCATTACGTGAGGCATTAACAAACTATATAAACAACACTGACTTTGTTAACAATTTATCTGCTAAATTAGAAGGAACAGTTTGCGGAGAGGGAACTTCATTTACTAATATATTTGGGGGAGGTAAAGTTTCCCCAAAGGATATAGCAGGTGCTGTTAAGACAAAAGAGGAAAACGCAGCATCTAATGCAGCAGGACTTGGAGATATAGTTTCTCCAGAAAAATCCGGAGGAATATTAAGCCTTTTGGGAATACAATAAAACATAGATCAAAATGAACATTAAAGACGTTAAAAAAAGAGAGGTTTTAGACTTTAAGCAGTTTTTAAAAGTTGCTGCTGATCCGTGGAATAAAAAGAACCTTAGTAAGGAAGATAGAACAGGTGCACACGAGATAAAACTTGAAAAACCTTACGAGTATGTTGGATATGGTGATTCAATTTTTAAACACCAATCTAAAATAGATTACCCAGGAACAGGAGCTCAGGAGTCAGGAATGGCTGCTAATTTGGGAACTCCTGCAGAATAGAAAGATATATAGATATAAATAAATACAAGATGGAAAAAAAGATACTAAGTTTTGAAGAATTTTCTAAGCAATATGCTGAGGGAGCATTTGATCAAAACACAGATATGGAGGATTCCACACAAGAAACTCCGGATGAAAACGTAGAAGATGACGGTGGCGCAGATTCTATAGATTTCACATCAGACGACGAGACTGAAGATGAAAACGAAGAAACAGACGGAGTTCCTGCAGATGACATGGAAGATGATTCAGAAGATATGGATTCTGAAGATGAGGGGGATTCTGATAGTGATCTAGAAGATGCTGCTTCTGATGATGACGGTGAAGAAGAAGAGGAGTGGGAGGAAATGGAAGAAGACGAAGATTACGAGGAAGAAGAAATGGACGAGGAAGAAGAGGAGATGGAGGATTACGAGGAAGAAGAAATGGACGAGGAAGAAGAGGAGATGGAAGATTACGAAGAGGAAGAATGGGAAGAAGAGAACGAAAATGAGCATGAGCACGAAGAACATGAGTCTCATGAAGAAGAGCATGAAGAACACGAGCACGAAGATGACGAAGAAGAAGATGAAATAGAGGGAGCAGAAGAAATTTACAACCCTGCATTCAACAGCTTTTTCAACTAATATTTAAATAGTATTATATTATAGGAAACAAGGGATCTTTCGATCCCTTTTTCTTTTTATAGGGATATATAGGTTAACCTAAGCTATAGATGGAAAATATACTAGAAGACAATTTCATATTTCAGGGATCTAATAATACAGAGAAAGTTGAAAAAAAACCAATTTCTTTAATAATATTAACTACCAAATTAGAGGCTAAGCAAAAGACGTTAGCACCAACTGTAAAGAAAATGCAGGAAAAGTCTGCTTCTATGGGATTTAAATGTATAGTAATTAATACTTCTCAAGGAGAAATAGAAAAGACAGAAACGGGTAGCTTTTTCATCAGAAATAAAGGTAGTCAAAACAAGAGTGAAATTGATGTAAAGAACACAATTATTCTTGCTAGAAGATCTGCTATAAATTCAACAGCAGCCGTTAAATTTTTCGAAAAACTAGAATCCTTAGGTTTTGTGTCGGTTAACTCGCTAAAATCCGTTCTTCTTTGCGAAGATAAACTTGACACCGCGCAAAGACTTCAAGAAAAAGGAATACCTGTACCTAGAACAGCACTAATATCATCAGAGGATGATGTTGAAAATGCTATGAAAAAAATCGGGGGATCTTATCCTGTTGTTGTTAAGCTTTTAAATGGAACCAAGGGAATAGGTGTATTTCAAATAGATTCACATGCTTCGTTGCTTTCTACCTTACAAACTATTTGGAAGTTGTCTTCCGAAACCGAATTAATAGTTCAAGAAAAAATAGACGCAGATTCAGATCTAAGAATACATGTTCTTGGGGCGAGAGATGATAGTTCAGGCTATTCTGTTATTGCTTCAATGAGAAGAAACAGAATAGAAAACGATTTCAGAACTAATGTTTCTTTAGGAGGTACTGCAGAAGCAATTAATATAGATCCAGAGATTGAAAAAATAGCAATAGAATCAGCAAAAGCAACAGGATGTTCTTGGTGTGGTGTTGATATTATTGTAGAAAAAAATACAGGCAAACCTTATGTACTTGAGGTTAATGCATCAGCAGGTACCGATGGAATTGAAAATGCTACGGGATTAGACGTAACTGCTATAATTCTCGATTTTATACTGGACAAAAAGAATTGGAATTATCCAAGAAAACTTGTTGGATTCCGTGAGATTTTCACAGTGAAAGGTGTCGGCGATTTTATTGGAAAATTAGATACAGGAAACGGGGCAATTGGATGCTCAATTCACGCAGATTATTCGGAAGAGACTGATGGATTCTTAAATTGGACTATCGGGGGAAAGGAATATAGTCACAGAATAGTAGAATACTCACATGCAGAAGTTGGGGATCAAACCGACAAAAGGCCTGTTATTCTAATGGATGTTGAATTTGGGGGAATGGTTTACAAGAAAGTTAAATTCTCTGTTGTTGACAGAACTAACAAGAGTACACCGATGTTAATCAATAGAACCTTTATGGAGCAAGCAGGTTTAATTGTTGATGCAAGTAAAACATTCTTACTTACAAAAGAACCAAATGGTTATTCACCGCTAGACGCAAAGGGAGATGCTACTGCGGGTATTACACTATTTTAGAATCTAGATATTCGGTATAACCTTCTTGGAAATAATTTAATGCATCTATTCTATATTGGGATGCATCTTTTACAATCTTCTCGTTTTTCAGTGGATGCTTTTTACGATCTATTACAGAGTCCGGTATTAAGCCTTTAAACGCACGCTTTAGTATTTCCTTATTCTTTCTTAAGTCAAAAGGTAATTGGAGCGCTAGCTGGATTAATTCAAGGTTTAAAAAGGGGTTACGAAGCTCTAGCGTATGTGCCATGCTCATTTTATCAAGTCTAGGCAGGTGATAATGAGTTAATTCATGAAAAACATCTGATCCTTGAGAATCATATTCGTTTATTCTGCGATAACCTCCAAACATTTCATCAGCTCCATCCCCAGATAAGACTATTCTTGTATTAGTTCCTTTCTTGATTGCATCGAAGAGAAGATACTGGGGAACTACACTTCCCATATCAATAGGGGATTCGTTCCATCTAAAATATAATTCAGGTAAGAATTTATCAAATTCTGGGTTATTTGCATCCATTTTATAATCCAAACGATTAACTTTAATACCCCAATACTTTTCGCATTCCTCGACATATTCGTTGTCCGGTCCATTGTTAATGGTGTACCAACTGACATCTGCACCAAGCTTCATAAGCAATCCGCCTATAATAGAGGAGTCTAATCCCCCGGAGAGCAAGATAGAGATTGGATAATCCAAGCTTAATAGCCTATTTTTTGTCGATAGCTCAACTTTATTCCAAACCCAATCAAGTAATCCATCTTCAGAATCAAATTGAAATATGGGCGCTTTAAATGCGAAATAAGGGCCATATTCTTGTTTGAAAGCCGGAGCAGCAAAATTCCACTTATAAATGAAGTTTGGCTTTAGCTTTGTGATGTTTTCAAATGGCGTAGATTCATTAGAAACGTATCCCCATTTTCTAACACCCCCCATAAATGATTGATCAACAAAAGAGTCTTCGTCAATTAATCCTTTCATCTCTGAGCATATTTCGCCCTTGTCGTTATAATAAAGACATTTCTTTCCTAGTGGATCAGTAAAGCAAATAACTTCTTTTTTGGACATGTCAACTAGACAAATAGCCCAAAATCCATCCCAATTCTTTATATGAGGCTCGTATAATGCAGTAAACATCTCCAAGGATGCAAAGCTGAAGGTAGAGAACAGATTTACCAAGTATTCTGTGTCGGATCCAAAATCTGGGGGATAATTAAATATTTCCCCATTAAATAATAAATAGCGATCTTTTGATAACTCCACTGGTTGGATCCATCCATCACCGATAGCAGTCTGAATTGGTAACCTGTGATGACAAAGGGTTAAACCGCTGGCATCAGAATGTGTGTAATACTCTATCCCTCTATGAGCTATAGACTTAATTCTCTCCTCTGAAGGATTATGGGCAATAAGGATTCCACACATTATTTTAGATTTTTTATTATTGATTGAAAATTAGAAAGAGATTCGGTGTCGAATTTATTTTCTAGCATAACTATTTTAACCCCCTTAGGAGATAGGTATTCTATGAATTCTAGAAATAGTTCTTTTTCCTCCGGTATTCTAGCATCCATATTATCCCAAACGTCTTTGGATCTTTCCTCCGTCGATGTTCCGGTTATGTATACAAATTGGGATCTTTTGAAAAGATCCTGCTCCACCATATAATCCAATTCTTTAAAAACAGATTTTTTAGATACTCTCTTGTTTAGTATTCCCCAAACAGAATTAGTGATTACCCCTCTGTCCATAATCAATGGACTTAAGAATCCATCTCTGTTTAACTGGTGTACCATTAATTCTTTACCTAGTCCGAGGTGATGCGTTTTATCCCCAGTAGCTGGCAAGCTTAAAGAATTGTATAGATTATTAAAGTCGAATTTGAATATAGGAACCCAGCTTTGTGAGTTAACAAAGAATGTCTTTCCTGACTTTCTGGCTCCTTCTACAACAATAAGGGACATAAAATTTATATTTTATATCCCTAAATGTATTTATGTTTCGCGAGAAAACTACGACAGAACTGAGACAAATTTCTTTCTAAAAGCGTCTATATCATCATTTACCCCGCCATACCAAGTTGACAATTTACTTGCTAAATGCTTATCTAAAGATTTTGAATATACTGTCTTGTAAGCTTTACTTAAGATGCTAATTGAATCACTGCTCCAATTAATACAATCCTTACATGCTCTGCCTGGGTCAGAATCGAATTTACCAAAAGCAACAGCGTATTTAACAGGAACACCCGATTTCATCAGAATTGATAACCTATCTTTACTGCCATCGTTACCCTTGAATTCATCATTCTTTATGCTATAAAATCCTAGCATCTTATCAAACAATCTTAATGCCGTTCCGTTTGCATAGAACCTAATTCCATTTGCTGTTGCTACTGCCATTTGACCATTCTTGCCATAATCTGGATTTTCCGTTGCTCCTATCTCTTTAAGTTCTTTAACTGCTTGTTCTTTAGACCATTCTTGTTTTGCTTTAGCAACTGCATCATCGATCTGCTTCTTAACAGAGCCTGAAGAAATCTTTGGTGCAGCTTTCATGATTTCTTTAGCGTTCTTATTAAGAGTGCTTTTTGCTGCTTTAACATCTTCTTTTGTTGTTGGCTTAGGGCCATCACCGCTGGTTCTTCCAACAGAAGCTTCTGCAGCTTTCAGATTGAATTCTTCCGAAACAGAAAAGGACTCTTTTAATTTATCGTCATGTGATGAAATCTTATCTATTAATTCTTGCGTGATATCACTAGATTTATCCTTAAGCTCAAATCCATTTTTTAGATATTTAATAAGAGCATCTGTTGATTTTCCAAAAATGCCATCTGTACCGTATTTAGCAAATTTGTCATATTCTTCAGATTTTCCTTTCAATCCCTTCATTTTGTCAATTGTCAGTTTTTGAAATTTCTTAATGTTATCCTTATCCTTGCTTCCTCTTTTGATTGGTTCTTTTATCTGAAGATCACTCTTAGTCGTCCCGCCATCTTTCTTACCTGCTTCTTCCTCCTTTTTCTTAGCATCCTCTGCTTGTTTCTTTGCAGTATCAACTTGGAGTTTAATTTTATAATTATTCATAGCAGTATCTGCCTCAATCTGTAAAGCCTTCTTAGCTCCTTCTGCTCTGTCTAAATGATCTTGCAAAGTAGGGACTGCGATTAATACATTAGAATAATCCGCTGATGCTTGTACTTCTGATTTATATGCTGTATTGAACTCTTCTAATTCGTTATTAAACAATGCAACAACAGCATTTAATCTCTCTCTTTCAGCCCCCCAATTAACACCCTTTGGATCGATCCCTTCACCAAATTTAGTTTCAAGCGAATTAACTCTCTTGTAAATATTATTGAAAGCAGCTTCTTTATCTAAAGCTTTTAAATTTCTTTCACCTGGATTATTTCTAGCACTTGCTATTGTGTTCATTACAGAATCAAGTCTAGCTTTTAAAGATTCAATATTTGTAATAAAATCTTTTTTATCCCTGTTCGTTTTTCTGTCCTCCTTAGATCCAATTACAAAATCAAAAATACCTTCGTTTACTATTTTAGAATATGTTTTAAAATCAACGCAGATGCTGCTATTAGAAAGATGCTCTAAAACGTTATCTGAATTGTATGAAACATCCTGATATGCAGATTCTTGAATTTTTATATCGTCGGAAAAAGCCTTGATATATTTTTGAAGAGCTAATTGTACTTCATCAGTCTGCTGTCCTATCACATCTCCAACCTCTTTTGCTTTTTTGGTAATATCATCTATTGCAGCAGTTTCTTCTGCTACCATTTTATTGAACTCTGAAAGCCATTCTTCAAATATTTTAGGATCATATTCTTTCTCTTGAGCAATCTCTTTTTTAAATCGATCATACTCAGCAACTATACCAGGTAAAACAACACTATTAACCTGAATATCTACGTTTTTAACAGTATCAATTTTAGCTCCAATTGCAGCTAAATTTGTTTTAAAAGATCTTCTAAAATCCCTTGCAACTTTAGTCGGCGGGTACGTAGACACTGCATATCCGAAATTGCTGATCAATTCTTGAGTTATCTTGATCATAGTTCTTGCATAAGCTACATAGCCAAGTCCTTTATCAACGCTTGCTTCAGTAATGCTAGGGTGTACGTAACCTTCAGCTTTTTTTACAAGGCTTTCAAATAGTGGATTTACGATTTCGTTTCTCATTGTATTGTTCTTTTTACTTTCATTTTAAGTACGGATAACTTGTTGTTTAAATCAAGTAATGCTCTTTTATGTGCATCATTTAATTTATTTATTTGTTCTTCTGATAATCTATAAGAAGGTATATCACCACCCCTATAGGCTTTAGTTTTCAAAGATTTAAGATACATGATCTTTTCTTTATGCTTAGCATCAAAATCAACTTTCATAATTTGACCATCTTCAAGCATTTTTGCTAAATCTTTCTTAGGTAATGAATTGATGTCTTGAATGAATTCATTCAGAGGTTTATCAAACATACCCATAGTATATTCATCGTAATCTTCGTATGAAAATTCTCTATCCGAAAAACTTGGTCTAGAATTAACTTTCTGAGCTTGATCGTCCAGCTCTTTCCAGTGATTATAAAATTGTTCTTCATAATTATAATCTTTAAATCTTTTAGATTTTTCGTATGCATATTGAGCTATTCTAGAATCTGCCTGAGCTTTCTCTTTATTATAAAAGGCTATTAGATCTGCATTCTTTTTGCATATTCTAGCAGCTTGATTTCCTAGAACCTTTACCTCTGCTGATTTTGCTGATTTTAGAGCATCTAATGCTCTTCTTGCCATAAATCCTTTATGCTTTGCATCGGTCATTTCTACAGGATTTCCTTTCCTCTGAGATTCACTAGAGAATACTATATAATTCAATTCATCAGATTGATCTAAGAATTTCTTTTCAAGCGCTTCCATATTAGAAATAAGGGCTGAAAGCTTTTGCTTGTCACCTCTAATAAACGAAGCAGCACCGCCTATAAGATCTTTTAATATGCCTTCGTTTATTCTACTTGATATGAAGTCTGAGTATTTCTTCATTATTACGCAGCTTGCTTAATTTTTTCTTCAACTTCTGCCAAAACCCCTTCAATATCCGATGCCTCTCTGTAGATATTATCTTTATAATCTTTTATACTATCAGGATTGTCTGCATTAGGTGTATTCTTAACTGGATACTCAATAAATTTCAATCTACTTACTCTTCTTTCAGCTTCTTTCAGTTTTGTTAGACATTTATCCTTAATCTGAACGTTTTCATTATCTGCTGTCTTAACTACTGATATTTTAGAAATTGCTATGTTCATCAGATTCATACAAATCTTTTTAAGATCGTCGAATGTTCTTTCTCTGTTTCTGTATTTATTAATTCCCCAGGCTTTAGTCTCAACAGATTTTTTCATCTCTTCAGATTCTTTCTTAATAAAATCGCTCAATTCTTTAACTGATGCTAGGATCTCTTTTGAATAAGTCTCAAACACATTCTTAATTTTCTCAGAAGGCATTTTAGTAGTTTCATCTTTAGCTCCTAAATCTGTTTTGATCTTGTTTAAATCGTCTTGTGATTTTTTAAGGTCTTCTTCTGCTTTTTTAGGATCGCCTAACATATCCTGTATGCCTTTTAAGTACCCTTCTTCGTCAGAGGCAGCAACTAATTTCTTTTTAAATTCTGCTCTCATCTTCTTAGTCTCTACTGAATCCTCTGCTCTCTTTAAATTGTAATACTCAGATTTTCTATTATTCTTCTTTGTTAGAATATTCACTTGTTTTTCTAATTCATCCATAATAGAATTATGCGATGATACTAAATCTTTTAATAACTTTTGGACTTTAACAAGTTTAACCCGAATCGAATCAAGTTCTGTTTTATCAGCTTTATCCATTCTTAGCTGAGCAAGTGCAGAGCTTAGCTTATAAAATTTATTCTCTGTTTCATGCTCGTCCTTAATGAACTTGATCTCTTCATCTTTCATTTGCTGAAGGATTTTGTCTATCTTACCTATATCACCTCCTAAATTCTTGGAAAGAAAATTCATAATTTTATCCCCAATACCCTCGTTAATTCTATAAAGATTTTCACAAAGTACATCTTCATCAACTTTTGAATATTTACCGTTCATCAACTTCATCTTGGCAATATCAACGTTACCGTATGATTCAATGATTGCTTTTTTACAATCTTCGTAAAAATTAAAATTTTCTAATAATTCCATCTTACAACTTTTTCTTTATATATCCCAACCCCAAAGGGAAAGGCAATAAAAAACCCCTGATCTCTCAGGGGTTTTTCTATTTTAGGTGAATCGATTAAGATTAAGCGATACCGCCTGCTGGCACTTGAGCGAAGAAAGTCAAGTACATAGTTTGAGGGTGGTGTCCAGCCTCTACTAATGCATATCTTGATTTTACTGCGATCTTTGGTGACATTGTACCTTCAGAGATAGTCTGAATTGATTCAGCCATCATGTAAGGCATAAATTTGATACCTGGTTCGTCATCAGCACCTTTTCTTCCAATCAATACTCTCGTATCTCCGAAAGACATGTTTTGATCAACATAAACAGTCATACCAGCGATTGAACCAACTGGGTATAAAGTACCGTTATTTTGAGTTAACGTGTTTGTGAAAGGAGCGAATGTGAATTGGCTGATATCTTGTAAAGCAGAAGCTACTTGAGAGTTAGTAACGATGAAGTTAGCAGGTCCTCTTCTTCCTCTGTTTGCTACTACGTTAGCAGCAGCTAAGATTCTTGAGAATAATCTTCTTTGAATAGTTGATTGGTTCTCGTATCCGCCTGAAGCAGGTCCATCAGGTTGGTTGATAGTAACTGATCCGTTATCCTTACCGATGTAAGACTTATCGTTACCAGATCCACCGATCTCTAATGTGATGTTTAATGAGTTGTTAGATGCACCACCTAATTCAGTGTTTGCAAACTCATAGTGGTTAGACCATCCTAAAGCAAATGCTCTAGATAAGATGTGCTTGTTAATAGCTTGAGAAACCTCGTTAACAAGTGCGTTCTCGATCATAGAAACTACGTCGATACCGAATTGCTTGTTCAAATCTTGGATTTGCTCAGTAGTAACAGAAGCAGCAACTTGGAATGTACCAGCCTCTACAAACTTAGTGAATGTAGAAAGACCTAATGACTTGAAGTAAGTGCTTTCTGCAGTTCCTCTTGACATTGGATCGTAAGCCTTAGTACCATCTACGTATGGTCCTTGCCATGCTGCTGTGTTATCTAAACCAGCACCAGTAAATCCTTGTACGTGATCTTCTAAAGTTTTAACTAAAGTAGCCGCGCCATTTGAATAACCTGCTGTTGCAGAAGCTGTGAAGCTTGAACCGCCCCAAGTACCTGAATAGATAACAGAGTTAGCGTTAACTGCATCAGCGATTGAATAACCAGCAGATAATGCAGTAACTTGGAAAATAGGGAAACCGTCAATTCTTGAATTACCGATGAACTTAGCAACTAATTTGCTAGTACCACCTGTAACTGATACAGAACCTGATAATCCGCTAGCACCGATCAAATAGTTTGTACCAACTGTTAAACCAACAACTGGAGAAGCTACTGATGTAGGAACTTTGATTAAATCAGGAGCGTTAGCTGTGTTAGGAGATGTAGTATCAGTACCGGTTAATTTACCGCCTGCATATACATAATCTAAGTAAGATAATACGCCTGTAGGACCAGACATTGGGATAACTGGAACGATATCAAAACCTACTGTTTTAGCAGCTACTTGAATAGCTAAAGGTAAAAGAGAAGGGAATTTATCGCCAGAACCAAGACCTGTTCCAGAATAAGAACCGCCAGCATAGAAACCAGCAGCACCACCGTTCAAACCTACGTTTGAAGCTGGAGATACTTGGCCCATACCGTTTAATACGCCTAGAGAGTTATACGCTCCGGCAGATTCGTTTAGAGAGTGATAGTGGCAATATGTTGTTAACCAGTCTAATTTTCCTCTCTCTTGAATACCTGTTTTGCTCTCTAAGATAGGAGCCCAGGTTTCATAGATTTCATGTTTGTTAATTAGTTGCATTGTTTTATGTAACTTATTTTTTAAATCTAACTTCTAGTGCTTCTGAAAGATTTTTTAAATACTCGCTGGAAACACCTTTTGGTTGATTCTCTTGTTTTTGGGATTCGTCTATTCTTTCGACGTTTGCCTTAGATGCACCGATACCTCTTGTTGCCCAGAAATTCTGGATTTGATAAGGTGTGTCTAATTTATAGAATTTGCTCTGTGCCATGATTGAAGCTTTTTGACCCTCATTCATTGACTCCCAAGAGTTTCTATATTTTTCTGGCATAAGATCTAGGAATTTTTCACCTGATTGATTTTGCTCATTTAAGGTTTTACCCATGATATCAATTACCTCTTTTTCGGATGAGTAATTGCTCTCGTTAAGTGCTTTTGCTGCCTTTTGTTTTTGGCCTTCGTGCATTGCTAAGAATTGATCTTGATTCTCTTTGCTCATAAGCTTTAAGAAAGGATAATTTTTTTGCTCTGCTATTTGTTCTGTCTTTTGTTTATTGACAGTTTCTAACAAGTTGTCTATTTTAGAAGAAATTCCAGTGTAATCACCAGCAAATCCTGAAGTGTTTGCACTTTCAGAAATAGCTTTAGTTACTGCTTCTTTAACTTCTTTTGTTCCGTTAGCTGTATTCACTGTTTCAGCAATGTATTCAGCATAACTAATATTGTTAGCTAATTTCTCAGCTAAGTATTCACTGTAATGAAGTGATTTGTCTAAATTCTCACCTAAGTAATCAGAGTAAGCTAAACCTTTATCTAGGTTTTCTGCTAAGTACTCAGAATAAGAGATATTCTTATCTAAGTTCTCTGCTAGGTATTCAGAATAAGCTAAACCTTTATCTAGGTTTTCTGCTAAGTACTCAGAATAAGAGATATTCTTATCTAAGTTCTCTGCTAAGTATTCTGCATAAGAAATGTTCTTATCTAAATTCTCAGCTACGTATTCTGTATATTTAATGTTTTTGTCTACGTTCTCTGCTACGTATTCTGCATAAGCAATAGATTGATCAACTTTCTCTGTTAAACCTTTAACTGCTGACATGTTGCTATCAACATTCTCTGCAATATACTCAGAATAAGAAATGTTATTGTCTAAATGCTCTGCTAAATATTTAGCATAAGAAATAGATTTATCAAGATTTTCAGCAAGATATTTTGAATATGAAGTTGTGTCTTCTAAGCTTTCAGCTAAGTATTCGCCATACTTAATAGAAGCTTCAAGGTTTTCTGCCAAATAATCAGCATATCTCTCTAACTTTTCTACTCTTTCCTCAAGGGAAGAACTTGCTTGTGTTTTAGAAGATTCTTTAACGCCTCTTAATGATTCAATAGACCCTTTAATAGTGTCCATTTCTTTTTTAATTAGCTTAGAATATCCATTCATTTCTTCCGCTGTAACGAAATTATTTTCCATGATTAAATTCTTATTTGGCTCCTTATTTAGAAGCTTTTGTATCTTTTCTTGATCTTTTATTCTATATATCTTAAAATTAGAGTTTTCCTCTATTCCTAAGCTTTCATTCATTAAAGGAAGACCTTTTAAAATAGATTCATTTTTAATTTTTTCACTAACTTCGTGTCCAAGACTTTCATATACTCTTTCTAATTGAGCATTTTCAAATCCAGGGTCAGCAACTAGATCGTAAGTAAAGATCTTCTTGATTTGTACTTTTTTGTTCTCTAACACATTACCAGCTGCTCTTGAAGAGATTGAAACTGGAATACCTGCATCAACTAAAGATTTAGCAATTTTACCTGCTGGTGTATCTAAAAGTCTTACTTTAATCCTTAATGTTCTATCGTTTTGATCATAGTTAAGTTCTTCAACTAGGTGAGAGATGTTCTTCAAAGAAACATCAAACTCTTTTGGGTGATCTAATTCACCTACTAATCTTTTTTGCTCTATCTTTTCTTTTAAATATTGCAAATGTGGAAGATACTCTCTTTCCTCGTAGATTCTTTGATTAGAATTCTCCTTACCGAAAACTGCTGCTATCCCCTCAAGGAAATAGTCATTACCTGATTTTTCAGTCTTCAGGTTTTGCGAAGATTTTTCTAAGACTAAAACGAATTCGTTATTAAGGTTCATTCTAAGTTTTTTTATTTAAGTATATATCCGTTTTTCGTTAAGCTTTTTATGGTTTAGGCATATTTGATGCCTCGGGTGCTTTCGAAGTAGATTTTTTGCCTTCTTCTTCGCTCTCTCCTTTTTTAACTATTTTAACACCCTGGTTAGCTAGATCAAGTTGTTCTTCTGTAATATCTTTGATATTTTCTGCTAGTTTACTCTCATTTGAGTTCAATCTATCAATAGCTTCTTTAACAAGTGTTAATCCATCAGAATAATTAACAGTATCTCCTTCCTCTAAACTTTTTGCATCAAAATCTGGGAAATTGTGGCAGTCTCTTTTTAGAGTTGAATGAATTTCTTCTATCTCTGATTCAAAAGTTTGCTCTTCACTTTTTGCGTACCTTTCTTTAAAATCTGCCCAAGCAGATATTGCTGCTGTTCTTTCTTTATTAGCGGTCCATGCACCTTTTAGTAAACAAAGTGTAGCCATAATTGCTTGAAGATCTTCTCTTGAAACGAATCCGTCTATTGTATTAATCATTCCTCTTGTTATCTTAAGCATACCTGCTCTTGAAATAAATCCATTACCAACTGATATTGCTACCTTTGTTCTGGTTCCCCACCAAGCTGTTCCCATTCCTGATAATGCGCCTGCTCCTACTGCTATAGGTACTGATCCAACTGCAAGTGCTGCTCCCCCACTAGCTGCTGCAGCTACCGTTGAGCCTAATCCAAGTGAAAGAGCTAAACCCCCTGTTGATGCTGCTGCAGAAGTTGCTGCTGCTCCCATTAAAGCACCAGATCCTGTTGTTACCGCTCCTATTGCACCGCCTACGCCTGTTGCTGTTCCTGCAGCTACTGCTGGAACTGCAGCACCTAATGTAAGTGCACTAGCAATTACAATTGCTGTTACAGCTCCTGTAACTTCAGCAACCTGTAAGGCTGCCTCACCCGATGATTCGTCATAATTAATGACATAAATTCCGTTGTCTGCTGGTTTTAATCCTTGCCATTTCTTTTCCTCAACTTTCTTATTATCATCATTATCTACTATTACGTCTTGAATTATTTTATCATCTTTATAAGTAGAACATACAGCATCAGCTATAGAAAGTTTATTTTTATCGCTACTTCCTTCACCACTTACCTGAGGCTTGCTACCGACATTTTTTGCTTTATCAACTAAAGATTTTTCAGCATCTTTCACTGCGTCAAACACGCCTTCATTAAGTATCTTAGAGAAACTATCAAAAGAAACGACTGATGTTCCTTCATTATATTCTGCTTCAAATATTTTGCTTTCTAATACTTTACTGTAATCTAAAGAATCTTTTACTGGTTTAACAGGTGCATCAATTGTTTGTATTACTCTTTGTCCTCCTACGATCTTATTGTGCATGTCCTGTGTTAATTCACCGGTTGCACTAAATGCGGATGATTTTGTCAAGTAAGCATAATAAATATTAGCTAACTTAGATGTTACCTTACCGTATTTACCATCTGCTCCTCCTGCTTTGTTAATCAATTCAGCAACACAAGGTCCAAGCTTCATTAAAGCCTCTTGTACCTCAACTACAACATCGCATTTAGTACTACTAATTTGAATAGGGAAAGCACAATCTGTTGTTGTAACAACATTATCATCTCCAGTTTTCTTCTTCTTTTTCTTCTTTTTGTTCGGATCAACTGTTGTTTCTGCTCCTTCTACACCTGTACTTGACTGTGCTAAAGCAACGCATTTTCCTTTATTAGGATCGTATGCTTGACCAACAGGACAAATAACTATAGGTTGTGGAGGTGTAGGAACGTTTCCTATTCTATATTTAAGCTTATTAAATTCTTCTCTCTGTCTTGTTATCTCTGTAAGAATGTTTTGTACTTGTACTTTAAAATCCGATCTTTTTAAATTTCCAGAAGCTGTAGGAACCTTACCAGCTCCGAATAAACCTTTATTACCACCAATTGGCTGAATTTTTCTAGCTTTATCTAAGAGCTGTTGTGCTTGGTCTGAAAATCTTTGGATGTCTGCATTTCCTGCATATGCCTTATTGCCCATTGCTGCTGAGGTTTCACCAGCAAACGATGTTGCAGCATCTAAAGCATTCTTAGCATACTGTAAGAATTTATTGTCTACTCTAACGTCTTGGGTTTGTCCTTCCTCACCGGTTAAGTCTGTTTGTTGCTCAGAAAGATATTTAGTTAAAAGACTTTCGTTTTGTTGAAGTTGAGCTTTATTAGCTTGTAAAGCAGAGATTGTAGTTCCTGCGTAAGCATTCATATCATCTAAAACCTTTTTAAAGTTTTTAGCGTCTTCCCCAACTAAAGGTTTTAATTGATCAAATAAAGTCCCTAAATATGTCTTTGTTTGTTGATAAGCAGCTTCTTGAGCTTTATCTTTCATAGCGTATTCGTCAATCTTCTTAATAAATTCTTGTCTAAGACCATCGATAGAGCTAACTTGTAATAGTTTATCTACAAAAACTTTAAATCCATCAGGAGTTTTAATTGACTCGTCTGATCCCATAAGAATAACATTAACAAGAGTATCATAGATAGTTCTGCTAATTAATCCTGGGTTGTTTTTGGTCTCCTGTTCGTATAACTCTTTCTTTAGAGATTCGAAAATAGGATTGTATCCGTTGTAAATTCCTGACATTTTAATTTTTTTTATTCGCTATAAATTTTGTCGTAAGAAGCTGATATTAGGTCGATCAGTTTCTGTATATATCCTTCGTTTCTGAGCTTTTTGAATACCAAATTCTCTACGGAGAATTCCCCCCTCTCTGCTAATCCTTCTTTACGCATCTTCATGATCTGGCTTTTAACTTTTTCTGAGTGTTCGTATAATTCTCTAGGGGTAATATCCGATTGATCGCTAGTCCCGTTTAGTAATGCCTGTAATTGATTTACATCATTAACAATACCTTCAAATTTGGTCTGTACGTCTCTCTCGTCTATCTGTGGAGGATTGTACTTAGGTACCCTGATCCAATCATTGTTTAATAGGGAGAATAGACCTGATGCAACGTGTTGCTCTCTAATATCCTGGAGATAAAGCTCAACATCGTGCCCTCTTATAATTACGTTATGCCTTAGATTCCAAATGAATCTTTGACCGTCTACTGATTTTTTAACTAAATCTATGTCCGGATTAATTTTAGAGAAGTCTATTAGAACATGAACGTCAAGATCTGATTTTTCTGTCCAATTATAATTTGCAAGAGATCCTGTAAGTTGGATGTCTTCAATAGGAATGTCAAGTTTAAAAACTGCGTAAAATTCTTCAGCAATCTTAAGAAGCTTAGCTCTGACGCTTTGGTCAAAGTTTAAATTCTCCCAAAAGAGTGTATTCAATTCCCCTTGATAGAATTGATCCTCATTTAAAACCCAATTAGTAAAATTTTTGATGCGACTACCCACCTGAATATTTTAGTACTATATATCCAGTAAGGGTTTATTGTTAGTCGAAAGAGAAAGATTCGTAGCACTTTATCAAGTACTTAACATCCATTTCGCAGTATTTCTTAATCTCTTCTATTCTTCCTGAGTGGAAATATGGGTGAACCATAGATCCGTCCATGTCATCTTTAGGTGATTCGTGGCCGAAAACAGAACACATTAGATCTAGAGATGAATGGGTTTGTCCATAACCACCAAAGGCAAAAACCTCTGAGATATCAATAACAGGAGAATCCCACGGTTTTCTGTTTAATTGGCCTATAATAGGGGAAGGATCTATTTTATTAATTATCATTCTTTTACCAACAAAAGGAATGTCAAAATTCTTAATCGTATGACCTCCTAATTTCCAACCTTTTGTCACTGCATTATTAAAGATCTTATTAGCATTGCTAAGGAGTTCGTTTTCTTCGCCAATGATTGATTGAATCTTAACATCATCTCCGCTGTATGCACCGAAGCTAATGCAAACAACTTTAGCAAATTCTGGATGTAAGGAAGATTTTTCTAACCAAAGTTGATCCTCTGTAGCATCTTTGTATTCCTCGCCTGAATTCTTTCTAAGCCAAACACATCTTTTTTCCCAGATCTTAGCAAGCCTAGGATCCTCAGATTTTAAATCAGAAAAATTTTCATAGATACCTGCTGTCTCTATATCAAAATAGAGAATCTTTTTAAGTGTGCCTTTACTTATCATATTAGCCATTTTTTATCGATCCAAAAATTACGATCTTGTTTATCTTTAATAGGAACACAATTTTCTTTGTTAAAATAGAATTGCATCCATGCTTGAAATTCTTTACTCTTCTTCTTTTCTAAGTCTGCTTGGTTATACCAATCTTTGAATTGACCCCCTCCAAGCTCATATGATTCAACTATTATCTTCTCGGTCATATTGAAAAATTTCTCTCCAGCCCTGATAATATAATCACCGGCGGATAATCTTGGATCTAAATCTATTCTACCTAGAATTTCAGCTCTTAAATAATTTCCAACCCCGTTGAAATATTTTTGATTCATCATTACCTCATAAATAGGCTTTTGGAAGATTCTGTCTTTCATTAGATTTCCTAGAATGTCCTTCTTGAAAAGTTCTGTCTCCTGAACAGGATCATGGCCTCTTTCAGGATTCCAACTGCGCCAATCCCAACGGGCAAATCTTCTGACATCATTCATTCCTAAAACACCTCCGTCGCAATCCATAATCATGAAATGTGTATGCTTAGGTATTTCGAACATGCTTTTTGAATAATTCCAGTTCCCGCTCATACCCATTGTGAAAGTAAGATACTTGGAAGGATATGGTTTAAAGTTGCTTTTGGTTGATGCATCGATAAAATCTAGTCTTAATTCTTTCCCTCTAGATTCTGCTCTGATTTGAAATTTTTGATATGGAGGGGTTAAATCTGTTTTGCTTTTATGCTCTGGATTTTTACCCATTCCGAGAAAATAATCAACGCCAGAAGCTACATTATTTATAAATTCTGACATAATCTTTACTTCACTGATTTCTGGCATCTTTGTAGTGTTTTTACAAATATAAAGAAAATCCCCGTGAAATTAAAATGCTATGGTTCAGGAAGGCGATTGTCGAAGACAAAATCAAGTTCTAGCCCAAAGGGTCTAGTATCTTCCCCGTCCAATTTAGTGCTGCCTGGAAGATATACAAAGATAGGATTAACAGTTCTTTTCCATGTTGATGCAGCAAGGAAAAGTGATTCATTAAGTGTTAAATTTCCTTGGTTAGTGGGATATGCTGTGGATCTAAAAACAATTGGGATTTTAATTCTGTAAAAAACCCCAGGTAGTAAATCCTTTACCGAGAAAAGACTTGGCTTTTCGTCATTCACAACTGCAAGTCTTTTAATATCTTCTTGAAGAAAAAGTGCTTCTACTTTTTTACAAAAATCGTCCATTGTTCCCCTTCTGTCACCTTTTGCCCCACCAATATGAAGAACGATTGGCATTTCTTGATATTCTTTGACATCAAAGTTTTTTATGAATTCTAAACAGAGAACAATTTGGGAGTGAGCATCAGTAATCTCTTCGTCAGAATCTGATGTTAAATACTTTTTGCCTTTTATGTAAAATGCTACCCTAACACCTTTGTCGTTAATATAATTATTCATAGACGATTTTGCGCTCTCCGATACATTGAAATCAAGCACATCAAAATCATCATCTGTTATCTCAAAAACGAAGCATTCATATCCTATATTAATTCCTTCTGAAATCTTATTAAGAACAAAATCACAGAATGGTATAGTATAAGATATTTTCTTCCCCTTCTTAGAAGCAAGAGGAAATCTGACTAATATGCCGTTCTTTTGGTTACTCATCCCTATTATAATTTTTTGTTGCTAAATAGTTTCGAATTCCTCAAGTGTCATCTTGGGCCAAGATTCAATCATACTTTCGGTTGAAAGGTTAGCTATTTTTACTCCTTTGGCTATTAGTGCTTTACCAAGTTCTGAATATTCGGTCACAGTCTGATCTATCTGTCTATTAACTATATGTGTTCCAGTTTCAGCAAAGAAATGATTTTGCGTGAAATCAACACCAACCATAGCTATTTTAGATGCACCCATTTGGTATGCTATTATGATAGCCATATATGGTGAATTTGTTGTGTAGTCTATGAATCCATAATTTTGTAAATCCACACCCCCATATTTTCCAAGATTTAAAATCACCTTTTTAGAATCATCTATGGGTAAATTTGATAAATGAGTAAAAACCCATTCCGAAGTATTATCCTTTACGTATTTCCAGCGATCCCACTTGAAAGTATTTGGTGTATTTACAACAACTAAATATTTACACCATACTTGCCTTCCTGCATCATTAACACCGATCGTAATATGATTGTCAAAGCTATCGAAATTTTTTAAAGATGCGCCACACCCGCAAATAACAAAAGATCCATCCTTGTGGGCATTTATAAAATCCTTAAATCTTCCTAGATCTTTATGTTGAACCGAATTTTCAACCGGATTTATGTTCTCTTCTGGAAATGAAAGTTTTCTTCTAATTCTTTCTATTGACATCTTTTATCTTTGAGGTAGGTATTCACTCATTGATGGAACTAATTCGTCTGCAGCTTCACCGTAAGAAACACCATGCTTCTTCATAAAGTTGGAAGCTATGATTTTATATGCTTCTTTCAGTCCTTTGTTTCTAAGGATCTGAGCAGCTAAAAGATCACTATACTTTTCGTCAATACTTTTATTTTTGGTTAAAGCTTTTGCAGCTTCTACTGCTTCTATCACTGTTAAATGGTTGTCATTAAACTTAGAAAAATTTTCATCATTTCTGTTGATATAGATTGCTTTATTTTCGGGAACCGAATAAATTGGGCCTAATTTTTTAAAATTCTCTATATGATGTTCATAATCAGGATGATTAGTGTCTATTAAAACAACTTGAATATTTGGGTCAATAAATCCAGGCCTTTCCATAACGCCAGTTCCTTCCTGAAGTAATAGATCTGTTTTTATGTTAGCACTCTTTGATTCTAAAGATCCCCAGATAAAATTACCATTGTTATATTTTAACGCAGTCATAAATTTTTGTTTATTACTTATAGTTGATGCTCCCATTTCTTTTTTTAATATATTACCATTATCTGAGTGTGGTTCTACTGCATAGCTAGGAACTGTATAGATTTTACTCGTTTTAATACTTCTTACTTTTAAGATAGTATCCTTTCCGTTTGCAGTCCTTGATGTTGAAACAACCTCAGCGATAATTTTATTTTTATTAACGCCTCTTAGTTGTGCTTTAACAATATCCCCTGTTTGGTATTGTTCTCCCTTAACATAATCGTATGGATTTACGTCTCTGCCAACTGCTTTAGACAAATCATCGAAAGATTTATATTTAACTTTAAATACACCGTTTGAGCTATTAAATCCGTCACCGGAAAAAGTCTGCGCAAATTGTTCGTTTATTTTTTTGATCTTTGTCATTTTCTTTTGTTAAGTTCTTCTATTACATCCCTTAGCTTTCCTGCTAGTATATAATCTTCTTTCTCGATAGACTCTTTTAATTTATCCTCAAGATTTAAACCGCCTTCTATTTCAAATTTAAATTCTGGAATGTCTAATTCTTCTGTCATTGTAGCACTTTGTGCTATAAATAAAACTTGAAGTTTGGATTCTAAAATAGGAATTACTATCTCTTCGACAGGTTCTTCTTCGTTTTCTGTCTGAATTATTTCTATATTCTCCCATGCACCATTAATCCAAAGAATTAGCCAACATCCGTAACTAAGCTCTGTTAAATCATTCTCTATTACATACTCTAAAACTTTTTCTAATTCTTCCTTAGCACCATCAAGAGTAACTTTACCCCTTGTGATTCCTTTTATTTTAAGCTGCTCGTAACCAACTCTTCTGTCAAGAACCTTATAAAATTTTAGAACTTGATCCCAGTCAATAGTAGAAATAATACCATCGATTAATTTTTTATCTGTTTCCGTTATCTTAGACATAAGCTTAGTCTTTCTTTAATAAGTTTTTTAATTCTTCTATTTGAATTTGTTGCTCTTTGATTCCCTGAATCAATAATGAAACTATATTACCGTAAGAAACCATTAATGTTCCATCTTCTTTAGTCGTAATAACTTCAGGTAGTACCCTTTGTATCTCTTGTGCTATTACCCCTGCTCTTCTTGATTTGTCATCAGAATCTGTTCTAACAAAAGTGACACCTCTTATTTGCATAATCTTTTCTAGTGCATCTTTTATCTCTTCAACGTTCTCTTTTACTGATTCGTCGGAATAAGCAGCTATATCACCAGATGCGTAAATTGATACGCCACTTACGTCCCCTTCTACGTGTATCGGCCATCCAGGGGAAGCCGTATTATATCCAAGTCTTTGAGAGGATGCATTCCAATAAAGTTTAGTTGTTGATTCAATATTAGTGCTACTTGTAAAGTATGCTAAATATGGGGTTGTCCCTGAATTTGTACCAGGTCCTACTGCTCCTTGAGCTCCTGTATATCCCTGAGCCCCTGCTGCTCCTTGTGATCCCGTTGCTCCTTGAGCTCCTGTTACACCCTGAGCTCCCTGAGCTCCTGTTCCACCCTGTGCCCCTTGAGTTCCAGTTGCTCCTTGAGCTCCTGTTGCTCCTTGAGCCCCGTTAACCCCAGATCTTCCCGAAGATCCCGAAGTTCCAGCATTTCCTGAAGTTCCTGCTGTCCCTGCTGGTCCAACTGCACCATCTAGATTTAGATTCCATATATCAGTAGAAATATAGCTATTTGCCCCTGTTACTGCATCGATTTTAATGTCTAAATAGCCATTAGCTTTAATAAATCCGATTACAGTACCTGTTATGAAATTATCAGCATCGATTGCAAGAACTACACTTTGTGCTACAGTATATGAAAGGTTTTGCGATATGGTGTTAAAATATGCATTAGTACCTAATAAACTTTGAGATAGAGTTATAGACCCACCAGTATTGTGGGTAAGATCCGTCAAATAAGCAGTGTCTGCATATTTGTCCCCGGCTATTCCAGAACTACCTGAAGTACCTGTAGTTCCTGACGTTCCTGTTGTTCCTGAAGATCCAGAGGATCCTGCTCTTCCTGAAGATCCTGAGGTACTACTAGTTCCAGAAGAGCCTGATGACCCATCTTTACCTGATGAACCTGCTGATCCTGAAGTACCCGTTGATCCTGAAGTACCCGTTGATCCTGATGTTCCAGTTCTCCCAGAAGATCCTGAAGTACCAGTTGATCCTGATGTTCCGTTCATTCCAGAAGTTCCTGAACTTCCACTTGCTCCTTGAGCACCCTTAGGTCCGATTGTTCCCGATTCACCAGAAGTTCCTGATGTGCTGCTGGTTCCTGAAGATCCTGATGTTCCTGTTCTACCTGAAGATCCTGCACTTCCTGATGTTCCATTATTACCGTTATCACCATTAGCTCCTGATGTACCTGCTGATCCAGATGTCCCCGAAGATCCATTAGGAGGTCCAGGTTCACCTTGTGCTCCTTGTGCACCCTGTGCTCCTGAAGCTCCCGTTGCACCATGTGCTCCTGAGAAAGTTATCCAATCTGTAACACCATCAATACCTCCTGACATTTCTCCACCGTCTTCTAAAAGTGTTATTCCTGTTAATTCAAAAGTTATCGCTGCTCCGTTTAGGTATTCAGCATATCCACTTACTGATTTAAGTGTGACTGTAGTTGCGTCTGAGATAGCTTCTATTTTAGTATTAGAAGATAAAACTATATCTGCTACTATTTGCTGTCCTGTTTTGTAAACAACGTCTTGACACGTTGAAGTAACTAGAAGTACTCCGTCAACATAAATCTTAATAGTACCACCTAGTACAACACCAAGTATAGTAAAAGTAAATGACGAGGGGGTTTCTCCACTATAAGCGTATCCCTGGAAATCTTTTCCTGTAAATCTAATTTGTCCAGGTACTGAAGGTTTTGTTAGCTCTGTGTTTCGATCTGGTCTAAGTCTTACCCTACCACCGTCTCCTTTCTTGTTATAAACATCAATATCTCCACCAACAAAAAGATCTTTAGAAAGATTAGTAGAAGAAGCTGTAATTCCTCCGTTATTTCCGTCCATCACTATTTTAGCTACTCCTGTTGCAGGAAGTTGGACTGAATTTGCTCTAAGTATGTTTACAAAGAAATCTGCGCTCTTTGCGTCCATGCCTGGTATTTCTATAGTAATACCAAAAGTGGACTGTAAAAGCGCTATAGCGTCTTTTAACTGCTTAAAATTTTGATCTATTGTTAGATCTTTGGTATTCGATGTCGAAACCGGCTGTATGGTTAAATCTGTTAGTTCTGTCATTTCTAGTGGATACTTTTCTTATATATCCATAGAAAAAAGAACCAGATTAACCTATCTGCTCAGAAATCGATTTACAAAAATCTTTAAATTCTTTAGGGTAAAATTTGCTCAGTTCAGATATCTCTCGATCAGAGATTTCGTATTTCCTTTTTATTATTTCTGCAACTTCCTCAGGAGGGGTAAAGTTTTTAATCTTATCTTTCTTAATAGTTGCAGTATAGAACCAACCAGGAACTGTTTTATATTTCAGATTTAATGTCGCTCTCCAGTAATCTATGACAGAAACTGGATCTATTTTAGTGTTATTAAAAGCATTTGCTTGTAATGGAAATGAAATTGACATGATCCTATTGATCATGAAGAAATTTTTCCCTTTCTCAATCTTAGAAATCTCGTCCCATTTCTTCTGGGTAAAGAAGCATTTTAGTATATCAAATAATTCCATTATTTCTTTTTAAAGCTCATAAAAGGATTAAAAGCAGATGGTGCTTCATATTTGTCCCATCTGGATCTTCCAATTAAATTTGTCTTATCTGTCAGTGTTGGCTTTATTTCAAGGTCAGTATTTGAATAGGAAAATTCCATTGCTGCTAGTACTTCTTCAGGTATTACATGTTCAGATAGCCATACCAGTTGAGCATTCTCGTGATAATTGTTTGCAACCTCTTGTCTATTAGCTGCTGTGTCAGTATATGAAAGTGATCTTAAAACATATCCAGAAACCCAATCTTTAAATTCATCATTCTTCCAAATATCTTCTAATCTAGAATTACCCCATCCGGATTGTTTAAAATTCTCGTAGATGGAAGCAGATTTTGCTGGTGTTAGTTTAAATATCTTACCAGGTGTTTTTTCGTAAGAAAATATGCTAGGAACGTTATCTCCTTTATCCCCAGTTAAGATCTTTTCAAAAATTAATTTATCCTTATTCACTATTTCTAGTGTTGCAGATGCTGCAAGATTGGCTATTTTCTCTTTTTCACTATTCTGAACAAAATCTAGATTGAAAATAGAAACATCTTCTTCTTTTTCTAAATAATCTGATTTCCAATTCTTATCACAGAATATTTTATTATTCTTAGAATTAGCATTCCAACAGATCGTCCATCTTCCATTTTCACATTCAACCAATTGGTGGCTGTCTTTATCACCTGAATAAATTATGACGTTATGCCCTTGTTCTTTTAATTTCTTATTCCAAAACCATAAAAGATCATCACCTTCTGCTCCCTGAGCTTTAGAATAGATGTAGCCGTTTAATTCTAAGAATTTACCAAACTCCTCCATCAGAATAAAAAAAGATCCCCAATCTACAGTTTCACTCTTAACCCTTCCTGATTTATATTCTTCTCTCTTAATGTCTAAGTTTTTTCTCCAAGATCTAGAATCCTTACAGAATATAACATATCCTGTTGTGGGTATTTGATTCAGTGAATAACAAATATCTGTCATGATTTTTCTCATAAACATTCCTTGTTCTTCATTTCTGGAAAGAACTTCCCCGGGCTGTTTAGAACCAAAATCGGAGAATATTGCAAATGTTTTGTGGAAAAGATAATTTCCGTCTATTATAACGCTAGTCATATTAAAAGTCTTGATTTGTTACCCTCATATCATAGTTGGAAAATTCGAAAAAATCCTGATCGTCTGCTTCTATCCTACGATCTACAGAATCTGCGTCTTTCCTTTGAAGTAATCTTTGTTTTATAATTTCTTTTGGCGGATCTATGAAAATGACAAAACATTTTTCTCTATCTTCTGCCTTAATATTATTTACCCCTCTAGGTGTCATAATAAATAAATTTGATCTTTTAAAATCGTCAATTAGTGTTCCGTATTTCCATCCATTAAATTCGTCTACTTCGTAGAAGTTAATAGAATTATTTTCAAAAAATTGAAAGTCTGTAAATTTATAATCCTTACCTTCTTGTTCTCCTTCCCTAATTGGTCTACTTGTATGGGAAACACAATACCTAAATCCCCTTGCTTCAAATTTTTTGCGAAGAAAATCCTTACCTGACCCACCACGACCAACTATAACTATTTTACAATCATCGGTAATCATTACTGTGTTAATTTTTGTATTGAATAGAATAATGAGAGCAAACTAACAACCGGATCTATAACTTGAGTTCTTTGTGCTTGGTGCTGTGCAACAAGAATAAGAACCGCAGGAATTATCTGAATCTTATCTGACTTCTTCTCTCTTATCCATTCTATAAATTCACGTCCTAAAGATTCCATAACTTCACCGACCGAATTAGAATATTGTCCTGCTATAACCTGATAGCTTTTTACTGGATCTAATTTTTGAAAAAGCATTTCGTAAAGTTCTTCGTAATCCCAAGACGATTCCGAGACCTTCTCCTCTGTGATCTCTGTAGTTCCTTGAATCTGCCATCTTTGCATACAATTTAGTGCAGATCTCATGTCTGGATAAAACTTCTTTACGAAAGATTTAGTTGCTCTATCATCAATAGAGATATTAAGCTTACTCAGGATAAGAACTATTCTTTTTTCCCATTCGTCTCTAAGTTCTTGTTCTTCTTCTTTGTTTACCGGATCAAAGATAAAAACTTCGAATCTACTTTTCATAGGATCTGGTACTTTATTGATCCAATTACAAGTAGCTACGAATCTAGTGTTCTTTGCAAACTTCTCCATTGTTCCGCGGAGTGCTTTGTAGAATTGATCAGATGCGCCGTCAAACTCATCCAACACCACAACTTTCATGGCATTAGTATCATCCATAATAGAAATAGTTGAGCAGAATCCAGTGATCTTGTCCCGAACGGTATCAACAGAACTTTCGTCCGATACGTTAATGAATAATCTTGGTGAATCGTTGGACAGAATCTTAGCTAAAGATGTTTTACCAGAACCTGGTGTTCCGGTTAATAAAACATTCTGCTGAAGCCCGTTAGCAAAAGCATCTTTGATTCTCTTTGGAAGAATCATGTGCTCCAATTTCTTAGGTCTTAATTTCTCTGTTAAAAGGCTGTTTATCATTTCTTTTTGTTAAATCTAATTACTAAATCTTCTGGTTCTGTTTTATCACTTCTTACTTCAATAAATCTAGGAAGGAATAAAGATTTATTCCCGTGCTTATCTTCTATAGGAACATTGTATTGGATTGTTACAATTTTTCCAATATAAGAATCTGGGTCTTTAGAAAGCATTTTTAAATCTGATTCTGTGAATCCTGAACCTACCTTTACTTGGTATTGCCCGGAAAGATCTTTACAATCAAATCCGCCTATAAATCCTTCCCTCTTGCCCTCTCCTGGGTACCATCCAGTAACTACTAAATCGCAATCTTCTACCTCCTTGAATTTAATCCAAGACTTAGATCTTTTGCATTCATAAACGTGTGAAGGATCTTTCATAATAACTCCCTCACCTCCGTTAGCTACTATTTGTTCGTAAATAGGCATTAATTCTTCCTTAGTCTTAGCTTCCCATTTTCTTGCCAAAACCACGTTAGGAGTTTCACCGCTTGTTTCAAAAACTCTTTCAAGTGTTTGTCTTCTTATTGTATAGGGTGCGGTTCCTTTTCCTTCTCTGATAGATGACATACCATCAATATCAAAAACATTAAAAAGTAGATCATCACCGATTAATTCCTTAGGAGATCCTTTTAGAATCTGATTAACTTTACCACTTACGCTTTTTCTGTCTTTATCTGTTAGCTCGCCATCAAAGAATATGTTACCAAGATCTCTACTTAAATGCTTAAGCTGGTCTGCTATTTTAGTTAGATACTTGACATCTAGTTCATTAAATGCTCTGGTGTAAAATTTGGCCTTTCCCCCTTCGATTGAGCAAATAACCCTAACACCGTCATATTTCTCCTCGCATACAATAGAATCCCATTTATCAATAGCTTTGTGGTCATCCTCAGCGAGCATTAAGCTAGGATCAGGGATTAGCTCCTTTCCTACTGCTTTATTAATAAGCTTAGCACCTACCCCTATGTTCATTCGCTTTGTAAGCACTTTAGCAAGCACTTTATTTAATTCTGTATGATAACCAGTGGATTCAACCAATCGTTCAGCTTTGGACCTTAAATTGTCGTTTATAGCTGGTGCTTTTTTAAGCTCCTCACATAGATTTACAAATTCCTTGAATAATTCGGGATTTTCATTGCTGGCTGCATCGCCATATTCTAATTTATGAAGTTTTGTTGTGACGAAGGGGTCAAAACAGATAGAGAGAATATATTCCAGTTCTGGGGATAAATTGTCAGCAATTAATTGCTGTTTTTTCTTTTGTGATCCGTCCCCAGTGGAGCTTTCAATTTCTAAGAGTAACTCAAGTTCTTTCCTCATTTGATTTTATTTAGAGATCAAATATATGAAAACTTCTCGGGTTTAAAAAATGTTTCGGTCTTAAGCCTCCGGTGCTGGTGTTTCAGCAGCGGGCTCTGCAGCAGGCTCGGCAGCAGGTTCAGCAGCAGGTTCAGCAGCAGGCTCTGCAGCAGGTTCAGCTGCAGGGGTAGCCCCCCCTTCAGTAGCAGTAGTTGCTGATTCCTTACCTTCCTCCTCCTCTTTCTTCTTGTATATGTCATTAACCCTTCTGTCCTCATTGGTTAATCCTAAGAACTTATCTATAAGGAATCCCTGGTCAAAGAAAGGAAGTTCTTCCTCTCCAACTTTTTCTTTAATGTCAGAAAGTCCTGCTATAAAATCTATCTTTTTAATTAATTGCTCTATCTCTTTAGATTCCCCAAATTGATTATCGGAATTAAATTTAATTCCTAATTGGGATCTAAAGATTGGATCCTCACCTAATTCCGGATGATCTAATGTCATCTGAATCCACAAAGGCTTAAGGAGAATTTCTTGATAGATCGATCTAATTCTATTAATGAATTTATTATATCTAATTTCGTCTCTTTCTGCGGATTCAGCACCAATCTTATAAGTACCAACTGTACCCCCGGATCTTGCAGCAAATCTGTTAAAAGGAATTTTAGAATCTGCTTTCAATTTATTGAAGAAATAAACTACAGCATCAATAACATTAAGATTTGGACCTGCGTTATTTATTGTTTCAACCTTAGGAGATTCCCCACCTTGCACAGGAAAAAGATAGTTTTTATAAAACTGAAGTTCTGGTCTACCATTAATACTTAATTGGCCGGAATCTGTGTTTAAATTGATGTCTTCTTTATACATGCTCATCAATTCGCCTAGGGTTTCTTTTGCTTTTTGCGGTGATCTAGATCCAACAGGAATTGTCATCTTAATTCTGAAAGAAGCATTCATTACGTTCCAGATAATTCTGGTATGCTCCATAATCTTTAGTAAGTTATGGGATCTAATTAATCTTTCAACATAACTGGATCTGCTTGCACTATTTCCTTTAGTAAAAGAGATATAAATTACTTGTGCATCGTATAATCTTCTTTCTTTGGTTGAATCACCATAGTATTGATACCAAACTTGTTCTGCCTGTCCTTTAGCGTTTCTTTCAATAGAAGGTGTTAATGAAATTGGATCTAATTCTTTAAATCCTACAATATCTTTTCCTGTATCTGAATAAACTATTTCAAATGCAAGAAATCCTTCAATCAAAAATTGTCTAAAATATTGCCACGCAGAAATTCCATTATTGAATCCATGAAGAATATACATTTTTCTAAAATTCTCCCTAAGTGAATCTGCAACTTCATCAGTTAAATCCATATTAACTAACGAAAGATTACAACAGAAATTTCTATCATCATAAACAATCGCTTCGTCTGCTAAGATATCTAGGATCCATTCTATTTCTGCATTCAAAGAAAAACTTCTTAAAAAATCTCTTTTGAAAGGATAATCCTTATCAAAATAAGCAATGTATTTTCTGTTATATGTGTCTTGAGAAGCTAGGCTGAAAATAAAATCTTCATCAGAATCAGTAATAGCTAATTTCTGTCTTAGCATAGCTTCAGAAACCCCAATAGCTTGTGAATTTTTGACAACAAGATCTTTGTACTCCATTCCGAAGCTACCAATTTTGCTAACCGCCTTAAGTATACGACCTAGGTTAGGGTTGCTTATCGAAAAATTGTCTATAAATCCTGCCATACTTAAAGTTTGATTTCTCCTTCGGTTTCAGCTGCTGCTTCGCCACCGCCTGCAGCTGCTTCTTCCTCTTTCTTTTTCTTAGTTAATTCTTTTGCTTTTTCGTTTGCTATCTTGTCATCGTCAGTCATTCCTAAATATTTGTCTAAAACATATTTCAGTGAGAAATAAGGCTTTCCGTCTGCATCTAGTAGTCCTGCTATTTTAGATACTTGATCCTTCCTAGCATTCAGGATTTCCATGTATCTTGTTTCAGCAAAAGAGTTATCCTTAACATAATCTAAACCAAATTGACTCTTAATCATAAAATCCTTAGAATGCTCTGGAAAATCTAAACAGAACTGAATCCAAAGAGGTTTTAAAAGTATGTCTTGGAAAATTGATCTTAATCTAGTTATAAATTTAAAGAATCTTATTTCTTCCTGGTCTAGTCCTTCTGCGTTACCGCTAAAAGTTCCCATTGTTCCCCTATCATCCCTATCGAATCTAGAATAAGGAATTTTAGAATCTAATTTCAATTTATCAGCAAAATATGCTAATGCTTTAAGGTCACTAAAAGGCGTAGCATCTCCGCTACCTGTTAGAGGTGTAATATCCGGCGTTCCGTTAGGTGTTGATGGCATTAAATAGTTCTTAAAGAACTGAATATTTGGTTTACCGTTTACAAATAATTCTCCGCTATCCTGATCTAATCTAATATCTTCCTTATAGATGCTCATTAATTCAGCTAAGCTCTGTTTTGCCTTTTGCGGGGATTTAGTTCCTATTGGAACTGTCATAGTCATACGGAAAGAAGAATTCATTACGTTCCAGATAACCCTAGTGTGCTCCATAATTCTAAGGAGATTAAAAGATCTAATTAATCTTTCAACGTAGCTAACCCTAGAAATAGTATTTCCTTTAGCGTATGAAATATAAAGAATTTGAGAATCGTAAAGTTTTCTTGTTAAAGAAGGATTGTCAGGATATTGAATCCAGATCTCAACGAAATTACCGTCTATTTGTTTTTCAACGGAAGGGAGTAAAGACTGAGGATCTAATTCTTTAAATCCGATAATATTTTTACCTCTGCTATCAAAAACTATTTCAAAAGCAAGTATACCATCTATTAATAGACTTCTAAAGAAATGCCATCCTGAAATATCTTCATTGAATCCAAAAAGATTATAGATCTGTTTATACCTCTCGTGGATTTTTGCTTCTTTTTCCTCGCCAAGGCCTTTAATATCAGTATTAGTGAAATATGAGAAAAAATTCTTATCGTCATAAACAATTGCCTCGTCACAAACTGTATCTAGGATGAATTCAATCTCCGGATTAAGTGCAAAGTTTCTTAGGTAAGTTTTTTTGTTGGCATAATCCCTATCAAAGTATGCGATATACTGCTTAGCGGTTGTATCTGCTTTCTTTAATGCATAAAGTAGGCTTTCGTCAGTAATTCCCCCTGTTCTAATAACTGCGCTTTCTGAGGGCCCAATGGCTTGAGAGTTTTTAACTACCATGTCCCCGTAGCTCATCCCAAAGGATCCTATCCTCTTAAGGGAGTTCATCAAATTACTGAAAAACGGGTTGGTTCTATTATCTTCTAAAAATCCTGCCATTAACTATATTTGCTGTATATATCGTTTAGTGTAGCCCCCTCAATAGATTTAGTGTCTAGGTAAAATATGTATTTCCATTCTTCCAACGGAATTTCCTTTAAACCCTTAATTTTTTCTATCTTGTAGCCACGATATGCATGATTATACTTGATACCAGACATAATAGTTTCTAAAAATGGGACATCAAATTTGAGTGGCATCCTTGCAGAAGCTTCTTTTGCCTCGTTTTGTTCCATTATTTTCCCATAAACCGCATTGATCTTAACTAAGAAATTAGTTCGGTTCCTTGGGGTCATTAGAATAAGATCTATTCCTTTTATAATGCTTCTTGTAGGTGTTATGTCTCTGGCTTCAAAGAAAATAACTGGTCTTCTGTTAACAAAGTCTTTTTCGCTCTTAGGCATAGAATCATAGAAAAAGGTGTAAATCTTCCCAGGTACTAAGCTTCTTAAAGAGTCTGAAGATTTTAGAACCGAATAATTTTCTCGATAATGCAAAAAGCTTTCCTCTGTCAATCTGGCAGGTGATCCCGATTTCTCTATTGCATCCCTGACCATTTTTCTAATATCCATTATCTAAAAATGAAATTTTCATCAATAGCACCAAATTTGTAGCCATTGTTCTTTGCAAATCCCATAGCAGCATCAAATTTAGCCCTATTTACTATCCAGACCTTCATTTGCTCGTTATGAGCTCTTATTCTCTTCTCTGTCAAATTGCCTTTTAGTTCTGGCTTTTTGTCCAGCTGATACTGTGCAGCTGGTTTAATCTCTATAATCCAATCCTCTATAGTTCCGTCCGTCTTTTGAACCTTTATGTAATAATCAGGATGATATATGTGAGTTTTTTTGTCTATCGGATTCCAATATTCAATCTGAACAGCTTCCGAAGCCCATTTTAAAATGTTTGGGTTTCTGTCACAGTACTGACAGAATCTTCCTTCCCAGGATGATCTGTAAATAATGTTGTGAATATCTCCAATGTATTTTTCAGGACTTTGAGGTACGAATTTTCCAGATTTGAACCTCCCGTTAGGTATAACATTTTTTATATTAACCTTAGACATTGTAATTTTGATTATCGTCTTTAGTTAATCGAGAAAATGGGATCGTTTTAATTGATCTGGTTGAATGTATCTTTTTCCATCCTTTTTGCATACCATTCTTTGCAATTTGTGAAATAAAAGCAAATGGATTATCGGATTTAGCTGGGTCAAATCTGTCCCAATATTTAATTAAATCTTCTAGTCCGAATGCTATACAATCTTCTTTATCTTCGATGTCCCTATAAGATTTTGTCTTTGAAAGACCGTTTACGATTAGTGTAAACATTTTAACAGTCTCAGGAGTTAACCTTCCCTTCTCTTTAGATTCTAGTAGCGCCCTCTTTAAATCTTTGTTTTTTACATACTCCATTATGGTTGTTGGAAATTATTTTCTAGACTGCTGATTTGTCTTTCAACATCGTCTTCTAGGACAGCAAGATTTTTTAATGAATCTTCAATGGCCTTCAATCCTATTTTATGATTAAAATGGCTACTTGTTTCTAATTCTTTTAATTTACCTATGGTTTGTTTCAGTTCCTCCTGAAAATGAAAAAGTTCGTTACCCATTTCTTCGGCAACGAACTCTTCACTATGTTCTAGAATTGTTTTTACTTTTTTTTTGCAGCTGGAGCTTTAGCTAAAGTTGCTCTGTTCAATGGCTCGTGATCTTTCTTACCATTTTTATTATGATTACCTGGTGCTTCAGCTAATTGTGCCTTCTTAGTTCCAGTTTTTTTAACCTTCAATTTTTTAGCTTTAGGAGCTGGTGCTTTCTCGTAATTAACATTATTTTGAGATTCTGCTAGATTATGATCATTTAAATCTTCAATAAACTTAGAAGCGTTTGGTGCAGTACCACCTGGTGCATCAGCTAAATTAAAATTTTTCTCATTTTGAATAAACTTCTTATCTTTTCCAGCTTTTGCGCTAGGTGCTTCTGATAACTCATGATTGCCACTTACTCCTTTAGGATCTTTTGATTTAGAAGAAGTTCTTGCTGGAGCTTCCGCTAATGAATGATCTTTAAGATTTTCTACGTCTGCTGCAGAACCTGAAGCTTTACCCCCTGGTGCTTTAGCTAAATTTGCATTCTTATTGTTTTCAACAAATTTCTTATCTTTTCCAGATTTTCCTAATGGTGCTTCTGCTAATTCCATATCAGCATCTAAACCTTCGTTAGTTTCATCATCTTCTGTTAAATCACCAGCTACTTCTAATTTAGCGTTGCTGATTTCATCAGATATATTGATAACATCGTTGTAGAAAAATTCGCCTGTTCTTCCGTTCTCAAACATTACTGTGTAAGTTTTAGAATTACCATTTACACCTACTACTGTTCCTTTTTCTCCATTTCTTTTAACTTTAACTTCTGTATTAATTTCGTATCCTTCGCTTTCGTTTACTTTACTAATTTTCTTTGCACCTTTTTCAAATCTTTCTATTTCAACATTGATTTGATTCCATTTTGCTTTTAATTCTGTTGATTCTTTAACCAACATATCTTTTGCTTCTTTAACTTCTTCAGAATCAGCTAAACGTGGATTAAGTTCGATTGCTTTATTAATCTTGTTCATTTCGTTTTCAACGATTGATAGATTAGCCTTAATCGCCTCTTTGTCATTCTTCATGATAGAAAGAACTTGAGCTTCTTTTTCTAAAACGTTAGTCATAGATTCAGAAATATCAAATCCTAAGAATTCTTTAACTAAATTAACTGCTTGGCTTCCGTTTCCTTCTAAAAGTTCATTCTTCTTCATAGCAGGATTTACTCTGTGAACATAAACTTTTTCACCAAATTTAAAGATGTTAGCTTCTACGCCTTCATAAACTCTAGAAACGATTTTCTTACCAAAATCAACTTCAGAAAGATAATCAGCTGCAGCTACTACTTCAGTTGCTTGTTCTACAACAGCAGCAGAAGATTGAAACGAATTTCTCAATTCGAAAGAAAGAACAAATCCTAATTTTTCTTGAGGAATTCTTTTTTCGTTTAAGAATACTGCTTTAGTATCTGTTTCGCTTTCAAAAACAACAGATAATTTATTTTTACCAATATACATGTCTAATCCGCTTTCGTTAATTTTAACGTTAGGATTAGAAAGTGCTAAAACTGCTTTTAAGAATTTACCAGGTAATTTAGATGCGTCTGCTCTTTCTAAAACAGATACGCCATTCTCTGTTGCTCTAAAGAACCTATTAGAAGTAACAAAGATTGAAGAATTCTCAGCAACTAAGCTAGGAGCTATAATGCTCTTAACATCACAATTTTCAGATTTAACTTTGATGCTAAATTTGTTTTGGTTGTTGCTTTCTAAATAGTTAATTCTTTCAACTAAAGTTCTAACAGTAGGATTGAATCCCCATTTGTTAAGACCTTTTAAAAGCTTTTCAGAAACTTTATCATCTGATGTTAACCAGTTTCTCATTGCTTCTGTGATAGTAGAGAAAAGATCTTTACCGCCTGATCTATTGATTTCCTCAATAGCTTTAGCTACTTCAATTTCTCTTCTATTGCTCTCGTATGTTTTCTTAAGATTATCTAATGCATGTTTAGCATTTTTTTCCCAAGCAAAGTTTTCCAATTCTTGAATCATCCCCTCAATTAAGAATGCCTCTGAAATTCCTTTAATAGCAACGTGGTTGATGTATTTTTCTGCAAGTACTTTAGCTTCTGCAAGTTCAACAAAACTAGTTTGTTTTAATGCCATTGCAGTTTCAAGCACTCCAACAGAGAATGATGGCTTAACCATCTTAATATCTTCTGATGAGATTTGTTCTATTTCTTTTTGTCTGCCATCTACATAAGATCCAGCAGCACCTGGATTAAATCCTTGGTTTCCTCCCCAGCTCTCGTTAAGAAACGCTGCAGCAGCCTTGGCCTTTTCCATTTTTATCTGTGACAGATTATCGTCAAAGTTCATTTTATCCATTTTGAGGGATTTTATTTGTATGTATATATCTAAGTCGTAAAACCATTTTTTAATGTTTATCTATTTAAACCTATCATATCTATCTCATTGTGCTATTTTCCAGCAAGCTGTAAAAAATTAAGACATGTTTAATTCTATATAATCAACCCAGGGTCCATGATTACCGTTCCAATATCCTGTATCTATACCTGTTAATTGAACATTTACTGATGCTATTGTATCGAACGTTGCAGGAATTTCGCTTCTATTTAAAGTTAATGCTATATCAGTATAGTCTGAAGGTGCAATAGATGTTCCCGTTGTTTTTGTCGCAATCGTTGTTCCGGCTGAGTTTTTAAACAGTAATACAAAATTATACGTGTCCCTTTGAGACGGAAGACCCCTTTGATTCTCCTCCTTAATATTGACAACACCAGTGAAGGAATTTGCTGAAGAAATAGAACCGCTTACATCTACAGACTGGGAAACTGTTCTACTTACAAATGTGAAGTATAAGACGCCATTTAAAACTGCAACCTGATTAGATGAATAGTATGACCACGTTCCAAATCCCCCACTTGCAGTCCATCCAGCTGTTCCTGAATCAAAATCAGGATTAGTTAATAATTGTGTTGCTGGAGGGGGAGGTCCTGGTGGAGGTCCTGGCAAAGAATCTTTAAAAAACGAGACTGGAAATGTTATCATATTGAATTAAGAAAAATTTTGAAGATATGACCCAAAGTACTTAGAATCAACATAAACAAATGTATACACATCATATTTATTTGCTCCTGCTGTCATAGTTGGGGTTGAAGCCCATGTCACAGATCCTGGCCAACCGACTGTGTATCCTCCAGCAGCTCCTTGTTTAACAACTAATATGTATGTTCCACCAGCTTTTCCGTCGTTGAAAGTGAATGTTGTTGCGCCGGTTAAAGTGTAAAACTGAACATTCCCATTATCCCAATCTATTGTTGCTGATGATGCTGTGTAAGAATTTGCCCAAGCTTGACCGTTTACCTGTATATTTCCTGTATAAGGACTTAAGAAAGAAGAGCCAGAAGAGCCAGAAGAGCCAGAAGTACCTGACGAGCCATTAGGAGCACCTTGTTTCCAGTATACTTTACCTGTAGGATCCCCAGGATTGAAAGGATTTGGGTCCCAAACTAAATACTTATCCAATGCTGGGCCTTGTGTAATACCCGAAAGATAAATTTCACCATCTACGCTAAGATCTGCCTGAGAATGAACACCATATTCATCAATATGAGCTTTCCATATATTCCCAACCAAAAATTGGTGTTGATACCCATCAGGAACGTGATTTTCTACGTACCCTTCCCATGGTTGACCAGGTAATCCTTGTCTAACTAAAATACCTGCAGTTCCTGATGTTCCATCTTCATGAGTTATTATCTTAAAAGTATTGTCCCCTAATGGTGTATAAAATTCTGGATTTATAATAAGTGTATTCCCATCAAATCTGAGATTTGGATTAGCCTCTGCAACAGATCCATCAGAATTTGATGTTAAGATAGCATTAGCACTAGGACTGTTTATTGTTACTCCTGGTCCTACTGAACCCTGAGCTCCGTGTACACCCTGAGCTCCTTGAGCTCCTTGAGCTCCAGTTCTACCATCAAGATTTACTGTCCATTGGTTGTATGTACCAGTTCCGATTTTTTCATTAACCTTCATCACTAAAGTACCGTTCGGGTTATATGAAACTATTTCCCCGTGAAAATGGTTAAAATCATCCCTTGCTACTATTAAGTTTTGTCCCGGAGAATATTCTAAGCTATGATCTGCTACCATAGTTATTTGATTTCCTACAACAAGGGTTGAAAGATTTATTGATCCATTTATAAAACCTCTATACTTAGCGCTAACCCCAGATGATCCTGATGACCCTGAAGTTCCGTGCGTTCCTGATGTTCCAGAGGATCCAGAGGATCCGGATGATCCAGATGTTCCAGATTCCCCAGAGGATCCATCTGTTCCTGATGTTCCTGAGGTTCCTGATAAAACTAAATCCTTGCCTATTTTTGAAGTCACGTTTCCAACAACACCAACTAACCAATCACCGGGATTAAAAGATGTTGCTATTGGTAAGGCTGTTATTCTTATTCCTGCCATTTTTTTAATTATATTATTGTATCAAATAATCTCCGTCTGGTAGAAGTATATCACCTACCTGTGAAATTATTGGTATTTCTCCTTTAGTTACCCCTTGAATTGCTGACGAAGCTATAAGTATTTTTAAATCTACTATACCTGAATGTGGATTATGTAAAACAAGTCCTCCCTTAGAAAAATAAGGACTTGATAACCCAACGCCATTAGTATTTAAAATTATACCTCTTCCTTGATCGGTATCATTAGGCTCACCTGACCAAATAGTTACTTCTCCCATTGGATATGTCTTATCCGCATAGATTAAATTAATATATTTGTCAGAATCTTTTGTGAATGTTGAAGAATATGTTGCTTTTATTAAAACAAATTTTACCTCGCCAAAAGAATTGGAAATTCCGCCATCATCAACTAAGAAAGCCATTCCGCCTTTTAATCTAACTGTCTGTGAAAAGAATTCATCAATGTCCATAGAAAAATCACAGAAATTAAAGGAATTAACTAATCCATTGTCCTTAGTGATCTTAAAAGTACATCTATCAAAATGACCAGATTGTATTAACGTATTTGCTATATCCGCTTGACATATGATCGGTGCTTTTGCCATTAATTCATTACTAATATTTGAATCTCAACCTCTTCAGTAGTTGGGTTACTTATCAAAATGCCACCAAAACCAAAATCTGGTTCTGTTGGCATAGGACTAATAATAGGTGAGAATTCCGGACTAGCTTGATTGTCTGTCCAAGGTTCTAAATCCCATCCATGATGTTTAATGTGATCTAATGTTTTTCCTGTTACGAAGTGTATATTTTTACAAGGAAATATAGATCCATTATATTCTAAAGTTATTAATTTGTCCTGATCTACTAATTTTTTTGAGTAGCTAACCCTAATTATAATCATAGAAACCTCGCCCTGGTCTTGAGAAATATTTCCTCCATATAAAGTGTACATAGCATTTGGTGAAAGATAAAATCTTTTAACAAAGCTACCGCCATTTTCAGAAGCAGGATGAAAAAACCCTGAGAAATCAACAGCATCTAAAACTTGAGATCCCTGAATTACTTTTAGAGAAGACCCTTCAAAAACAAGTTTCTTCTGCTTTTCTGGGTTACAATCAACATATTTGATGTATCTAGAATCTGTACTTTGTATATTAGGCATCTTTTCTTAGTTTAATATAGTTGGATTGCTACTTGCTGGGTGATCTATTTGATGAACATGTTGCTCCTCGTCAAAAACTTGTCTTCTTGGCTTTGGCTCATTGTTATACACATTGCCTAATCTATACCCTCCGAATTCCCCGTCCTCTCTAGGTTCTTGAGGTACATCTGCATCTTCTACAGTTTCAGCAGCAGTTTCTTCCACTATTGGTTCCTCTACTGTTTCTTCTATTTCCTCCTCCTCAATAGGTTGTTCTTCTGTTACATGCTCTTCTATCTCTTCTTCAACCGGTTGTTCTTCTATTACAGGTTCTTTTTCTAATACTTCCTCTCTCTCTTCTTCAACTGGTTGTTCTTCTGTTACAGTCTCTATAACTTCAACAACTGGCTCTTCTAAAATTTCAGGAACTTCTTCCATAGCGTAATCATCCATAAAATATGGATCTTCTAGGATTTGCTTTATATCTTCTTCTTGAATTGCTGGTTCTTCAACAATAGCAGGGGGAATTGGTGCTTCTCCTATAATAAATTTATTTTCTTCTATTTTTTCTTTCGGATCTTCTTCGGTGTTTTTTGCATTCTTTTTTCTCTCCTCTTCCTCTTCTTTCCTTTTATTAGCAACATACTCAAACACGAAGTTAGCAGCAACAACTAAAGCTATTGCTAACGGGTCAAATACGAGCATTAGAGCGATGATAAACCAGTTTACCACTTGATCTAAAGATTTACCAGTTATCTTAGCTAAGTACTTTAATGGACCGATTTCATTAGCAAGCTCGTTGTTTGAGCTTTTATCTAAAATCTCCATATCCAAAGCATTGATTTGCTGTGTTTTAGAAGCTATGGTATCTTGTAAAACCTTAATGTCATTATCTAAAGCTTTACTCTCCGCACCTAAAGAGTTCATTTGTGATCTAACTGAACTTGCAGATTTGTTCTGTGCTATTAGATTGTCTGCATTTGTTTGCTGTCTATTTCTCATATCAGACAGTGTATTCTGCCTGGTACTTTTCATTTCAAGCTGTTTCTCTGCTTGGGTCAATTGAGTTTGGATCATTTCCTTTTTCTTGGAGATAACCGCTGTATTCTTATCTACGTTTTCTACTTTATTTGCAGTTTCTTGGTATGCTGAAGACAAGAATCCGTAAATACCAGCTGATGTGATCATAATAAGGATCACACAGGCTACTGCTAAATAAGTTCTTAGTGTTTTATTTACGTCATCCCAGAATCTATATAAAAATGATGCTATTACAAGTTTTGCAAACTCCAAACTTGCAGCCATCACCATAACATTATTTGCTGCGCCAGCAAACATCTTACCAATACCAAATATTGAATAGAAAGCGGCAGAAAAAGAAATGCTGGCTGCAGCTATTGCTACTACCCAGGGGAAAAATTTGTTTTCTTTCATTTTTGTTAATTACTTCTTTAATCCTTATATATCTACACGAAAAAGGCCCACTGTTTAAAGTGGGCCAATATATGTGTAAAAATTACAAAAAAGTCTATTATTCTGCCTCTAAGCCTTGTTGAGCAGCTGCTAAATCTTGCTTAAGTGATCCTAATTCTTTATTATCCTCAGCAATATTTGAAAGTGCTGCTTCGAAGGAAGTAAATAATTTAATAAATCTTTCTGCAATTTCACTTCCTGAAGTTTCGTATCTGTTGAAGAAGTAATGACTAGCTTCAATTTCTAATGCTCCTAAGAAAGCAACATTATTAGAAATGCCTTTCTCTTTGATTGAATCGATCTTTTTAAAGATCTCAACAATTCCTAATGCTTCCTTACCTTTCCATTGAATTGTTTCCATTACCTCTGCGTATGTCTGTAATAATGATTCATTCATTTCAACAGCATAAACTTTCTTAGATAATTCAGCTTCTTTAGCCTCTACTTTTTTTTGTAATGCTTCTACTTTTTCTTGGTCGATAACAACGTGTAATACTTCTGCTTCCATTTTGTTTAATTATATTTTTATTTTAGATTCTAAAGTTGTTTAGTTTCAATCCTAAATTGAATTTAGTTCTCTAAATTCCGCAAGTAAACCTAAGAATTGTTTCAGATATACTTTAAATTCGTCTTTAGATACTATAAATCTTTGAATCTCAGACTTTTTTTCATTGGAGATCCAAATTTCTCCCCTTGCAGGGATGACCCCGTATCTTTCAGCGTATGCAAACATATATGCAGCAATCTGCATTCTGTATGAAAGTATATCTTCGCCATCCTTAGGTGATGATGAAGATTTAAAATCTATTACTACGTGATCGCCGTTATAGTCTTCAAATATGAAATCTGTTGCACCTGCCCATCCACCTCTAAAATCGCTCCAAAGAAAAAGCTCGTTGTGAAGTACAACCTTTATATTCTCCCAGAAATTTTCATGATAGAAATTCCAAAATAGATCTCTCCCTCTTTTGATTAGATCAGCATTTTCTGGCTCTGCTGTCTCGACATCCCTTGCGGTGTCTTGTGCAATTTGTAGGCATTTTTCTATCGATCTAGAGTTAGAAAATTCTAATAAAAAATTCTCTAACATACTGTGCATCACTGTTCCTCTATAGGAAGCATCGTCGAGTATTTTTTGCCATCTTTTCTCCCCGAACTTTTCTCTTAAAGGTTTGAATTTTGGTTCAGTGATGAGCTTTAAAACTGTGGTTACGGAGGGTAAAACAAGATCCCCGCTCTCTTTACTAACAACATATGCTCTACCCCACGGGAATGCCTTTCTCTCTATTTTAAAATTTTCCAATTAGAATAATGATATTGCCCACTTAAAGAAATGTGAGAACCAGTGGGTTTTGCTCTCTATAACGTAAACACCAATCCAAAAGAAAGTTCTTGAAAAAAACCACCAAAAGCTTAAAGCTCTGAAATATGGTGTATAGATTAACAGGTAAGATGTTGAATCTGGTATTTCTTTATATTCCGGGGTAATTATTTCATGAAGATTTAGTGATGTTAGATATTCGTTTAAACCCTTGCTTTGATCTATTAGATAAGCAGGATATAATTCTCTGGGTAGATCTGGAGACATAGTCACCTCTGGAGGTAAATTCATAACTGTATAGATCCTACCTATCCAATCATATCTCAAATTGTGTCTGACCCAAAGTGGTGAATTTATTTTCTCTTTCTTAATTGTTCTTCTAAGAAAAAGATAATTCTTGACGTCAATGATAACATTGAAGATCTTAAAGATGCTAGAAAAAAGCTGTTTCATATTAATCAATAAAATTTAATTTGATACCAGGGAACATTTCTCTGATTTTAATTCTTGCTCTTCTAATTCTTGTTGCAACTGCACGTTTTTTCATTCCGTACTTATCAGCAATATCTTGGTACTTCATCTTGTGCAATTCCCTATCAATTAGAATGTCTTTATAAATTGCTGGTAAATTTTTAATCTTACAAACTACGTCTTCGTAAAGATCGTCAAATCCTCCTTCCCTATTATCTATCTCCCATTCAGGTTCAGAAAATATATCCTCTGGTGTAATCGATGATAGAGGAATAAATTCATCATAATCTCTTCCGTCTAATTCAACTGATTCATAAACTAGAGGAGTGAATTTTTTAGAATTCTTTTTGATCAGTAACGATTCATTTCTTGCAATATTGTAAGCCCATGTAGAAAAATTTCCTCTTGCTGGATCATACTGAGCAACTTTAACCCAAATCTTTTCGAATGTTTTAGATACTGCATCTTGTGCAACTTCCTCATCTATCAAAATAGATTTACAGTGATTCAATAAACCAGGTTTAATTCTGTCGTAAAGAGATTTAAAATCTTTTTCGTGTGTCGTCTCTAAGAATTTTTCTGCCAATTCTTGGATGCTCTTTGATGCCATAGGTTAGTTTGGTTTAAAGGTTATAAATTTATATAAACAATTTCAATCCCTGCTTGGTTGAGCAGCTCTAAAGATTCAAGTTTTCTGTATAGTTCAGAAAAAACTATTCTCTTTATTCCGGATTGAATGATCAGTTTAGCACAATCAAAACATGGTGACAGAGTAACATACAGCGTACTTCCTATAGAACTAGCAGTATTCATGGCAAGCTTTGTTATAGCATTTGCTTCTGCATGAAGTACGATAGGCAATGTGTTATTATCTTCATCCTCGCAAATATTAGGAAATCCTGTCGGAGTTCCGTTATATCCATCAGAAATAATTGTTTTATTTTTCACGACCAAGCATCCAACTTGACTTCTTTTAGAATGGGAATTTGCTGCCCATTCTTTCGCCATTTTAAGATAAACTACATCAAATTTGTATTGCTTCTCGTCTGGGCAATTATCTATCGAATGCTCTTCAAAAAAATTATTTGTTTTCAACCTCCTCTATTTTTAGGTTTCCTCTAAATTCGTTAATTATTGGATACACTGAATACGCTGGAAACTTACCAAGGAGAGAAATTATTTGATTGATTTCCTCGATCGTTAAAGAATCTCTATTTCTAAGAAGATCCAATGTTTCTTTAGTGTTGTCGAAAGGATTTTCGAGGTAATCTATAATAGACTGCCTCAATTCTGAAGTTATCTTGAAAATTTTTTCCTTTTCTGACATGGCTTTTCTGTATACTATACAAATATACAAAAAAAGTTTCAAAAAATAAAATGCGATTAGTGGAAATTATGCTTGCTGTCAGTTACAATTAAAGGAGATTGTAACGTCGATAAAACTTGACGCATAACGTTTAAAAGATCATTGTTTGATTTTGTAAGTTCATCCATTTTAGTCAGCATCTCCTTGTTTGTTTCATTATTAGCATTTTCTGCGGAGCTTTTAGTTGTTTCCCCGCTTTTTGCTGGCTCTTTTTGGGATTCTTTAGATTTTTCCTCGGATGATGTTTCTTCTTTCTTAGTCTCTGCTGTAGGCGTAGGTGTAGGAGCCGGAGTTGGCGAAGCTGGTGGGCTAGTTGCTAGTTTAACTGGCTCAGAGACTGACGTTGTTTTAGAAACTGATGAGGTAGTCTCAGGAGTTTTAACAGGCTCTGTAGCAGGTGTAGCAATAGTTGTCATTGATGATGCACTGGTAGATCCTTCGCTATTAAAAGATGATTCGTCCAAAGCTTTTTGAACAACACTTATATCTGCTCCGTTAAAAGCATTTTTTATATCAGCATCAGAAATTCCCATTGCTTTTAATACAGAAAAATCTCCACCAGAAGCATTAGACCCAGATCCAGCTAAATTAAGAACTTGTGATTTTTGTTCCTGTCTTGCTGGTGGTGTTGGTGTAGGCGGTGTTACAGCAACTGCTTGTGTTGCTGGAGGTGGTGCAGGTGTTTCAGTCTTAGCAACGGGTGTAGCTTCAGTGACAGAACTAGCTGCCGGTGCAGCTGCTGGTGTAGCTGCCGGTGCAGGTGTTGGTGTAGCTGCTGGTGTAGCTTCCGTTTTTTTGATCTCAGCTTCTTTAATTGGCTCTGGCTTAGATGTAGCAATTTTTGCACCATCTTTACTAGTAATAGCAGCATCCATTAATGCCTCTTCCTTTCTGGCCTTTTCCAATCTGGCCATATACTCAGGATCCTCTGCTGTATTTAATTTGGATGGATCTAATTTTTTAGTTGCCGGTGCTTCTTCCTTCGGTATTTTTGAAATTGCTTGCTCTGCACGGTCAAGGTATTGTTTATCTCTTTCCTCGTCTTCTCTCTTTAGTCCAATTTCTTTAATAAACTTAATTACTGTTGAATCAAGTAATGCACTTATATCCTCAGGTTTTAAATTTTTAAAAGCAGATTTTCCCTCAAAAGGATCTTCTGCTTCTTTATCATTAGCTGCAATTGCTTCTTCAACGTCTGCTAATCCGGATCTAACATTTTCGAAGGACATCTTTGTAACACCAAGCAGATCATTAACAGCTTTTGAATCATCAAATCCTTTGAATGTGTCTATTCCCCTCTGCATTAGATCCTCCGGGGAATCTTTTTGTAGGCTTGAAATAAATCTAGCAGCACCAAATATTACTTTTTCTGCAGTATCCTCTATCTTTTTAGGATCTCCCATTGGATTACCAGGCTCTTCTGGAAAGTTTATCATTCCAAACGGAGGGAAGGCACTCTGCAATGCATACCTTCTTGCTATATCAAAAGCAGCAGGTGGTACCTCTGCAACTTCAGGTTTTGATTCTTTTAGTTCCTTTACCTTTTCGTTGAAGTAATCTACTCTTTTAGTACCGTTACTTAAATCTTTGTATTCTTCTGCCAATTCGGGATTTATTTCCTCTATATATTAAAGGACTAGGACTTACCTAAATTAAATATAGACACCATACCTTCGTTTTCTTCTCTGACCTTTTTGTTCTTCTCTTCGATTTCTTCATTGATTTTATCAAGAATTATCTGAAATTCGAAATAAGGCATTTTTTCTAGTTCAGAGAAAGATATGTTATAATCCCTAGAAAATTTGTACTTAATATCAAAGTAGTTGTCCAAAGATATCTGAAATAATGTAAAGGGATCTGATTCCGCCTGGAAATCGAATGGGTGCAGTGACCTCAGCACTGCATTTGCTACATTGAACCGAAAGGGTGCTTTTAGTAGCAAAAGTTATTTCTTTAGAAATGCTATCAGCTAAAACGAATTGCGTGTACGTCCACGTTTTAGATAACCTCTCATACTCGTCATATGATTTTTCTGTCAAATCCCTCCAATTAGGAATTATATAAGGCGATATTTTAGCAAATGGCTCGTCGTATTTTTTACCAGCATCCATTTTATCTTTTAAGATTTTTCTTATCTTTTGGGCAACCCCGATTGTCGGTATAAATAATTGAATTCCAGGATCTCCATTTTTTGGGACTAAATTGAAGAATCCATTATCGTGGTCATAATACTTGAATAATTTTGGATCTAATTTAAAATTAGTTAAAACATTGGATGTTAATTCTATTTGATCTGGTATTGGGCATTCACCATTTCCGCACGTTTTAGCTATAGGTACAAAGAGTCTATTCTCTCCTTTAATAAATGTTAAATCTCTAATAGCCATAAAGATGTAAAATCTATCCTCCTGATAAATATCAAGGTAGCTTAATGTTCCGCCACTAAATTTAAATGTAGAGCATTTAGAGATAACGAAATTCATTTTATCGTCTAGATCTATTGGATCATTATCGTCAATAGTTGAAAAATGTCTAATCTCTCCGACTTCTGCCGATCGGATCATTAATTCTGTTCCTTCGGGGTATCCAAATCCTGTAGATGGTAGATTTGTAAGTGGAATTTTTTTCCACGGTGTTTCCATTCCGGGAAATTCTAAAATCTCCTCAACAAATGATGCTTTTCCTAATGATTTGGGTTCTTCCTTAGTACTTACTACATCATATTCAATTTCGCTTTGCTTTTCTAATTGTGCTAAATGATCTAGCCCTATTTCATCAAAATTATTGCTCATAAATGGATTTTATATTTTATCTATCATTACTTCTAGTAGTCAGAGTAAAATTGTATCCAAAAATGCTTAAGATTTTTTAATATCTTGTTTATTTAAATATCTCGTAAGTAAGATATAGGACAACCAAAAACAACCGGAAATTGAATAAAAAACGAAATCTGCTACCCAATACGAACCACTCAAATCCATTATTAATTTGAATAGGGCATCGTACCCAAAAGGGAGAAAGAACATCGCTAACATTAAAGATGTATCTTTGTAAAGCATTAGACGCTTTTCTTTCTGCTTGTATTTTTTGATTGTTTTTACTACCACCTTCGTCCATATTAACATCGAGTTGCTTTTTGCTGCGTCGTGGGCAAGAAAAAAGGCTTATCGGTAGGATAAGCCTTTTATATATCTTGTTTTGTCTATTAGTTAAAAGTGTCTTCGAAATAATCTGCTCTAAATGTAGCAGTGATCTGGTACATACCGCCTGGGTTATCATAGCTTAATGGCATAGGAGTAATAGCATCAATAGGGAAACAGTTTAAGAATTTAATTCTTCTGAAAACGTCTCCTTGCTTATTAAACATACTAACTAAGATGTAAGTTCCACCAGCATATGTGCTCTTTATTCCCATTGCTCCAGTTAACGGATTGTAAACTAGGTCAGACCATTGTCTAAGGGTTTTGTGAACATAGTTTGAGTTGTTATCGTCTAGGTTAGTCTCAAAAACTACTCTTACTCTAGCACCAGTGTCGTCAACAGCACCACTAGCATATCTTCTGTTTGCAAACTTATATGTTTGTACAACTGGTGTTGGTGTTTTTTCTACTTCTAAACCTGATATAGAAAGAATGTTTTCAACTAGTAAAGTCCTACCAGCATTTCCAGCTGGGTTTGAAACCGCAGCAGGAGGCTGAATGATAACCTCAAACTGGTTTAAATAAACCGGTTCGTATAGGCTCACTGCCGCTTTTGCACTAGTAAAATGTGGTAATCCTGCCATTTTTTATTTTTATATAAATACGTCGTCGAAATGATCTACAGCATATCTTGCTTGTAATTGCCATATATTTTGTCCGGTGTAGTTAAGATCCATAAGGCTTAGATTAGCCATTAAAAATGCATCTTTACATGTTATCCTTCTAAAAACGTCTCCTGCCTTATTAAAAACACTAATTACGATAGTTCCTGTATAATCCTTTTTTAAACCCATTGCTCCTGTCAATGGGTTATAGATTAAATCACCCCATTGTCTCATAGTTTTAAAAACATACATCGAATTATTCTCGTCTAAGTTTACTTCGAATGTTATTCCTAATTCAAATCCAGTACTGTCTGGTCTTGCTCCAGCATAGTATCTTTTAGCATTCTTGTATGATTGAGCAACCTCTCTAGCGGTTCTTTCAGGGGCTAAACCATCAATAGATTTAACTTGTTCTAAAAGAATATTTCCATTATTAGGATTTCCCCTAGGAGGAACCACTGCACTCGGAGGTGTGATCATAACTTCAAACTGGTTGGTAAAAACCGGTTCGAATTTATTAACCGATGCCTTAGCTGATGAAAAGTGTGGTAATCCTGCCATTTTTTATTTTATATATTTCTCTTTAGTGTTTTTAATCAAATTAACTGAATTGAATAAATCCACCTGAAGCGATACCACCTGTTCTAGCAACTGTCATTCTGTTAATGAATTTGTGAATACCTCTAGCTGGTTCGATGATGATATCGATAATACCGATATTTTGATCTATAATAGCTGGTGTATTATTAGACGAATCCATAATTGTTGCAAAGTTGTAAATACCACCTACGCTTCTAACACCGCTTAAGTAGTTATCAACTATAGTCTTAATCTCAAGTCTGATAGAATCTTCGTTGAAATCGAACGTGTAATTTGCTAAGATATCTTCTACACTCTCTTCTAATGTGATAAGTAAATCTCTAACGTGTAAGTTATTGAATGCTGAATTAGTTCTTTGGTAGCTTGTTTGGTTACCGAAGATAACTAAACCGATATTTCTCTTTCTTACGATAGGGTTAATACCAAATGGTTCTAAGTAATCTCTGTCATCTTGTGAGAAATCATACTCTAATCCTACTAGGTTAGACCCCGAAAGCACTCCTCTTTTTTGTCCTGCGACAATTGAATAAGGCTCTCCGATAACAAACTTTCTAATAAAGTTATTACTTACATATGCTGCTGGTGGAACGTGAACGTTCTTACCATTTTCTCTAATTGTTACAAAAGGTGCAAATACACCGCTGAATTTAGCTCCTGTGTCTTCATCAGGCAATGTAAATCTGAATGAAGGATTAAGAGATAAATTTCCTCCGTCTGCAATGTATTTAGCATTTAATAACGGTGCTGGTTCAGTAGCTGTAGGAGCATCTGTGAATCTTGGATCTATTGATTCCTTAAACTTCTGCATTGAAGGAGCATTAATAATAGCTAAGCATTTTTGTCTCAATTTAGCTAAAGAAGCTAATTGTGATTTACTGTTAGTTTTAATCTGTCCGTCAAATGTATCTACAATGTATCTGAACGTGATGATATTTCTATCAGATAATGTTCTACCGATATTAGTATCAGTAAGCATGTTTAAGATCTCATCGATTCTAGAATCTGTTCCGTTTGGCTTATGTGAAGCCTTTAGTTCAAATCCAGGAAGATATGTAAACTTAAAGTTATCAATAAATTGATGGATCGCTTTAAATTTATTTACTTTATTACCTGGATATGTTTGTATAGGTCTGTCTGTTTTAACATGAATCATGTATTGTCCAGGACTTCCTACAATTGCCTTTCTCTTAACTTCAGTGATTTTAGTCAATCTATTAAGTTGATTTCCTACAGCGTTAGTGAACATATCTAAATCGGTAGTTACTAAATAATCACCAACTTTAACATTAGAGTTTGCAACCTGAGATACTGTCATTACAACTTCGTTTGATAAAGGATTTCCAGTGTTATCTGTTGCAAATACCTCAAAATCAACATATTCGTTCAAATTGCCTGCTAAAGAAACTATGTTTATAGCATTCGCTCCGTCTGTATAGTTATCGATAGTATCTGATGGTCCTGAAGCTACTGATCTGTAGCTTAAGTTGTAATCAACAACTGCTTCTTCCGTAGTTAAAGCTGAATCAACGTAAGCTTTTAAAGCAAGATTTTCAAATCCGTCTCTGTCTACTGATTTCTCAAATTTAACATATTGAAGAGAAGAACCGTCGTAAGCTGTATGAATAACATCTCCTTCGCTAACTATTCCCTTAGAGTAGTCTAAATAAAGCTTAGATTCGCCGTATCCATAATAGTTGTAATTTCCAACTATCTGTGGAGAAATCACTACTGGACTTCCTTGTGATCCTGGCGATGTTTCTAAAGGATCTATTTTATCAAAGTAATCAGCTTTACCAAATTGATAAGCATATTGAGTGAAATTTGTTTCGGAATATGGTTCTACTAAAGGTGAATTAGCCTTGAATAATGGATGAGACCATTTAATTCTAAGCTGAACATTTCCTGGGCTAACAGTTATTTGTTTTACCTCTTCTATTTTTAATTTAACTAAATCACCAGTGGCAAAATATTTTTTAGCTTCAACGTTTCCTGTTAAAGAACCAGAAACTATACCTATAATGAACTTTTTAGCTGGGGAATCTGAGCTAGAAGCTAAGAAATCTTTAAGCTGTGAAAGTCTACCTGCTGCATCAGCACCTTGAAAGTTAGTTTGTAAGAAAGGTAATCCATTATCTAGATGTGAAGAACTATATGCATCAAAATCCGTATCATAAACTCCGTAATCTCCTCCCATCGTTACGTCTTGGTACAAAGTACCAACTTCCATAAGTTCAGAGTTCATATTATTTTGATCGTAAGCGGTATTGCTGTTTTGTGTATACGTAAGATCAGCAGTCAAAGGAGAATTGTAACTTAAGAAATCAATTTGATTCAAAGTAGGATTAGCTGGATCTAAAGCACCCGTAAGGTGATGACCAACTAAATCTATATAAGAATATTCTCCAGAATCAAGATCGTCTAAACCTTCTTCGTTAACAGCGCAAAGAATACCTGTACTTCCAACTTCATTGTTAACCAATGTTTTAATGTATTGGGCAATTCCGTTTTGGTCAATAAAGTCTGGTATTAAACATCCAGTGATTGAAAGTACAACGTTAACTTCTTTTAAAGATAGGAAATCATCTATTTTAGCCTTGTTAAATCCTTTAGTGGTAAAATAATTACTGTATAAAGGATCTTGAGCTAATTGTGAGTATTTTGTCCAGTTACCACTTACTACAATCACATCAAGGAAATAATCCGAAACGTAATCATAAGGATTAACAAACGGTGGAACGTTATTTGCTCCAAAATATTCTAAAGCAGTGATATCAAAACCTTTAATAGGCAAACGAGAATCGATTGATTTTTTAACAATCACACTCACCGGGTTTTGACTCAAGTTAACTATACTAAATAATTTGGACTTATCCGTAGTATCTACTGTGGCAAGAAGCATGTTAGGATCCGGGTACCAAAATTTCTCTTTATTATAGTATGATGAAACCAATTTATCTTGCTTAGGCAATAATGAATTAGTCTTTGTGTATTCGTCTGATGAGTTAAGGCCATTAGCCTCTTCAGTATCAAGTGAGAATGCTCTATATCTAGCAACATCTGCGCCATTTGCTACGTCAGGGGTTTCTGTCTCAGTAACTGAGTTGTTTAGTCTCAATAAGTTTAAAGCGAAAACAGGTCCACTGTTTAAGCATGTAAATATTGATCTATGAAAGAATGATCCTTTTTTCTCTAACGCTCTGTCTATGTCACCAAAAACTTTAAGTGCGGTCTGAACATCTGGTACATAAACCGGAGTGTTAAAAGGACCAGTTGAGGAGAAGCCTACAACTAATCTAACAGTCTGAGGATTTACTACAATGTTTTCAGAAGCATCAAATTCTAAGGTATAAACACCAGAACTTTTAAAAACGGATAGATCCAGAGTTAACTTCTTTGCCATTTTGTATTTTTTACTTGTATATATCTTTTCGGAGAGAGAACTCCAAGGAGCTAAATCTCTAACTATATATCAAATTCTATACTAAAAGAAGTCCTTAAAAACGTTATAGGTTTCCATTTCCCTCGACGAAGGGTCAGAACTACCGCCAAGTTCTGAGTTTTCTGCCATTTTTTTATTTATGGCATTTTTGTATTTATCTGGTAAAGTGTCAAATATATCCATTACAGTATAAGCAAAATCCTGATATTCAAACACTGCATTTGCGTTTACGAGGGTCATTGCAATATCATCATTCCCTATTTGGCTCTGGTAAATACCCCTGCTAGTTTCACCAAAATTGCTCAATTCCATAATCGTAGATCTTTCAGTAGGAATTATTCTGGAGTTCCTTGTATTAATTTTTAAGTCCTCGCAATACTTCTCTTTTGTCTTTGGTGTCACTTTAACTCCTGCCTTGACTTGTTTAGAACTTTCTGTATGTTTTGTGTAGACGAACATTTCTGCAAAGAATTTTTCACCTGAAATTAATTTCTCAATTAAATATTCTCCTCTGTAGTCTACCTCTACCACAACCCTCAATTGTTCAGGATTAAAGACCTCAGTGCAAAGGATCTCTAAAAATACCTTTAATTCCTCTATTTGAATTGTATTAGATTTAAAGAGACCAACTTGTAAGAGCGAGAAAAAATCTGATTCATCTTCGAAAAATTTCTTTTCCTCAATCATATTCAAAGGTTTAGGCGAAATCTTTAGAATGTTAACTACACTATAGTCTCCCCCTCCCCCGCCTGCAGTATCGACAGAAACTACAAATCTTTTACCCTCCCCGTCTTCCCACATATTAGTTGGATCAAAATTAGGATGCCATTTAAGATTACCGTAATCAACTATTGAATTTTGAAATGGATATAATTCTTTATGTACGAAATCAACTTCGGTCTTTTTAAGTTTTTTGAGCGTATATGAATCTAATAGAAGTTTAGAAGAGCTTAAAAATTGATTTCCATATTCCTGATTAAAATCCTCTTCCGATCCTAAGTTTGCAATTTCTTTTCTTTTCCACTCCTCGTCTCTACCTGGAACTTGCCACCAATCCACACGAATCGGGTTAAATTCATTCTCACCATCTATAGCTGATTTATAAATTTCATAGAATTTATTCATCCCATTTGGCGTTGATGTAATAATGATCCTTGATATTTTAGAGGAGGAGATTGTCGGATATACTGATTTAAAGAATTGACCGATGAAATTTGGATTAATATGTGCAAACTCATCCATGTATAGGAAGTGAACAGTAAAACCGATAGATGACTGTTTAGTTGTAGTCTTAGCCATGATTCTACATCCATTGTCGAATTTCATGGTCATAACGTTATAAACAAGTACACCTGGTTTCAAGAAGAAAGGTAATCCCTTCATAATAATCTTGATCTTGTCCATCAATTCTGTTGCAGTATCACCAATATTAGCAAGAATCATGGCATTTTTATCAAAATTAAAAAGAAGATACCACAGAAGAAAAATTGAAGAAGTTACGGTCTTACCGCTCTGTCTTGGACTTAAAAAGATATTAAATCTGTGCTCCTGATATTGACTTAAAATTTGTTCTTGGTAGTCCCTTAAAGTGATTTTTCTAATCCCCTCATCGGTCATTGCATTACAATAAGTATTAGCAAAATATCTAACATCAGATGCACATTTTTTAATTTCAGAAATCTCTTCCTCTGTGTATTCGAAAAGAATTCCACCCCTTCTTAGTTCCGGATCATTCTCGTGGAATGGGTTATCAACATCTTTGAAATCTATACCGTTTTCGTCGGCATTATTGATTATCTTATTGATACGTTCAGTCGTCCAATAATTACTGGACTGTTTTTCCTCTGCTGCCATAATTAAAATAGATCTTCGTCAAGTTCGATCTTAGTCTCGTCTTCTATTTGTCTTTTTAGCTCATTTTCTGGAGTAATTGAATCTTTCATCTTAGGGTCAATTAATGTCCTATCTGGTCCTTCTACTACCTGCGCTTTCTTTATTATGACCTCAGTTTTGATTACATTTTGCAATCCTTCCATTAAAGATTTATTACCTCTAACCTTAACATTTCCGCCTTCCCCAGATATTCCTGGGATAACTACTGCATTACCATCATCCCCAGTTAAAATTGGTTGTTTGGTATTATCTTGCATTTTAGCCTCTGTGTTAAGTCCTTTGTAGGTTTTTTCCATTTCTGTTAAATAAGCTTGAAATTTAGCAGGCATTTGCATTAATTGATTTTGCATTGTTGCTAAAACCTCAAAATTTCTTGCTTGATACTGTCCACCTGCATCGATTTCATCTAGCATTTTTGTAACAGCGTGTTGGGCAGTTCTAATCTGAAATGCCATGGTAGAAATAGAAAGAGCATCTATCTTAGCTCTGAAAGTGATATAATCTTTATCGTCTAGTATATCTGAATCAACATAAAATTTAACTAATGATCCTAATATGTTTTTAGCCTCGTTCTCAACCTCCGTTTTAAGTGTATCAAAATTCATCACTCTAGAAGGTTTCATTGCTGGTATATCAGGCGAACCTAATCCATCTAATACGTCATTATTGAAGATAAGATCCTCTAACTCTTGTTTTTTCCTAAGTGCATCTTCCTTAGTTAAAGCTGATTCTACTTTATTTTTTACCGGTCTTCTTGGCATATATTATCTATTTTTAGCGATCTTTGGTAATCTTAATACAGGTTTAGCATTATCTATTACGATTGCTAATTGTGAATCACCCACCACGTTTTGGTTTAGCAGTGCGGATTGCTTCTCTTTTTCTATCATATATTCAAAAATCCTTAAATTTGTTAAAAATAGAGGACTTCCTAGAACTTTATATGAGTTATTTTGGGTGTTCCAATAAACACTTTGATTGTCAGTATCTTTCTCTGAAGTTAGAGAAAATGAATATTTTGAAGCATTTATTCCCTCTTTGGAATGAATTAACCCAAGATCTGATGTCTGTGCAGTAGGGTCATCAGGATTATAAAGCATCGCCCACACGTCAATAGAGTGCTGTTTAAAGACGTTAGAAAAATTGAAGACAAAACCATACCAATCGTCTAAAGATGGTATAAATTGACCTATAGATGACGTAGTACCAGCTCCAAAAGGTGATAGGATCTCTAGGTCGTTTACTAGAATTCTGAATGAACCAGTTTGAAGATATTCATTACTAGTTTCGGAGGTATTTGTACCAGACCAAATCATTTGAATTGAAATTCCTTGTCCATCTTTCATCCCATAAAGGAAAGTTCTAGCTTGAGCCTTTTGGGCTTTCCAAGTTGCAATCGATCCATTGATCGGTGCTCCTGAATCTCTAACGGTGAATTTATAAGCATCTTCAATTCCTAATACTTTAAAACCTCCTGATTTTGTTCCATCTGCTAAAATCGAAACATATCCTTCTGGATTTGTTCCCATGGTTAACTTGTGTGCAATAGGATATGTTGAATATGTTATAACCCCATCACCCTGCTCATAAGACGTTATTGCAACTTTAGATGCAGGTCTATTTACTAGTCTTGTTTTATCAATATAATTTCTAGTCTTAAACCAACAGGTGAAGGAAACCTCGCCGTCTTCACCTAGGAAAGGCAAAGATTTGTATCTAATAGCTTGTCTTTGCTCATCTTGTTTTGCACTTGCTGTTGGATCATCATATAAAAACTTCTCTAAATCGTAATAGCTGTTAGCTACTATAGTCCAGTTATTGTTTAAATCGTGTTCTATAATAGGTAAATAATGATCGATGTAATCCCTAGTAGGATCTTCATTTCTCCTTTGTGAAGAAACATAATACTGTTGTTTCTTAGTTACTTTTTCTATTTCATCTTTTGTCTCTGCTCCAAAAAGATCCTCAGTATTAACAGTATAGTCTTTAAGTTCTTTTTCCGCTACCGGATTATTAAATACTGTATTTTTCTTAACTTCATACTTCATCAATTGACATTTGAAGTATACTGGATACAGATTAAAATCCCTGTGCAAGTATGTTGATTCTATCTGATAGATCCTATTTGTTAGGGGGAAAAATATAATATCTCTTTTTCTTGGCGCTGATCCTTTTCCAAAAAATCCTTCGAAATATTTTCTATCAATATGAATTTCCAAAGGTTGTTCAAATTGAATCCCGAATGTATCGTAGATTGGTTTGTTATCAGGGAAGTTATTCCCGGGTACCATTACTTTAATGCATTTCTCGTCAACGACATCGAATAGACTATATTCCTTTAAAACAACGTCTTTTCCTCTTCCTGCAGGCTGAACCGAATAATAATTAACGTCGTGTCCGAATAATGTATTTACAGTTTTACTTAAATCCTGGTAGATATTAATACCTCTATTTACATCATAAGGTTTAAAAAGTTTATCCGGAGCACAATCGTTAAATATAACAGATTTAGTGTAAAGCTCATTTGAGCACAATACAGTAGGTTTAGTTACAAGATCTCTATAGTCTATAACTTTATATGCTAAATCTGGTTCAAAATTTTCTAAAGAAATCGGCGTATCTAATTTCGCACCTTCTGGATAACTTGGACTAGCATGTTCATCAGAAACCGCTGTAAATTTGAATTCTAAATAAAGATCCTTGTCTGGATTTAATTCCAAAGCTTGCACACTTTCTTCGGTCAAAGGTTGGTATAAGGACCAGTTGCTATTATTCAAGCTCCATCTGAATTCCTTATTTAAATAGATACTTTGCCCGCTCTCTCCAGCAGTATCAATAACCCATCCTCTAAACTTCTCAACTAGCTTAAAAGGAGCGTTGTAGCTTATAATTCTGTAGTTTCCTACATTAGAAAAATTGATTGCTTCGGTCATCTTACGTATATATCAGTAAGATTTACCTTATGGTATTCTTAGAGATGTTTAAGGTACTCTTAAGGATTGAACTATTATCAGGAGGTGCTACTCCGTAATCAATAGAAACCTTAATACCACCCTGCATCAAATTACCCCTAAATCTTTCAGTACTAAGATCTAACTGTGGTAAATAAGTCTCTGCATTCACAGTTAAACTTAGGGTTACACCCTCGCCTCTGCTACTTCCGTAACTGAAATTAAATTGATTTGGGGTCTTTTCCGGAATCTGATCGGGTAAAGAAACCTGAACTGGTATTCTAAATCCATTGTATTCATAATAATAAACAAAGTTTTTAAATAAAACCTCAATAACTCTTGCCTGGATCTTAAGAGCATCAGTAACAGTATCTACTTTTATCTTCAAGTTGAATGATGCATCTATTGGGATAGGTGACAAATAAGATGAATATGCTTTTACCTCTGCTCCCCCGTTAGCTTGAACTATATTTTTTTCATAGGTTCCCCTTACATACTTATTTGTTGAAGAGGATGTATTAATTCTAGAACTTGTATATTCAATGATACCCCTAGGAATAACATCATAATTTCCTTCAGCAAAAGCTGGATTACCGTCGCAATCTCCATAATTCAAATAAAAATCCTGTAAAAAAGATTCATCACCAGCTAAAGAATAGAAGAAGGGAATGAATATTTCCTGGACTTTTCCTGAGCTAGTTGTTTGGAAATATGTTATTTTCTCATTAAGAGATTTTAACATTCCGATGATTAATCCCCTGAAGAAAATATCATCACTATTAAATTTGTCTAAAAAATTCATATATTTTTTAAATATTTCTACTTTGGTCAACAGTAACGGTAACCACAGGAACTAGAGTATATTTGAACTTAATCAGTTCGTTTTTCTGATTTCTGTAAGTTGGGTGTGTAAACAACTCTTTAAAATAAAAATCGTCGCTCATCTCGTAAACCTCGGTAGTATAAGGGTCAGTCAAGAATTCTTTTCCCCTTGCAGCAGATACTGGATTTTCAAATTTGTAAACAAAAAATTCACTCTGCTTTAAACTAGAATGAATTCTTTTATTGTTTTTAACAACAAAGAAATATGAATATCTGGATATTTCGTTTCTTGATAATGTAGCCATATCCGTATATATTGATTTTTTAAACTTTCTCTATAAGCAGATCTGAGAAATTGTTTCTCTTTTGAATCTCCATTTTATAATCAAAGATTTCAGTAGGCATAGGTGCGTGGTTAATTACAAAGACATTTAATCCTAGATCATCACATATTTTTCTCAATGTGTTTAGGATCGTGTATACGCCGTCAGGATCTACAGAACTAAATATTTCATCCAGGAAAAGCAAGTTTATAGAACTAAATCTTATCTTCATTAGCTTAATAACAGAAAGTAAAACTGCAAAATCTACTTTTTTCATCTCTCCGGTACTCAATGTTGATATAGATATTTCCTCTCCCATGTGGATAACAGATGCATTAAAATCCTCATCAAAAGTAACAGTGTATGAAAGATGGAGTGAATTCATCAATTCAGCAATATTGTTATTAAGTGAGGGGAGAATAGTTTTTAAAGCTAATTGTTTAATTCCCTTATCTCCTAGAATATCTTCTATTTTCTTAACCCATTCGTTCTTTCTGTCCTCTTTAGCCCTATCGTCAGTGTACTCTTGGATTGCAGTTCTTGTGTCTTCCGCTAATTTGCTCAAAGAAGATAATCCGCTTGCTGCTGTATTTGATTTTAATTTCTTAAGTTCTTCTTTAGCTGAATTTATGTTTACCGTGATCTTATTTCCCTTTGTTGAAATATCTGCTTTCTGTGCTTTTAACTCTCCTTCTTGATTTGTTGCATTATCGTAATTCTCCTGAGCTTGTTTTATTTGCCCATCAAATTCACCTATCTGCTTAAATAATTCGTCCTTTACCCCTTGATGAAAAGCCCCAGACAAATCACCTGAGCAAGTAGGACATTTATCCTGTTCGTATAATCTTAATTTCTGTTCAATGGATCTTTTGGATTCTTTTGCAGAAGTAAGTAATCGATATGAATTTCTAACTTCTTGAATTACGTCAGATTCAAGTGCACTAAATTCTTTTGCTTTCTTATTATGTAGTTCCATTAAGGAAGAAAACTTGGATATTTTATCTTCTATCTCTGATATCTTTTCCTTCGAATCCTCTTTTATTTTTTCTGATAAGGATTCGAGTTCTTCTTGTGTTCTTGTTAATGTTTTTCCGAGAGCTGAAATCTCACCATTTAATCTAATTAGATTCTCTTTAATTGCTTTGGATTCTTCTTTTAATAAATCTCTCATTTCATTAATGACGTAAAATCCAAATATTTTATCTATGATAGATTTCTTATCAGCAGGTGTCATTTTAAGAAAACTCTTAAAATCGTTAATCGAAAGAGAAATTGTATTATTGAATACGTAATTAGGTATTTGTATAATATCATCTGTTAGATAATCTTGAACAGATCTTGCACCTGCTTTATCATAAAGTGATCCACCAACATAGAGATTAAAGACAGAAGGGTCTAATCCTCTTTCAACAGAATATTCTTCACCGTTTGAGATAAATGTTATTTTAACCCAAGCATTTCCGTTTATTCTATTTGGAATATCCTTAAGTTTCTTCCCCTCTAATTTTCCATAAAGGCCAAAAGTTATAACATCTGAAATAGTCGATTTACCTGCTCCATTTTCTCCAACTACTAAGTATAGCCCTGTTTCTTCGTTAAAAGAAAGTGTTTGAAGCTTATTGCCGTAAGAAGCAAAATTTCTCCACTCTATTTTAGTTAATTTCATTCTTGTGAATCTTTATCTGTTGTTCTTTTATAAAGTACCTTGATCGTCTTTTTCATTTTATCCTTCACCTCGTCAGGTTCATCTAGCGTTTCGATGTATTCGTCTGCAAAATCTAGAATTGAAAAGTTTCTACCATCAAGATTAAATAGTGTTTCGTCTACACTCTCGCTCTGTCTATTATCAGTTATCGGCGTAAAGGTTGTTTTAAGCTGCGTAGCTACCATTTCAGTTAATATCCCTAATGAAGCTTTGACAGCAAGTTTAGGATCGATTAAAACATCTACAAAGTTGTTTCTAAATAGATCCTCTAATTCGTTAGGTGTTTTTTCCAGAACTGAATCAAATCCTATTCTAATAAACTTAGGTGAGAAATCATTATCGAAAAGAATCTCTTCTTCCGATTCAAGATCCAAAAGGAGTATAGCTTTTCTATTATCCATATCTGATCTTGTCAATTGATACGGGGAACCTAACATTCTTACCTTTCCAAAATTTTGAGAATAGTGAATATGTCCAGAATAGACTCTTTTAAAGTTTTCTAGTTTATTGTATCCTATGCCATCCTCGATCTTAGTAAATTTATTAAAGCTTAATCCTCTAATATCGGTGTGACAAAATAAATAATCATGTTCTGGGATTTCAGAAAGTAGTTCAGCAGCTGCTTCTTCGTTAGTTCTCCACGGCATTAAGAAAGCTTTTCTTTCACCAAATTGAATACTGATTGGCTCCTCGTAAACTTTTATGCCCGGAATAAATTTTAAAGAAGTTAATGAATTGATATCATTGGATTCTTTAGAATAACAATCATGATTGCCTGCAATGATAAAAATACCATCTTTAAAAATTGTTGATAATTCACCAAAAATCTCTACGCAAAGATTTAGAACTTTTAAATTTATACTTTGCCTTGAATCGTAAACATCACCAAGATGAACCAGGACATCCCCTGGTTTATATTCTTTTTTAACTAGCGGAATAAACCATTCGAAAAAATACTTTCTCATTATCTGTATCCACTCTTCTGAACTGTTTCTGACACCTAAATGCGTGTCAGTAATCATCCATAATCTTTTTGCGTTTGGTAAATTCATCCTAGAATATTTTCTTGATTTTCTTTTTAGAAACTATACCAAATTTTTGGTCCATTTCATTAACTATTGTTTCCTTATATTTCATATGAATTAATTCATACGCTTTTAAATAACCTACATTCATAAAATCACAAATCGAAACAAACTTTTCAACCATTGTGAATTCAGTTCCGTCCATTTCTTCCAAAAGATCTTGAAAAAGAAAGGGTATAAGATCCTTCGGTATTTTTTTGTTTGGACCTAATGCACACCAACGGGATCTATGAAAGATGTCATACACTAAAGAATTAAGAGCTGAAAGGTGCCTGTAATTTTCATCGTCTTCATCTTTAGATGCTTTGAATGATCTATAATCTCTTGTAGTATCTTCAATTTGCAAATATTCTTCGTGTATTGGGGTTACTTCTTCGGTGGTAGATTCGTCTTTAACTTCCTCCTCGATCAATTTCTTTTGTTTCATTAATTTTCATTCATTATTTGGGAGTTGGGATCTTCTGCGATCCTCATATAACTATAATCAACTGTGAATTTTTTATAAGAATTTTTATATCCTTCGTCTCTGTTTGCTAATACCTTTAATTTGTATTCGTTGTTGGTATACATTAAAGGATCCTGAATAATACCAAACATACCATCAACTGTTGCTACTAGACCGGAAGATTCTGATGCTGAGTTCATCGAAAGATCTGTTGCATCAAATTCGGATTGTTTAGTCTGTGTTGCTGTGACGATAGCCCACTGGTTTCTTTGTCCCATTGCTCTTAGATCCTCTGCAATCTGCTTGATCTTCATGTAAGTGTTTTCACTGTTTGGATTTCTCCAGTTCTTCATGATATTAATATAGTCAATAACAACTATTTTAAATTTCATCCCTTTTACTTCCTCTGTCTTTCTTAACCATTTTTCGACATCAAGAACTGAAGCCTGACTAGTACCAAATTCTTTAATGAAAAGCTGACCTGGTGTTGATAGGTTATCGAATGCTAAATTTCTAATCTTCTTCTTTATTATCTCTCCGTCTTCAGTAGCATTGTTATACTCCGACATTTTAATTCCAAGAAGATTGGCACCTACCCTTTTCATATATTTTCTATCACCAAGCTCTAATGTGATGATAGCAACATTGTTAGATGCTCTAATTGCTTGTGCTGCTATATTTCCTAGCCATAATGTTTTACCAACTTTAGGTTGTCCAAGAAATACGTAAAGATTTTTTGCTGAAAATCCACCACCTAATACAAGATCTATGAAATCATACCCCGAAGAGAAAGTACTAGATTTAGGTTGCTTATGATTGTCTGGATCTGTAAAATCTAAACCTAAATCAAAAGAGAAATCTAAGCTATTTCTTTCGTTGATTATAGTTTTAAATGTATTAACTACATCCTTAATATTTTCAGGGGTAACTTCTGTAGATTTGATGTATGTAATAGAATCCATAGCGCTTTGCTCCAGATTCTTCCATTCGATCCAAGCCTCGGTATTTTCCCTTAGCCATTCAGGATCGTACTCATTTAATTTAATATCAAATATCGTTTCAACCTGTGCTACTGGTAGTTTATCCTCTAACTTAAGAATTTTAACTATCTCTTTAACTTGTTGAGCTGACGGTATTTGAGAATATTTTTTCCAGAAAGATTTTACGATTTTAAAAGCCTCCTGGTATCTCACATCCCTAAAGAATGAAGGTTTACCAGATTCAACGTAAATTGGATCTGAAACTATACTACAAAACCAAACATTCTCTAAATGCGTGTTATTCATATTCTAATAATGGGGATTGTCTTTAATTTTATAAACTGAGGTTCCGTCTTTTTTAGTCTTTTGTTTCTCAAAAATCCCCTTTTCTATTAAGGATCTTACTGCTTCTCCGTGTTTTTTATCCTCCCATCCTACAGGAAAAAAAGAATTGAAGGTCTGCTCAGAGAATTCACCCCCGGGTCTCCCGTCTCTTACTAGATAACTATTCAATTCGAAGATTATATCTTCCTCACAAGGATAGGAAGGGAGTTCCTTCCATATTCCCATGTGATATTTCATTTTCAATTTATTCTTCTCCATCTTCTTCTGTTTCTTCTTCCCCGTTAATTACTGCATCAAGCTCATTCATATCGAATAAATCAGGTAATAAGAAGTGTGGCTTAATTGCTTTTTCATCTATTTTTCTTAAAACATCCTCTGTGAATACCTCTGGGGTGAATAATTGAGAAGAGAAAATAGATTTACCTAAGTGAGCAATTGCCCATTTGGTGGAAGATGCACTTGCAGTGAATTCCAATTCACCAGTCTTTTTATCAACCTCTAATTTACCTCTTTCAATTCCGCAAGTTTCCCAAGAAACGAATTCTTCCAATCCTACGTATGGATTCATACCGTTGATAAATGAAATATGGAATTTAGTAGGATAAGGTCTAGTGAATCTTGTTTTCTTTGGTGTTGATGTAACAATAATACCTGTTTTCTTATCGTTGCTATCCTTAAGCTGAGCTTTAGATAGCATAATAACATTACTCATAGAGAAAATAGGTCCATCACCCCCGGAAGCTTCTTTAGTTGTCATAAAGCTTCCAATTCCTGCTGTGGTTGTGTGATTAGTACAGATTAAAGGAATTCTAACACCAGTTAAATCTAATGTGATTTCTCTAAATAAACCTCTCATTTCCTTAGATCTAATACCCATATCCATTACCGTTTTACCTTTTAAGGCATCAGCAGACTCTTTCATAGTTGTAAGCATACCTAAAGAATCCAGAACTAATAAGATCTTAGGATCTGCTCCTTCTTTTCTAGCTTTCTTGATCTGGTCAACCAAATTAGCAACAAATATTTTAAAATCAGAAATAGATTTAATTGGCTGATATCTAACAGTATTTGTGTCTATACCGAATTTTTTTGCCATTGTTCTATCAATAGCTCCTTCAGTATCACAATAGATAACGTTGTATCCTTGTTTTTGTGATTCTCTCACTATATTCATACAAAGAAAGCTCTTTCCTGTTTGTGGATCACCTGCTATTCCCATCGATCTATTATTAGCTACACCTCCAAAAAGACTTCCTGAAAGCTGTGCATTTAAAACATAATTACCAGTCCCGATCCAGTCAGTAACCTCTGAAAATTCGTTTTCTTCTAAAATTGATCCTGCCTCAAATCCTTCAATCTTTGAAAGTTGTTTGTCTAAATCTAAAAATGAGAATTCTTTTTTACTAGTTGATTTTTCCTTAGCCATAATTCATTAATTATTTGATTATTATAGACTACAGTTAGATTAGATTTCCGATTTTTAGTAGTCATTTTGCATTAACCCCACAAAAAAAGCAGGTTTAAACCTGCTTTTATAAATTAATAGACTTAATTATTTAACTTCTTCAGTTTTTCCTTCCTTTAAAGGTGCAGATGTTGTTACACTATCCGCTGGGATTTGAGCAGTTGTTGAATCTGTAGCTGATACTGCAGATGAATCAACTTGAGCAGCTGTTGAATCTGTTGTTGTTTCTTTTGTAGATCCGTTTCCGCATGATGTTAATGCTAAAACTGATAAAATAACGAATACTTTTTTCATACTTGTTTTTTTTTTAATTTAGGTATTATATCTCGATTTCCTCGATTTGTTTCATCTGCAAAGTTCATTAGCAACGCTAATTGCTATAAGTGTTTCTGGTTTTATTGCATAGTTATAACCTAAGCTTTCCATATAACCAATAGCGGTCTTTACAATCATATTAGATTTGTGTTTCGGATTATTGTTATAATCTAAATCTATTTGATGTATGTTAATACCGCCTTCTATCCTAAGGTAACCCGCTATATCTATGGATCTTTGTAATTCACCCCAGAGTTTAGTCCACATATCCTTAACTTTAGGAACTGTTTCTTTTCTGTAAATAACATGTGCACCCCTTTTATCATACCTGAATACCACTGTTGTAACGTAATTGGTCTTAGTCGAATAGCTTTGGCTGTCACAACCGACGTGGATTTTAGTTTCAGGATATTTTTCCAAAATTATTTTCACGTAGCTTAAAAGGTCCACAGTCTCGTCTGTGCCTATTTTTTTAAAAATCCTCATTATGCTTTTCTGATAAACTCTTTGCTAAGAAAATTTCCATCAACAAAATAGATAGATTCGTCTAATGGTTTTTTAAGCAAAAAAGTGGCATCGCTAACTTGACCAATTAAAGAAAATTCTTCGTCCTCTTTAATAAAGATCGATCCTATAGCATTGGCTTTATAATCCCATTTAGAGAAAAACTTAGTTGCATTTCTTTCATAGTACTTTTGATAGTAATCTAAAAGTTCTTTACTAATGTTCTTAACTTTTCTAAAATCTCTATTAATCATAGTTTTTATTTAAATGTTATACAATAAAAAAGCCCCGGGTTTCCGAGGCTTTTAAGATATTATTAAAAATATTTCTTTTTAGTCCTTGTATTTGTAATAATTGTAAACTTCCTCTACATCATCTGCTGATGTTGTGATATGATCAACTGCCCATGGTTCAACCTCACTTCCTTGGCTAATCAATCCGATAAGCTGATTTGCTTGATCTGCTATTTTCTTTAGATTAGTTATTACCATGTATGGTTTAAAGTTCCCTGAATGTGCTGGTGCTTCTGCAGGAGCTGGTGTTTCTTCCATGTCCATTGTATCATCAGCTGGTTCTTCCTCCATGCCTAATTGATCAACTGCTGCTGCATCTGCTGGATCCATCTCCATATTATCAACCTCTGGTTGTTCTTGTACTTTGGCTTTAGCTTCTTTTTTATAAGCTTCCATTGGTTTTAAGTTCTGCATAGTAATTTTTTATATTTCTTACGCCTTATATATTCCTTCTGCTTATAAATTCCACCAAAAATCGGGCTATCTTTTGTATTTTTTTAAAATATTGTAAAGAAATGCACATTTTTCATATTCCTCCAGATCCTGGAAGAACTGAAGCATCTCCTCTACATTCTCTACCATACCTTCCATTACCATCACTCTATCTAAATTTATATCCTGAAGCTCCTCGTAAATGCTATTATAGGAAAGACTAAGACCTTTCTGAATTGCATCGTCTATTCTAGCCTCGTCCGTTATTTTTTTGATGTCATTATCTTCGTCCATATCTTATTTTTTTACAATACAAATATATGGATATTCCCCGCTAATAAAAAATGCAAACAAAAAACCCACCAGTAAGGTGGGTCTTTCGCCACGAGTTAAAACAATTTAGAATTTATTACCACAGGTTGGACAAAATTTCCAATCTTGCTTATTTCTGGTACCGCATTCTGTGCAGTATGATCTGATTTCCTTAGCTTCTATATTCTTCTGAGCGATTGGAAGGATTTGATACTCGACCACATTCGAAGGATATGAATTGAAATTACCTTGGCCATTTTGAAAATCTTGATCCGATTTAGGCCCATGCTCTACCCTTCCTGTTTCCATCGAGGTTGATCTTTTATTTGTAAGATCCAATGATCCACCTACTGAGGATGTATAAGTAGAAGAATTGGTATTGAAAACACTATTTGTAGTAATACTGGAAGATCCTGTAAGATTGTGGTTATAGAATGTTCCTGTATTAGACCATAGATTAGGAGTAGTGTATGTAATTGTACTACCCGAATAAATTGATGGGGAGTACTCATCATAAAAATCGATCTTTACTAAACCGTTATTCTCTATTGCTTCTTTAGCTTCCCTCGAATTGTTTACTTTATAGGTAGAG